CTGGGGTTTGATGAACCTTGTATGGCAATATATTACTCAAAAGATAAATCTTTTAGCTGGCATCATCATAAAGATCATACTAATAATGAACCTACACTAGATTCTGGTGAGTTTAATATATCAGCACCACTATGTCAACAAGCATTTAGATGGTTTAGAGAGAAGTATAAAGTAGATTCTATAATTCAGCCAACATATTCTACAAAATACCAATATAGAATGTTTCACATAGAAGGTAAAACAAAAGTTCAAATATATGGAGAGTATATGGGTAAAGAGTTTAAAACCTACGAAGAAGCAGAACTTGCTTGTCTTAAGAAACTAATAGAAATTGTAAAATAATGGGAGATGTAGAACAAGGAACCTGTAGTATATGCAGAGAACAAGAAGTTCCGGTAAGTAGAAAATACTACAGGTATGCTATTGATTGCGAATGTTGTAATGGTGTTGGTAATCATCACTTTGCCATCGTATGGTATTGTAAAAAATGCACACCAAAACCACCAGAAAGGATTCATGTAACAATTAAACCTTATGAAGAAAAAGACTAATGAAGATACTAATCTTAGTAGGAACATCTAGTAATGAGCATCATCCTCTAATGGATCAGGTTCAAAAAGAGACATGGGATGTAGCTTGTATGTTATTAATTAGAATTGGAATAAGCTTTAGCTTAGTAGGACTATTCACTAGAAAATAAAACAATGAAAACACTTAACTTTATATTAACTCTTGTAGGCTTTGGTCTATGGTTTTATGCTGGATACTGTATAGGTAAAGCTAATAACAAAAAAGATGAATAACTTTATATGTAGTGAGTGTGGTACCAAGTACAGCTCACCAGAATTAACACCTCCTCCAAGTATTAAATGGAGTGATGGTCATGTATGTACACCTAAACCTGTAGACAATGGAAAATGAGTTTAACCAAGAGGAGTGGAATCTTAAGATAAGAGAAGCTTCAGCAAAATGGTTTGAAGAAAACCCAGACTATAATCCTGGTCTTAACTATTATGACTCAGGAGAGATAATTATACCCGAAGATCCTGAGTATTACAGAGTACCAAGGGATATGTGGTTTGATTATCATGATGCTAAGTATAATACTAAAATGGATAGAAGATGAATAAAGAATTTATACCTTATGAACAAGCATTAGCTTTAAAAGAATTAGGATTTGATGAATCTTGTTTTGGATCTTATGATCCATTTGGATCTAAACAATTAAGTTATAGTGGAATTTACACTTATGGTAATTGTATAGCAGCACCACTATACCAACAAGCATTTAGATGGTTTAGAGAGAAGCATGATTTACAAGCTTCTAATATTATGTTTAGTAATGGTAAGTATGATACTGGAATTACTAGATATAAAGGAACTCAAAGTGTATGGGGAAATGGACCTATTTATGATACCTTTGAAGAAGCAGAACTTGCTTGTCTTATTAAACTAATTGAAATTGTTAAAATAAATAACAATGAGTTGGACTTATAAAGGAGCTGTCTTTATGGATCATATGATACCTGAAGGAGCTGTTGGATTTGTTTATGTTATGTCTGCTATTATTGGTGGTAAATCTGTAAGCTACATAGGTAAGAAGAATTTCTATGCTAACAGAAAAGTAAAGCTTGGTAAGAAAGCTTTACCCACTGATAAGAGAAAGAAAGGATATAAGCAAGTCCAAAAGTTAGACTATCAAAATTACTTCAGTAGCAATGAAGTTCTCAAGGCTGCAAAAGTAGTTGGTGTAGCCATTAAGAGAGAGATAATACAAATCTGTTTTAGCAAAACAGAATTAACTTATTATGAAACCAAGCTTCAATTTATGCATGGAGTATTGGAATCTGATATTTATCTCAATGGAAATATATTAGGAAGGTTTTATAAATTAAAATAATGGCTATATGTATTAATCCAGGAATGTTAATTAACCTTAGAGATAATAATGTGCTTGGTGTAAATATATTTTGGGAATCTAATTTACATATAAAGTCAGTAAAGTTAATTGGTACTAAACTTAAATTATATCAAGATGAATTATCTGATTTGGGTATAGATATATTGTTAACTAATAGATTACACCATAATTTTTTACAAGGATATATTAATATCTTTTTTAAAACTATGTCCTATAGAATAACTGTAGTGGATTTTAGTGAAACAAAAAATTTTGATTATCAAAGAGTAACAGAAGAATTTTATACAGGAATAATAAGAGCAATATAATGGAGACAATAAAATTAAATTATGAATCATTATTAAAAATGATTAAGTCAAATGATGCTGAAAATAAAACAGTGGCATTAGAAGCAATGAAGAATGCTAAGGTTAAGGAAAACTTTGTATGTCTTTCTCTGCTATTAAAGTTTGGAAACATATCACAAGATGAATTACACTACTTATCTGAGATTGGTAAAATTTATGATTTCAAATTCAGTAACATAACCTTTGGACTTATCTATGATAAGATGGAGAAACTTAGAGTACCTGTTGACCAAGTAGAGTTATTCATAAAAGAGTTTAATAAGTTTATTAAAAATAAATTAAAATATGGATATACTTTTATTAATGGTGTTGAAATTAGTTTAAGAGGATTTGAATGAACCACAAATTAACATCAGAAGAATTTTATAACATTCTTAATATGCTTAAGTCAGAAGATATTGAGAATAAAATTGTTGCATTAAATCTAATTGAGAATTTAAATGCAAAGAAGAATATAGTATATATTCTGTTATTCTATAAAAAGTATAATGATCTTAAACTCTGGATAAGCAATGCACCTAAGCAACTACAAATGATTAGGCAAAGGTGTATACAAACAGATGGAGATACAGATCAACAACTTAGTCTTTCCTTTAATAAAATATTTAGAATAGTTAGAACAACTAATTATCTAGATGAAGAAGATGTAAACATAATATTTGATATGTATGCTCTTGAACTTAGTAAGATTGCAGGAAGACTGCTAAACAAATCAACTAAAATTATATTAACAATAGAAACAAATGAGTAATAAAGTAGAGCAGCTAGCCAAAGCTAGTAAAGACTTAATGCTTAGTGAGCCATTCTATGGAATGTTTCTCATTATGTTAAATAAAAGATGGGATGACAATATCCCTACTGCAGGTGTATGCTTAAATGGAATCAACTATCAGCTACTTATTAGTGAAAAGTATTGGTCTACACTAAGTGAAAGTCACCATATAGGATTACTCAAGCATGAGTTACTTCATATAGGCTTCTTTCATTTAACAGACTATGCAAGTTTAACAGATAGAGACGTAGCTAATATAGCAATGGACCTAGAGATTAATCAGTATATAGCCAGTCATCTTCTCCCACCTGGAGGAATGGTGCTTTCTATGTTCCCTGAATTAAATTTAGAACCAAAGAAAGGCACACATTATTACTATGAAAAACTCCAACAAGGAAAGAAAGATGGTAATTGTCCTAACCTAAACAAGATGCTTGAAGGTATGGGTCAAGGACAAATGACTATTAGTATTGATGTAAAAGGTAAATCATCAAATGCACAGATGCCTGACCATAGTACATGGAAAGATATGGAAAACTTGTCTGAAGCTGAGCAAAAGCTGATACAAAAACAAGTGGAACATATTCTTAAAGAGGTAGCAGAACAAGCACAGAAAGCTTGTGGTAATGTACCTGGAGAGTTTAGTGAAATATTAGATAGGATAAATCATAGAGAGGCACCCAAGTTTGATTGGCGTGGTTATCTAAGAAGGTTTACTGGAGGTTCTACCAAAATCTTTACAAAGAAAACCAGAAGGAAGTATAATAAAAGGTATGATGAGAATCCAGGTTTGAAGATTAAACCTAAGAGACACATACTTGTTGCTATAGATACATCAGGATCTGTTAGCTCAAATGAATTAAAAGAGTTCTTGGGTGAGATGCACCATATTCAAAAAACAGGAACTGAGATTACAGTAGTTCAGGCTGACACTGCAATAAGCCATATAGAAAAATTTAACCATAGAAAAGAATTTCAAGTCTTTGGTAGAGGTGGGACAACTTTCCAACCTGTAGTTGATTATTATAATGCAAACCTACACAAGTATACGTGTATGTTTTATTTTACTGATGGCGAAGCATCTGCTCCTACAAAAGCAAAAGGTAGAATGCTGTGGGTATTAAGTAGTAAATCAAATATTAACCCTGACCTGATAGGTCCACAAATTAAATTAAACTAAATTTTAAACACACAAAACACATGGCAGCAAATACAAGAGTAAAGTTAAATTCAGAAGAGCTTAAGGATTATTTAAGACACATGATTACGAATAACATAGTTATTCAAGAGAGAGGTATCACTCCTATCTCATCAAATATTGAAGGAGAAGCTGGGATTAATTCAAAATAATTTGTATATTGCAAACATGAAAAAATTATTCAAAGAATGTTTGCATAAAAATCTAAGTAATAAGTCAGGTATATACATTATAAAATGTAATGAACACACTTATATAGGTAGTAGTTGTAATCTATACTATAGATTAAAAAGACACGTGAGTGATCTTAATAATTTAAAACATAGTAATAAATTTTTACAAAACTTATATAATAAATATGGTTCAGACATTATAATATTTGATATAATTGAATATTGTAATATTGAAACTCTAATAATTAGAGAAACATATTATATAAAAACTATGTCACCTGATATTAATCATGATTTAAATCCTGTAAAAAGAACTTTTAAAAAAGAATCTATAGAAAAGATTTCTAAAAGTTTAAAACAGTTATATAAATTAGGATTAAAAAACCCTTTTTCTAAAGAAGTACATAGATATAAACCCGATGGAAAATACATTGATTCACATGAATCATGCTGTGCTGCAGGTAGAAAATTAAATCTTAATGGATCTAAAATTTCTAAAGCAGCATCAGGTAAAGGAAGTTCATCTGGTGGGTATTTATGGTCTTATGAGAAAGTTGATAAACTAATAAAAAACATAAATCAATCTAAAAGAGTAAGATCTTTAGATATAAATAATAATGTGATTCACACATGGTTATCTATAAATGATTTATGTAAAGATTTAAAAATTAGTCATTCAGCTACATCATTACGAATTAAAAAAGGTAATTATTACAACGGTTTAAAATACAAATTTATCTAGTTCCAGGATAAAATTGGGTGAATTGCTGGAAACTCCTTAGAGTCTTATTAGCTACAACATAACTAGAAATGGTAAGTGTGAATGCAGAAAATAGTAAGAATTGGACAATCAGCAGCCAAGCATAAATCTAAAAGGTTTGTGAAGGTTCAACGACTAGGTATTGAAACTAAGTTCCTCAACGGATTATCTCCAACTGAGTTCTGCTTAGAATATAAAATACCCAAGAGTGCCCGACAATTAAGTTTGAAAGACAACTTAATTGAAGATATAGTCTGAACTATAGTGAAAGCTATAGAAGTAAAGATAAAGAGCTTTACGATAACATAATTGAGGTAAGACTTCAACTATTGTGCAACTAGCTAAAGAACTTGATATGAATTTTATCAGGCTTAACTTAGCTGAGATAGAAGAGCTAGGGGATTTGGTAGGATTTCCATTGAGACAATTTGAGATGTGTAAAGAAGGAAAAATGGTAGCTCAGACTATCCAAGTTCCTGAAACAAGAATGGTTCCTGTTATGGTTAAACAAACTATAACTGAAAACAGACAAGTTCAGAAACAAGTAATGGGTGGTGATGGAAAACTTATGATGAGAACTGTTACTGTTCCTGTGAGCGTAGAGGTTGAAGTAGAGGAGATGCAAGAACAAACTATTATGGTAGATAGAAATATCCAAGCCAATGATGGTGCTTGTATTTGGGTTGATGAGCATGCAGTAAATGAGTATGCTAAACAAAACTTTAGCTTTACAGGTAAGAAAAGAATGTCTTATTGTCCTCCAGAATGGATTACTGGTTTAGATAACAGACCAGGTATCCTTTGCCTAGATGATTATACTAGGGCAGACCAAAGATTTATTCAGGCCTGTATGACTCTTATTGAGACACAAACTTATATGTCTTGGGAACTTCCTAAAGGTTGGACTATTATTCTAACTACTAATCCTGATGATGGAGAGTATCTTGTTACACCAATGGATGATGCTCAGAAGACTAGGTTTGTAACTATTGACCTTAAGTTTGATGTTAATTGCTGGGCTAAGTGGGCTGAGCAAGCAGGAATAGATGGCAGGTGTGTTAATTTCTTATTGTTACATCCTGAGTTGGTACAAGGAACTTGTAATGCAAGGTCTATTGTTACCTTCTTCAATGCTATTTATTCTATAGAAGACTTTAGTTCTCAGCTACCACTAATCCAAATGATTGGTGAAGGTTCAGTAGGACCAGAGTTCAGCTATATGTTTACCACATTTATCAATAACAAACTTGATAAGTTGGTAACTCCAAAAGATATTTTGCTTCATGACAATGAGCCTTATATCATAGGTGAATTAAGAAATTGTATTGGTAGAGGTGCAGATTATAGAGCTGATATTGCTAGTGTTTTAACTACTAGGTTAATCAACTTTACTATTAACTATTCCAATACTAATTCTATTACTCAAAAGGTAATTGATAGATTAATTAAACTATCCACAGATGAGGAGACTTTAACTGATGATCTCAAATATGTTTTGATTAAGAAAGTTCTTAATGGTAACAAAACTAAGTTTAACAAGCTTATGACTAATGGTGATGTCATGAGAATAGCAATGAAGTAATATGATTGAAACAACAAATCAAGTGGGGTCAGCAGTAGCTGATCCCACTATTCTTACAGAAGAGACATATAATACATTAGTAAAAATAACAAAGAGTAATGACCCTGAAAATATTAAATTAGTTCAGGTTATACTTACTCAACTTAATATAGAGAAATCTATATGGTGGATATATCAATTAGCAAAGAATACTTATGCTAATAATTTAGTAAACCTTAGAACCAAAGCAGGTAGGAAGTTTAGAGATGATGCTAACTTATTTATGTTAGCAGGATCATCAGAACATAGTTTTGCTTATTGGTGTAATAAAAAAGGATGGCTTACTCCTGAAATATTTATGAAGTGTAAAAAATATATAATTGCTAAACTTAAAAGTAATGCAAGTGTAGATCCATTTTATACAGTACACATAGAGTTAAGTGAAGAGTTTAAAAGATTAGACCCAAGTGATGTAGTACAAAAATTAAAATAGTATGAAAAATATTAAAAAGTTTATTAATGTAGATAAGTTTGATACTGCTTCTGGGTTTGAATATAGTGAAGTTTATTATTTAAACATCAGAGGTAGAGATAAAGTAGATGACTTACTAAACAAATATAAGTATACACCTGCTAAGGGAGATAGATTATTCTTTCTACCTGGATGTACTGTTCCTAGATTTAAACTCACAGCTTATTGTGGTAAGCATGAAGTTGCTGTAAGTAAAACAATTGAAAAAGCCAATGTAAAGTTCTATGGTGAAAAAGCAATTGATAATTTATTTACAAGGACTTCTAATTATAGCTGGGACAAACAATTATTTATTGCATTCTTAAGACAGCATTTTTTACATTATCAAAGTACATTAGACCTTATACTTACTCTTAATAATTGTGAAGGTGAACATGTATATTATAATTGGTCTGCTCAACGTAATATGAATAAAGTAGTAGATGATGATAAGCATCCTGAAGATATTGAGTGGGATTCTAGATATTCTCATAAACTTATAGATTATGATGCAGCTCTACTACTTCAAGATGCAATAGATGACCCAAACTTTTATAGCCAAAATGAAATCTTAAAAGATATTAATGGTGGTAATGTTATGGATGGTAATATGCACCATAATATTAAAAGGTTATTCAACTCTTCTGATGACAAAGATCATAAAGTTGCTATGGAATGTATGGCAAATTGTGATTATGAAAAAAGTTGTGTATATTTGTTGCTCCTATTCAAAGAGTTTGGTGGTAAGATTTATGATCACTCTGCCAGAAATCAAGTTAACTTCAAAGCTTTAATCAAGTTTTTTGATATAAGCACTCACCGTATTAGAGGATTTTCATTAGATAACATAATGAATACTTTAATTCAGAAGAAGCTTTTAAACAAATCCAATCTTGATACTCTAATGCCTTTAGCAATAGAAGATTGTTATACTCCAAGTCATGACCATTTTAAAGTTACTGGTGTAGAACCAACTCAAACAGTACTCGAAGCAACAGAAGAAAGCATTCTTAATAAGGACTGTGATACAGAAATTATTAGTGATTATCATGACCAAATCAAACCTCACTTGGATTAATTATTAAATGTAATTATATGTCTATACCAATTGAAGAACAGAATAAACTTATAGAACAGTTTTATTTCAAAAGACTTTACTTAAGTTATTCTGCATTGAATAAATTTCTTTATTCTCCTACTACATATTATAATCAATATGTATTACAACTATGGGAGGAAAGAACAGATAGCTATCTTATAGATGGCAAAGTGATCCATTGTCTTTTATTAGATAATGGATCATTTGATCAGCAGTTTAAATTATTACCAGGCAATCTCCCCACAGGTAATACTAGAACTGTTGTAGATAAAGTGTATGCAAAGTATATAAGAGAAGATTCTAAAACAAGAGAAGTTAAAACTCTTGCCTCTATGGAAACTGACATTATAGAAGTATTAAAGGAGATAGGATTACATCAAGCTCTCAAAACTGACAAACAAAGAATTGAGAAGATTGTAAGTACTGAAACAGAAAGCTATTGGACTTTCCTAGAAACAAAGGGTAATAGAGATCTTATTGACCAAGAAACTTATGATAGATGCAATGAGTCTGTTCAAATTTTAAAAGCTAATCCAACAGTATATAACTTATTGGGATTAGGTTTAACAGAATTTGATGAGGGTTATGAAGTTTATAATGAGCTATTGGTTAGTGTAGATACTACATTTAACTTTGGTATTAAAGGTATTATTGATAATATTAAAATAGACTATTTCAAAAAGACTATTTTTATCAATGACCTTAAGACCACGGGTAAAACTATTACTGAGTTTCAAGACACAATACAGTTTTATAATTACTGGATGCAAGCTGCAATATATACCAGACTAGTGTTTGGTCAATGGTTTCAGCAGTTGACTCCTGATTGGAAGGTTCAATTTACATTTATTGTAATTGATAAGTATAATCAGGTATATCCATTTGAAGTATCAGAAGCAACCATGTTATCATGGCAGGAGAAATTAGAAGGCAAACTACAGGAATTTGATTGGCACTATACCAATAAAGATTATTCACTACCTTATGCATTTCTAACAGGTCAAATTATATTATAATTATGAAAATTAAATCTTTATACAAGGAGTATTTCCAAAAGAGTAGGGTGTTTCTATACCCAGCTCTTGATATTAAAAGAGGAGTTAGTGTGACTCCAATGGAAACTTATATGTCTTGGGAGGGTAACTATGCTCTTTCAGATGCTAAGTTGTGTTGCTTATATCATTTAAGAGATGATGATGAATTTAATGTCTTTGAGAAGCATAAACTATTGGGCAATAAATTGTTCCATGACTTTAAGCAAGTAGAAGATAAAAAAGGAGTTTATATATTTGACTTCAGTTCCTTATCTGAAGATTGGAATGCTGTAGTAAATGGCAAGTATTCCAAACTCTCAAATGATTATAAGAAAAAGATAAGAAACTATATAGGATTAAGCAGTCCTAATCTTCCTTATATAGATTCATTCCTCTATCCACTTAGGTATATTCCGTTATATGCTGAGATGATGGATGTAAGTGAATCCTTATTATTGGAGGTAGGAGAATTATGTTCCCTGCCAGATTTTGATTTAGAGACACTTAAAATTTCTATATTAAATCTAGAATTAAAAGAAAATGTTTAATTTAGCATCAAATTTAAAACTCAATTTATGTCAGTAAAACCAACAATGTTGCTTGTCACTAGCCTGTGGCAAGAAAAGAAATCTTTTAGGTTAATGCCTATTAGTGTTGAATGTCCTTTCTCAGAAGGTATTTATGATCCTGATTCTAAAGTACTTGTTGTTATGTCAATAACTACTAAAGAATCTGTACACATGCTTCCTAAGTTAGATGATAATGGAGACCCTACAAAAGCCAAAGGTCCAAGACAAAATGGTAAACTATATAGAGAACACAGAGTTACTCTAGATACTTACAATGAACATTACATCATGGAAAAAGAAGAGATAGAAAACTTCATTAACATGTTTGCTGTCAATGCTAAAGACTTTAACTATGGTACTTTTATGTCAGGTATTGTTACTCCTGATGTATCTAATATCCAAATTGTAAGTAAATAAATAAACTAGTATCTAGCAGGACAACGGTATGTTGTGTGTGTTCATACTAGTCCTGCTAGTATATTAGTATTAACATGGGGGAACAGCTTAACTGAACAAGACATATGGAAAGAAACCCAACTAATTGGGTCATGGACTACGAGACCATGATTAATTGCACAGTAGCGTGCTTTGAGGATTATAAAACAGAGGAAACCAAAACCTTTATAATCCATGAATTACAAAATGATTTTCTAGAACTATATCAGTTTCTTGAAGAAAATAAGAAGTACAAAGAAAGACACATTAGCTTTAATGGATTAGGATTTGATAGCCAAATAACTGAATTTATTCTTAGGAATAAAGGTATGTTTAATTGGATGTCAGCTCCTGAGATTTGTACTGCTATCTATTTAAAAGCCCAAGAAATTATTAGTAAGCAAGATACTGGAGAGTTCAATGAGTTTAGTGAAAAGGATTTGTCTATACAACAGATAGATGTTTTTAAACTAAATCATTGGGATAACCCAGCTAAAAGATCTTCTCTTAAGTGGATTCAGTATAGTATGGATTGGGATAATATCCAAGAAATGCCTATACACCATGACACTATTATTAATACTAGAGAACAGTTAGACTTAATTGTTGGCTATTGTAGAAATGATGTGAAGTCCACCAAGAGAATAATGGAGTTGAGTAAAGACCAAATTAATCTTAGAGCCCAACTTACTAAAGATTATGGAATCAATCTTTATAATGCTTCTGAGCCTAGAATATCTAAGGAATTGTTTCTTCATTTCCTATCTGAAAAGACAGGTATGAAAAAGTATGACCTTAGACAAGGTAGAACAAAGAGATCTAATATGTCTATTAGAGATATTATATTGCCTTATGTTAATTTCAAGACCCCAATATTTCAGGACTTACTTGATAACTTTAAACAAGTAGTAGTAGACCCTAACAATACTAAGGGTGGGTTTAAGTATTCAATTAAATATAAAGGAGTAAAAACTGACTTTGGTTTAGGTGGTGTACATGGTGCTAGAGACAGTGGTATCTATGAGTCAACTGAGGATATGATTATTATGACTTCAGATGTTACAAGCTTCTATCCAAATTTAGCAATCAGAAATAAGTGGGCCCCTGCTCATCTTCCTCAAAAGGAATTTATAGATCAGTATGAGTGGTTCTTTGATGAAAGAAAAGTTATACCTAAGAAGGATCCACGTAATTATGTGTATAAGATTATTCTAAATAGTACTTATGGTCTAAGCAATGACAAGAATGCATTCCTGTATGACCCAGAGTTTACTATGAAGATTACTATGAATGGCCAACTTACACTAATGATGCTCTATGAAATGCTTGCTGAGGGGATACCAAATTGTGTACCTCTAATGCAGAATACAGATGGTGTAGAAATGATTATACCTAAAGAGTATAAGGAAAAGTATCTATCTATTTGTGCTGAGTGGGAGAAGATAACTAATCTCCAACTTGAACATGACGAGTATAGCAAGATGATATTGGCAGATGTCAATAATTATATTGCTGTTAACAAAGCAGGTAAGTACAAATGTAAAGGTAGGTTTGAGTTTGAAGACCTTGCTCTACATAAGAACAAGAGTTTCTTAATAGTACCCAAAGCAATATTCAATTATTTTGTTAATGATATTCCACCTGAAAGATTTCTAATGGAGAACAAAAATATATTTGATTATTGTGGAGGAGTAAAGATTAAAGGAGATTGGAAGTTTATGCAAACATGTGTTGTAGATGGCCATATTGTTCATGAACCTTTACAAAAAACTATTAGATATTATGTATCTGAAAAGGGTTGCAAAATTATTAAAGTAAATAAAACTGACAGAAGAGAGATTCAACTTGAGTCAGGTAAATGGTTAGTTACTGATTTTAGTAAGTCAGTACAGTTACCATGGGAAGAGTATGGGATAGATGAATCTTATTATCTAGACAAGATATATAGAGAGATTTATAACATAGTTCCTAAAGTATCAAATCAATTAACACTATTTTAAAAACATAATGGAAATGGCAAAAAGACCAATCTTAACAACACAAGAGTATTTAATTAATGCTGCACTTCCAGAGGCTACAGATACCTATACTGTAATTCCTCATGGAACTATTATTGACACAACAAGAACTGCCCTTAAAGCAAAGGGCTTAGAGATAGAGCGTGAGCTTTATCGTTGCAATGAAGGTGCACAAATTGCATCTGGTATATATCATATTAAACATGGTAATGACCCTGATATGGGTATGTTATTTGCGTGGACTAATTCATATGATAAGTCTACAAAGTTTAAGTGCACTATGGGTGGATATGTACATGAATCTTTATCTACAGTAGTTGGAGGTAATATGGGTTCTTGGGGTAGAAAACACACAGGTAATGCAGATAACCTTGCACTAAATCAAATTGATGACCAAATTACAAATGCAGATACTTATTTTGCTCAGCTAATTGCAGAGAAAGATATTATGAAAACTATCTCTATTACAGAACAAAATAGAGCAGAACTAATGGGTAGAATTTATTTTATCCATGAGCTTTTGACTGGTGAGCAATTGTCTTTGGTTAAACAACAATTTGAAAATCCATCCTTTACTTATTCAGGCGTAGATAACTCTCTATGGAAAATGTATAACAACATTATCTTTGCTCTACAGAAGGCACATCCAAGAACTTGGTTAGACCAACAAAGGATGATTCATTGGTTCCTTATGCAGAATACTACATCAGGACAAACAGTAAGTCCAAGTGTAGTCACACAGGATAGCATTGTCACTGAAAGTAATCCTCAAGTAAGTCCAAATCAATTATCATTACTAGACCAAATTGAGGAAATGCAATCTCAAGAAGCTTATTCTGTAAATGAAATTGAAACTGTACTAGGTCATCAAGTAATTAGCCAAGTATATTCTGGTTCTGATTTTGATATTGATAGCAATATTCAAGCAGATGAAGAAGCAGATATGATGAAGGTTGAGGAAGTTGAAGTAGAGAGAGAAGAAGAAACAACACCAATGCCAGCAGAAGGTATTGATGATTGGGCTAATGATACTTGGCCTTGCCTAGGTTGTAATGAAACTCAAGCACCTACAGCAATGTTCTTTGATGGTCAATTATGTCAATCTTGTTATACCAAACAGAATGGATAAATCAACAGTATGTCCACATTGTGGATTTGAAATCAGTCAGTATCAGGGATTAACTCTCCCTGATACTACTCCTGAAGAAGGAGACATTACTATATGTGGAGAATGTAAAGATTGGAGCATATATATTGATGGTAAACTAGAAGTACCTAGTGATGCTGTTAAAACAGAAATGCCAAAAGAGTTCCGTGAAGATTTAGAAATTATAATTAAAAATCTAAAAAAGAAAAATGGATAGAGAAAATTTTAATAAAATTGTAGAAGCTAGATGTGAATCAATTAAAACTACTCTAGTTAAAAAGAGTGAAGAATACTCTACAGTTAATAATGTATTTCATAATTTTGATGACTCAGTAGGAATAGCATTTGCAAAATCTCCAGAGATGGTGGCCTGGGAATATATGACCAAGCATCTACAATCTATTAGAGACTTAGTAGAACAAACTCAACACGGCTATGCAGGTTTTCCTAAAGAAGAAATGATAAATGAAAAGATTGGTGATGCAGTCAATTATCTAATATTAATTGAAGGCATGTTTAAACAAAGAATAAAAGAATATAATAATAGAGGAATAAATAATTATCCTTTTTAAAATTGTGTGTGTGTTATAAGGGGAAGGGCTTCGTGCTCTTCCCCTTTTTTTTTTCAATTTCCCTTTTTAGTTGAAATAGTATTGGCTTTACTAAAGTTGGTAAGCATTTGAGCAGGGTCAGTATTAGAACCATTAAGTCCAAATGATTTACCAAAATGATTCCATACCTTATCACTGCCTTGTTGTTGCCAATCATAATTACCAACTCTTCTAGCATACTCAGCACGCTTATCTCCTGTCATAGAAAAATATATATCTGTTAATATATTCTGATAAGTATCTGTAGTAGGACCAAATGCTATTGACTTAAGATCAACAACAGAAGATATATCATCTAAGCCCCAACCAATCAAAGGAATAAATTGATCATTCTCAGATTTTACTTGAAGCAATTGATTTAATATATGTAAGTTTATAAAACCTCCAAAATCAAATTCACCTGCTTCAGATGAAGTGAAAGGTATAGGAAGAGGTCCACTCATTTGTCTAAGCTTTTCATATCTATCTTCATCATCATCATCCCAACCAAACATAGAACTTGCAAGCCACATTAATATCATTAAGCTTATAACTTCCATAGATGTTTTAATTATAGCTTTTCTATCCTGAGTAGTTAAGTCTGCAAAGTTGGCTGTCTTAAAAAATTTAAGTATACCTTGCACAGCAGTTAAATAATAACCCTGGTCAATCTCTCCATAGCCAATGTTCCATCTTTTTTTACCATACCTATTCATAAGCATAGTAGTAAAATATCTTTTTAACCAAGTAACCATTCTACCTAAAAGGTATCTTTGCATCTCAGGTTGGTCAAGTTTTGAATAAGCACCATTTTGTTTATTCATAACTACATGTATCCTACTTTTAAAGTCTTTAAACTTTTGACCAACTAACATCTCTCCCTGTTCATTATAAGTAATGCCCCACTCAGGATCAACACCTTCTTTAAGTTGAATCTTTCCATCTCTTAGTTCCCATGCATCCATATAGTTAATGGTTTTATTACCCATAGGAATTTTCTTAGTATACATCATTGCAGCAAAAGTCTGCATAGTTGCTTGTACCTCAGTCCATGCACGGAAGTTTGTTAACCATGACATAGATGCTGCATCTTTTAATAGAGTCCTAGTTGTAGCTTCACCAAACTTCTTACGGAATCTGTCTTGACTTGGATCAAATATCTCAGCAAGCTGATGCTGTAATCCTCTATCTCCTTTAGTATATGCATCACCAAAGGTTAATGCTCCCATATATTTAGTTGCCCATCCTTCACCCTTTATAAGATTAGGAGGAGTTATATCTGTACCAGCTGTTGATGTTATAAAAGCTTGGAACTTTGCACCCATTGCATTTTTAATAGCTGAAGGTATATTTAATGCAAAGAAAGAATGAGCAGCTCTTTTGAATAAAAAGTTTTGTGCTATTTGTAATTTTGCATTATCCTTTCCAAAACCTGTTGTAGTCTGACCTCTAAATTCTCTTTCATAAAAATTATTAAATGTATCTCTTCTAACATATTTACCTTTCTTATTTAAATATGTTATTTCACCTGTGTTAATAAAATTACTTCTAACAATTTTATCAGGTTCTTTAAGATTGGTAGGGTCATTAAGAATATTTTTTAAACCCTGAGCAATAGGATTCATCTTAACTAATTGCTTATGATGTTCAGCACCATATAAATATCTAAACATAGAATCTATAATATTTGTACTTACATCATCTACATCTAAGTTATAAAGACCTGATATAGGAATGTTTTCAATTTGATCTCCATATGCATCTGCTCTTACAAGCATATTATTTTCATCCCAATTCCATTGAGATTCACTTTCTTTACTAGTTCTTAATGTACGTATATACTCTTTAAGTCTTTCATATAACCACATGATTGGATTATATGTAGGCTTTTTAGTTTTAACTTTTTCTTGAGTACCTACTTTTTCTTTTCTAGTTTGATAGCTTTCTAATGAAGATTTTTCAAACCTTGGAAAATCTAAATAAAGTTTACCTTGTTTACCTAAACCTTCTTGATTCTTAATATGAACTTCTTTTAGTTTTTCTAATAGCTTAAACATCTTAGCATCTTGAGAATTTTTATTTGTCTCATATGCTGTTTTTAATCTATGATATTCTTCATTCCTATATGGATTGTTTGGTACATTCTTAGGAAGAAACTCTCCTTTGTTATCTATGTGAAGACCAACAATCTTTTTTACTGCACCTTTAGTTCCATCCTCATTAACAATGCTAGCATCATATCCAGTTCTATATTCTTTTTTTACTGACCTAGAATAATACTTAAGCTTAGGTAAACCTTTTATTATTTCCTTTGTACCATCTAACTTTGTTATAGTAGTTGTTTCATAATACTTAGTATCATTAGGAACAATGTTATTCCAAACATATAGTCTCTCAAATGTATCTACCTTTTGCTTAGCTGCTTCACTATATGCACTTTTAGATATATGATTATTTAAAAACCATTCTTGAAATTCAGGACTTTTCTCAGCCATCATATTAAGAAAGTCTTCATCATATATAGAGTTTATATTGTCAATAGTAAAGTAATTGTGTCCAAGTATACTATATATATTATCATCAGCTACTTTAGATAACCAATAATTAGCAGCATCAAGATAATATTCTGTAGGGTCTTTTCTTTGAAGCTCATTTAGTTCTGCAAAATAAGTTCCTAAGTCTGCTTTTTCCTCAGCATTTAAACCTGAATTATCTTTCCTATTAAGTAATTCAAAATAGTATTTAAGTTCAGATTTTGAAAGAGCAGTCTTTTGTTTTTTTTGTGTAAGGTCAGTGAAGTCATTAAACTCTTCTACTGTAAGTCCAGTAAATCCTGCATACTCTTCCTTTGCTTTTTCAATTTCTTCTTGAGCTTTTTTTATTGTACCTATTCTTCCTTTAGGAATCTTATTACCAACAGGTTGTCCATCATCATCTCTATAGCCACTGGTTATGTCAATGATTGTTGTCCATTGTTTTGAAAAATCTAATTTACTTTGAGGTAGCTTAGATAGGATAGCTTGAATATTATTTATTATTTGTTTTCTTTTTTCATAAAAGGTTGGCTTTATAACTACTCTTATGTTATCATTAAGCCACATTAGTCTTTCCTTTTCATAAGCTCTTTTAAACTCTGGAGTATTAGGAGATAGTTTTAAATCAATAAGCTTTTGAAATATGACTTGTTCTTTATTTATTAAAGCATTTTGAAATACTTCAGGACGTGGTTTATATTGATAGAATTTTTTTGAAGCTTTTTTATATTCTTGTATTCTTTCTGCTATAGCAAGATCATCTCCCTCTTTTTTTGAACCATCAGGATAATACAAAGAAGCAAGAAGCTTATACTCATTCCACAACACGCTCATTTCATCAGTAACTTTCTCCACATCATATTCTCCAGTTGGACTATTGATAAGTCTCATCCTATTGAATATATCATTTCTTGCTTTAGCTGCTAATAAACCTGCCTTATCTTTTTCAAATAAAGATTGTGTTTCATAATACTCATCAGTATACTCTTGATGAAAATAATTACGTAGAAGGGTTTTCTTTTTATCAAGAAGAACAATTAGTTTTTCTCTATCCTCTTCAGAATTAAATTTATTGAATTGAGTTTGAGCAGCATTAATATCATGGTCTAATTTATCTATATCATATCTATAATCTTTCCACTCATTAAGTAAAGTCCACACCTCTTTAATTCCAAACTCACCTTTTTGATTAGTAAAACCCATCTTATCTACAAATCCAAGTTGTCTACCTAAACCACCAATATTTGTAAACTTAATGCCAGCATCTTTAATTAAAGGATCAAGTTGACTGATAACATCATTTATTCTAGACTGAGCCCTTGCCTCCATCTCAGTAATATTATCTTTATAGAATTTAGCAAAGCCTCCTATAATTGGATCTGTATTATATAAGTATCCTTCAAAATATGAATTAGCATAATGTGCATCTTTGCCTTCTCCTTTTAATGCTCTCTCTACTTTATCTTTAGTAACATAAAATCCATTGAAACTTGCATTGTATGCATTTTGATAAAAGACTTCTTCATCAGAAGATAAATCTTCTCCTATGTTTTTACGAGCACGTAAAGCTTGATACTTTGTATACTGTGCTTCAGGCATACCATAGAACTCTATATAAGATTTGTCTATAGCAGATTGACTAGCACCACGTTTCTTAAATGATTTGATTTGTTCTTCAAATAATTCAGCGGCTCTCTCATTCATATCCTTCCACTGGTTATAAATAATATCAGTTAGCCCTGTTCTATTAATCTCATTTATGCTATCCTCTGAACGCTCAATAGATGTCTCAATTCTATTTAGTAAAGCTACTAAAGGTGATGTTGAAGCTGACTCAGCCTTACCTAATAACTGCTTACTCTCAGCAACATACTTTTTCCAATAGCCTAGAATATGACCATAATAAAAAGCCTTATGTACATTGTCTTTATTCTCTGGGTCTTTCTTGAGTTCTTTTAAATGTTTATCAAGTCTCTCCATCATATACTCAAGACGTATGATACTATTTATTACAGCTGTAATTTCATCCTGTACTTGATCTATATCACCCTCTAGTTCAGCCATTTTTTTATCAAGTGTCTGAGCATACTTGTTTAGATTAGAAGTTATCTCTTGTAAGTCACCTCTACTAAATTCATCAGCAAGTACTGCAGCCATTCCCTCATAGTTCTTATTTTTTCTTAAGAGTTCTATTTGTTTAGGAGCACCCTCATACATTCTTCTTGCTAGTGTAGTAATAATATTATAATGACCTGCATTAATAATATTTGTAAACTCTTCAAGGTATTTACTTATATCTTGATTGTAAGCTACTAAATCTTCTTGATTAACATCTTCAGTATTAATAGTTATTTTACCACCTGTTTCTAATGTTTGTGCTAAATCATTAAGTGTAGTATTAACATCAAGTTTAGATATTTTAATCCCTTGGCCAAATACTTTTCTTAATGCTTGTTTAAATGCATATAGAATATTATCTATTATTTTCTTAAAGCCCGTGGACGGTACTATATTTTGTTGTTCTAAATTATATGCTTTAGTAAGAGCCTTAACTAAAACCTCTTCAGCTACAAGATTTTGATATTTAATTTCTTGTTCAAATCTTTCTTGGTCATCAGCTATGTTTTCTAATCCTCTTTTTAAATCCTCATATTCAGAATAAGCTTCAGTTAATAAACCTGGTTCAACTGCAATAGCATCTGAATATAGTTTCTTAAATAAAGCAGGATTAGTTTTTTGTATACTCCTTATTAATGGGTGACTAAACTCATGTAATACTGATTTGGTATTTATTTTGCCTTCAATAAAGTACACTTTATCTCCATAGAAAAATGCAGGGGCCTTACCTATTACATAAGGATTTCTTGAATTCTTAGTTAGTTCAACAGCTTGTTCTGAAGTGATAACAAGATAATCAATACCCAAAGCTTTAGACATCTTGTTTGCTATCTCAACAGCCCTACTTTGTTGTGAGCCTGAAATACTAAATGCATCAGGAGACAAATCCATATTAAGAATATCTAATCCACTTGCTGTATCAGGATCTTGAAAACTAAAGTCAAAAGTTTTTGCTTTAATTTCTGCTGATTGTGTATCTCTTCTTAATTCTTCTTGCTCAGCAGATTTAGGAGCTAACCTAAAATTTAATTTAGCAATGACTTGTTCAGGTGTACCAATCTCTCTATTGTTAAGTTCAGCTTCCATGAATTCTCTCATTGCTTCTACCTTACCAAGACCTGGTGTATTAACAAGTGCTTCCCATTTTTCTTTAATAATAGGGTCACTTAAATTAGGACATGTATACATTTATAATTTTATTATTATCTAAAACAATTGTTAAGAGCCTCTTGCACAGAATCATCATCTAATATGATTGTGTCATTTAATTGATTACCAAAGATAGCAAATTCTTTATTATTAACTTCATATTCTGCTACTTCAGCAGCACTCATATTATCTGGAAAAGTAAAGTATCTAAATCCTTTATTAGTAAATTTATATTTATCTTTTACAAAAGGTTGAAAATAAATAAGATCATTAAGGTCTTTTGCTCTACCCATATTTACTTTAGCTTCAAAGATTTGCTTCCAATCTTTCCAATAGTTATCAAATATCTCTGGGTATCTACCTTCCTTAGTTCTTAAAAAGAAATCAAGTATATATCTTTTAGGTTGTATTGTACCATCTTCTAAAGTCTCCATCTCTGTAGGGTGCTCTATATAACCTGAAATAGTTACTGACTCAGCATTCTTATGATCCTTACCTATAAAAGTAGATTCTAAAGTCCAAGTTGGATACATATTTTTTATATTCTGATACCAACTTTGTTGTTCTAGAAAAGGAATAATTTCTTTAGTAAATTGTTTTTGTTTACGCTTACGCATTAACTCAAGACCTCTAGTTTCTAGCCAACGTAAAAACTTTGGAGCATTAGCTTCTGAGTTAAACTGATTAAGAGTTATGACTCCATCAATATCATGAAGATCTTCACTAACTGCTCTAATCAATCTTCCATATTTTCTAATTACTTGTGATCCACTTAATTTATAATCTACAAAAGGATTATTAAATAAAGATTGAATTACTTCATTAGCAAATGGGTCTTGGTCTAAAGTTTTTTGATAAAACTTTTGTTCTAGATCTTCTCCTTTTAAATTTTTAAATACTCCAGGTTCTACCTCTTTATAGCTTCTAATAAATTTACTATATTCTCCTTTATATACATCATCAACAATATCAAGTATAAGGTCTTTTAATTCCTCTTCCTTCATATTTGTATTAATAGCAGAACCAAATATTTTTTCATTTACCCAATTCCAAATTCTATTAAATATATTTTTTGCAAAGTCTTGTTCATATTTATTTTTAAAGCCAAGATTTTCAAAAAAAGTTTTATCTACATCTGGATTATTTCTTTTTTCCCCTATAAACTTATTATCAATACCTATTTGTAAAGCTTCAGCTATCATATGAATAATAGCTTGTCTATGTGCAAATGGATTAAATTTTTCATTATAGAATTCAATATCCTCACTAACTACTTCATGTACATTAGCATACTTATCATATACTTCTTGATACTTAGACCACTTATCAATGTTCTTCCAAATCTCTAAAGACAGTTTAGATTTCTTACCCATGAATGTATATATAATACTAGCACTCTGTAAGGCAAGGTCTTTATTTGTTATATTAGATTTTAAAGCTAAATATTTTTGAAGAGTATCAAAAGCTGCAGTTGGCTTACCATAGTTTAAATTAAGATTATCCAATATGTCATCTGCATTCTCTACTACTTCAATGTTCAAACCTTTAATAAAACCTATAAGACCTTCTTTAAGTTTAGTATTAAATTTGTCTTGAATCTTATCACTATCTGAAGCATCTCCATTATCTATTCTAAGAAGCTCATCTGCAGTAGGAAAATCAAATGTATCATTATTTTCCTGCCACTTGGCAATCATATAATCTAAATCATAATTAGGTATACCTGTGGCTTTACTTAAAGCTTTAAACTCAGGGCTATTTATATTAATACAATTCATAATTTTATTTACCTCCTAAACATTTAATTTTGTGTTCTCTCCACTCATCATCTTTAATAGCCCAAACATGCTTCATACCAATACCAAACATCTCAGTTAACTTTGCTCCATATTTAGTCCATTGGTCTTTAATAGTATTAGGTACAGTAGATTGAGTTTGTGATGCATTAGCTAAAGCTAGTACAGCTTTTCTATCTCCACTTGTTTCAGGCCATGCCATTAGCTTACCAGTAGTACCAGATATAATCTGATTCTTTTTATTTACTATGTATGTAGAATTTTTATGTGTAACCACTACTGCTCTACCTTCTTTAACTGCTAAGTTAGCAAATATCTTATTCCTGTCTACACTATCTTCTTTAAATACTTCTTGACCAGATTGATTAAATATATTATTTTCTTTTATAGTATAGGTTTGAGTTTGTTTACCTTTAGGAGTATAAGTAATAGTTCTATCCCCAGTGGTAACTTGTGGTTGAGTAATAACTTTAGAAACTTCTTTAGTATTATCAATACCTATTTCAGCAAGTTTTGTATTAAGATATTTCCAAGATTTAGGAGCTGTGTTTTTCATGTCAGAAATTTGACCTTCACCAAAAGGCATTTCAGCACTAAACTTAATCCCTTTATAGTTTGACAGATTTTGTTTAATTATATCAATATCATCATCAATTTCTTGTTTGAATTCTTTAAATTTATCATCTGTCCACTGAGTTCTTTTATCATCTACCATAGTAGTAATAGGAAAAGCATTATCTAATCCTCTTATTACAGCTTGTGTAGTTCCAGGATAAGTTTTACCTAATCCATATATAGCACTATATCTTGTCTCATCTCCTATCTTATTGGACCCAGAACTACGTTTTGCATTATCTGTAAATAAATATAAGTAATCACTATCTTTTTTTACAGACTCTCTAGTGAACCTTTGTGATTTATCTAGAGGAATTACTTCAACACTAGTAGATGATTGAGTAACTTTAGCCTCTTTAGTTTTTTTAGTACTAGTCTTTCTAGGCTTTTCAGTTTCTTCTTTTACTTCCTTATACTCTTTAATAGCATATACATATCTAGCTTCTTCACCAGTAACATACTTAGAAGAAAAACTATTGTTCTTCTCAAAGTCCTTCATATTAGTAAAGCCTTCTCCTTTAGCAAATACATCTACAGGAACCTTATTAGATAAACCTGGAATAGCTTCACCATACTTGTCTATCTTAACAAAGTTATCACCTTGTCTGACATACTTACCAAGTAGTTTCACTGCTACCCTAGTGCCATCATTAGCTGTGTATATACCAGTTTCTAATTTTTCCTTTTCAGTTCTATTAGTAATATACTTAGTACCAGCTTTAATCTTAGATATGTTCTCTCCTTTAAATTTAATAGGCCCTAACTCTTCATAAGTGATGTTACTATCATCCAACATAGCATTTAATCTATGTTGTTGAGTATCTTTTTGTATCTCTTTTTTATCTCTAGCAGGATTATAATCTTGTATTTGCATATCCATTACTCTATATCTAGAGCGTTTGTTCTTTGCATAGTCCATAAAGCGATCATTGAACTTATCCAAAGTATTATAATTTGCATTCTCAACAAAGTCCTTAGTATAGTTTTCAAGATCTTGTAATAGTGCACTTTGGTCTACTAGTCTATTAAGAGAGTATATACCTGAAGTATTAAAACCACTTTGGAACATAGCATATGTAGCAAACTTATTAAAGAAAGCAGCTACTCTATCTTTTTCAGCTTGAGAAGCATCAATATCTAATTTAGTTGAGTCAGCAAGTTCTAATAGATTTTCATGATAAATATTAAGTAAGTCTGCCTCCATATTAGGATCATTGAGGATTATATTACTTACTCTTTCTCCATCTATAATATCTGAACTAGCAGCTAAATTTTGAAGTAATAAGTATTTCTTTACTAATTCTGGGTATTCTACTTGAATGTTTACTAATTGGTCAGCAGCTGTAGCATTACTATTGAACATATGCCATATGTTATTAGTATTCTCCAAGGCTAAATCTGTTAAAAAATCTTCATATACAAGTTCTTCAATCTTTCTTGCTCTAAAGTCTTTTGTCTCACCTTTTACTTTAGGTATACCATTAAAGTATTCAAACTTATTTCTTACATCTAGTCTGGTTTTATACTCATCCCATGTACCAGATCTTTCAATTCTATCTCTGATAAGCTCATTTTCTACCATAAACCTATAGAAGCTTTGTGGAGTTTTAAAGGTTTCAGGAAGCATATCTTCTATAGGAACATCTACACCATCTACATCAATAGCTCTTTCCATACCACCATCAATAATAGCATCATATTGATCTTCAAGTAACTGTTTATTTATAAAGATTACTCTCTTACCTTTTACAAGATCTATTTTTACAGCTTGACCTTCATCAGTAAAAGACTTAATCTCTATTCCTTTATAGTTTTTAATAGTATCTAAGTCAAACTGATTTTGAGCATTTTGGTAGATAAATGCAGGAAGAGCATTCCTCCATCTACTTATAAATTTATCTTTATCACCATATAAAGCATTAATTTCTGGGCCTGATGTTTCTTGTATCAACTCAGATAAACTATTCATAATAACAGGATTAGTACCTAACTTAAAGAAATCCTTCCATAAGTTAATTTGGAAATCTTGTATAAAGAAACTACCAATAGGTGAATCCCTTATAATAGAATCTAAGAAATCATCAGGAAGCATAGCATTTTGACTCATTGTATTAAACAAATCTATTTTGCTTTGTGCTTCAAACAAGTTAGTTGTTCTTGATGTATCAAAATTAGTACTTTGTTTTACACTAGTAATAGTGTCAGCAATATCTTCTAATTCTAAGAAATGTAAAAATACAGCTATATCATCAGCACTATATTTATGAGCTTTTTTTGAAGTTACAGTTTGATGAAAATCTTTAATTCTATTTAAAAGATTTGCTTCAACTTTATCTTCATCAAAAAATTTAATTTGAGTACCTAATGGACCTTCTGCTTTATCTTTATTAGTAAGGCGCAAAGTCACATCATTTAAATAAAATTGGCCTTTATCTCCTCTAAGCAACTTTGGATTAAATCCATTATTAATAAGTATTTGGTTTCTTGCATGTCCTTTTGCTCCACCAAATAAAGGAGCTGTATCCATAGGATCAGCATAGGTACTATCTGCTAATTTTTTCTTTTTTACATAATCTCTAACAATAGGTTGAGATACAAAATAAATAGCTTGCTTAAGTGGAACACCTGCCTGTATCATAAATAATAATGTTCCAGATAATTCTTTATTACCCTGGATGTTAAATATCCATGCATCTTTAGCTACGTCAACCCAGCCATTGATCATTTGAGCAATTATCTCAGAAATACTATTTTCTCCATTAGCATCATATAATTCAGATAAAGAAATAACTTCTTCATTCTTAGAATTCTTAACTGTATTATGCTTTAATAATATAGTAAGTCTTTTTTCTAAATCAGCTACCTCAAGATTTTTTACATAATAAGGTTTAAGAACAGCACCAATTCTATTAAATACAGTATTGTAAGTATTATCTACAGCACCAAGACCAAGAGTTTGTTTACCTACATTATTAGAAGTATGCTTATAAAGGTTATACATGTACTCAAAAATCTTTGTGCCACTGATTCTATTTATTCTAGCATCTAATTCTTTGAGTTCATCTTTTTCTTTAGTAGTAGCTTTTCCTTGGTCCTCTTTATCTTTAAGCAACTTTAATCTCTCACGGTCCTTTGGTAAGTCTTCATCTATTCTAGATTTAGTATTATATGTAGAGACATATTGACTTAACTCATCAGCTATAGGCTTAAGTAAATCAGTACTATTAGGAGTAACCATAGCTACAAAATTAGCATCAAGCTCTAGTATTCTTTGCATACTATTTAATAACCTGTTCTCTAATCCTTCTGCTGTAGTTGTATCTGTATGTAGGGAAGCAAACTTTGGAGAATGTTTTTTAATAAAACTAATAACAAGTTTATCATCTTCAGTTAAATCAGGGCTCTTTCTATCTGCTAATATTCTTTCAATATTTTGGTTTGATAAATCAAGATCTTTTCCTTCTGAATCTTCTGCTCCTAGTTTATATAATTCTTTTCTTCCTCTTTCTGTTGTCCAATACTTCCAATTAACATTAGAAGAAATATTAGGCATCATAAAAGTAATCTTATCAATATCGTAGTCACCACCTGTTTTAGCTACAAGTTCTGGTGGCAATACAACTGCATTACCAATTGCTGGATCTAAAAACTCATATACTTCAGCAAACTCCATAGAGTTTAATAACTGTACAGGAATACGTGTTCCTATAATAGTAATCATTTGTCTATTATCTCCAGTATTAAGCCACTCTTCATTTTTAAGCATTTCATTAAGACGCTCCCTAGTTTCTATTGGCTTCTTATCATTATGCTTTAAATATAATAGATTAATAAAATCTCCTTGTAAAGAGATTTTAATTTTCATAGCTCTAGTTATACCATTAGAACCTTTACCTTTTTCATAAAATGGTAATTCAGTTTCTCCATACTTAGCTTTTTGAGCTTCAGTCATGTTTGCAGATGAAACATATTCCCATCCAGTTCCTGCTACTTGAACAAGAGCTTCTCCATTTATCTTCTGTTTAACTATTCTATTCATTACTATAGAAGTAAGAATTTTTTCTATCTTCTCAGCTGAAATAGAAACAGAAAGGTCATGTGCTAATTTACCTTTTTCATTTTTCTTTATGAAGTTAAGCTCATGATCTGCTAAACCTTGTCTACCAAGTTCATTAACTAGAAAATCTTGAAGCTTATCATTTAATACAACCTCACCATTAACAACCTCAAGATTCATATCTTTCTTGAGTTTATTCATTTTGAATGTTGTAAGATTGATTATATCATCTTCATAGTTCTTTATAAGAGTATAGTATTTTGAATTAGATTTTCTAGCTTCTTCTCTTTTTTCAAATAGCTTTTTAAACCTATCACCAAAATTACCTTTATCAATATACTCATTAAGATCTTGAAGTTCTACTGGTGTAAGACCTAATGCATCCCAGTTCTTTCTTCTTTTTTCCTTAGACAATGAACTTTGAAAATCTAAAGGCATTTTATATGCCATAAGACCATTCTCAATAAGCTTACGCATCTGAGTAGGTATAATAACAGTGCCTTTAAATTCAGGAGCAATCCTTAATTGATCTTTTAAAAATTGTAAGTAAACAGTATTAGGTGTTATTACATCATTGTTAAAGTCTCTACCATCTACATAGAATTTGTCTTTAACAGTTTTACCATTCTCAATTTTAAATATATTAGAGATCTTAGAACCAGATTCAAAGGTAGCATAATCAATACCGTCCCTCATCATTCTATCATGCAACTTCTCTAAGTTAGTTCCCTCAATAACATTAGGTATAAGAGGTACCAAAGAGAACTTATGCATTGCATTTAATGGAGGCATATCATCTCCAGTTTGAATAGCTCCTGCATATTGGAATTTTTTTACAGGGAAGAAGTTTAATACAGCTACTTTATCTACATGAACTCCATTTACTATATCATTATATAAGTCTTCTTGAGCATCAGACCATTCACTTTGTAACATAGAAACAACTCTATAAAAGTCAAAAGTAATCCAACCTTGACCATCTGCTTCATTCATTTCCTTATAAGCTTTTAAATTCTTCTCTAACTTTACAGTTAACTCTTGAGTGAATTTTTTAAGTTTAAGTTTATCCCCTTTGAAGTTTTTAGTAGCTTTTGCAATAGCATCTTTTTCAATAGCATCATAAATAGTTTTATAGTATTTAGAAGGTACAATATTATCTTTAAAGATACCTGCTTCATAACTACCACTTGTTGATAGCATTTTTTCTTGAATGTCTTTTGATCCATCAGCAATTCTCTTAGCAGCCCATCTTCTACCTAAACCATTAACATAGTTAATGCTATCTTCATCTGTGGCCATTATATTACCAGTAGAACCAAAACCAGCATTACGTTTATGAAACTCTTCTTTAGCAAGATTATATTGAGCAATATCACCATAAAACATTACCATTGACTCAACATTATTTATAAAAGTATTAACTACAAAGGATCTAATAAGAGCGTTTTTAGTTTGTTTATCTGATTCAGTAGCTGGACCATCTATAATAATATCTTCAGCTAAATCTCTAGTTTTATCTATAAGGTTATTATCTATATATAAACTATTTAAATCAAAATGTTTAGCTACTTCATTAAATTGCTTCTCAAAATATTTAGTTACATCTTGTCTGATTTGTTTATCTAAATCTGAATTATAATCTAGTACATCTTCAAGAGTCAATACATCTTTTTTAGAAGCTAATGTTTTATTTATAGCCTCCATTATGTCTGTCCTAATTTTTTTTGTAGATAGAACATCTTCAAAAACAAGTATATTCTGACCTTGTTCTAAATATCTAGGGTCATAGTTAAGACTTTTTTCTTTAGATAAAAGTTTAAGTTTTGATATTCTTTGAATCTCAGAATCTAAATAACCACTAAGTATGTCATCATAAGTCTCCATATAACCTGGTACTTTAGCTGGACTTCTTTCAGATGCTTTTTGTGAATAAAACTTAATTGTATCTACGTAAAGATTATTAGTACCACCATTTAAAAGTTTATTAATAAAAGTAATATAGGAATTACTTTTATCTGCATGTCGCATAAGCTCAGTTTTACCTGATAACAACATTGCATGAAAATCAATAATAGATTTAGTATACTCATCTGATGAAGCTGATGATACACCTTCTTTATTACTTCCATCTATAAATTGACCACCACTAAGATTAGCAAGATTGATTTTTACATCTTTAGCATTTATATCAATACTAGTCTTACGTTTTAATCCTTTTTTATTTTTATTACCTTTTTTATATTCTGATAAATCAAATATTGAATTAAACCATACAGAGCTTTTAATCCAAGGATTTTTTGCCATATCATATTGACTCATATGTGGCAAAGCAATAAGTTCTGCATAACTATCTACACTATTAATTGTGTCTATAGTAATACTAATACTATTATGTAAACTTTGTTCATATTGACTTTTACCTTCTGCATTAGTTACATTAAAAGTAGAGACACTATCTGAGTATCTAGCTTCTAAACTAGCTAAAGCATTTAATAAACCCATATTTCCTTGAAATATGCCATTTAATCCATATACCTTAGCTTGACCTTTTTCTAATAAACTATTTAATTTTTGAAGAATATAAATTGGCTTACCTGTATTGTTCTCTTCCAGATCAGATATTATATCATCATTATAAGAAAGCTTTACTCCTATATCATTTAAGAAATCAATTACAGAAACATCATCTGCAAAATTTTCAGAATACTCATCATAGTATTTATTAACTATACTTTGAATATCTAGATAACTCATATTAAACTTATCTTTATCTATAAGTTCTTTATGAATATAAGTTGTTGGTACATTATTAAAAGCATTAGTCCATCTAGTAATAGTCTTACGAGTTTCTGAAGAGCTAGCCCCGTATGTAGCAGAGTAATTTACAACTTGTGCACCATCTTCTTCTAATTCAGTTGTTTTTCTAATGTTTAATTGAAGAAGTGGAATATTAGCTTTACAGAATGTCTGCCAAAAAGATAACCAAAGCTTAAACTCTTTATCTGTTTTTGCTCCTGTGGGCGGACCAAGTTTTTGTATAAGTTCATTAATAACTGGATCAAACTTTGCTGCTTGTTTTAAAGCATCATACATAGAAATTTTATCTAGTTTACCTCTTGTAGCTTTAACAACTTTATTCCAAGCAACATATGATTCTGTTAAATCACTAACCCCTAAATCATTTTTTATAGTTTCTCCATCATCATCATATTTGTGTAAACTTTTAAGTAGGTATTTAATTTCTGGTGCAGCTTGACTCATTATTGAATCTTCATTACCATTCTTCTTACCAATACCATCTCTGCCTTTATTCATAGTGTCTGCTTCATTTGTTACATCAAATAAAGCTGTCCTATCTTCATCAGTTATAAATTTACTTTTTTCAATATGCCAAGCTATAATACCTTTATCTTTATTTTTAGTAAGATTTTTAGTATCCCCAAAATTCTTAATTACAAACTCTAATAGGTCAATCTTAGACTCATATCTTGATTTTGATTCAGGTCTTATACCTTTTTTACTAGCTTCTTTATCTGCTAATTCTTGTTTTATATCAGGTAGTATCTTTGATTCTAATCTTTTTTTAACTAGTAAATATGCATAGCGTAGTTTCTCTTTATCTTTAAATAATTCAGTAGTATACTTATAAGAAGTTACTCCAGTTTTTTTTGCTGATCCAACAATCAACTCATTAACAATATCAGATATTATTGAGTCAATTGATTTTGTAATAAGATTTGATTTTTGATAATCAAGCATTTCAATACCCGTAGTTTTAACTAAGGGCTTAATACCTGTCTTATTTAAGACACCAATTGTTTTATCTCTATTGTTACTATTAAATGAAAAATTAGTTAAGTCACCTATTCTTAATTTTTCATAAAGTTCATACACTCCTTCAAAACCTAAAGGATTAGATACTACATCAGAATAATTTGCTTTACCAAATAGTTCTTTTAAAAAATTCCAGATTCTATTAAATATATTGTTTCTTACTGGAGCCTCTTTATCAATCTTTGTTCCTCCAGATAACATGTAGTTTCTAAAGTCCTCAGCAAGGTATTCTTCTAGTTGCCATACATCAGCATCTGCAAAAGTAGTTATCTTACCATCATATGCAGTGAAACTACCTTTTCTTTTACGTGCTTCTGAATAAAGTTTTTGTTTTTGTTCTTTAGTTAAAAAAGTTTGAGTAAAGCCATGCCATGCTTCATGATATAAATCAGAATAATCTGCACTTCTTTCTTTATTTACAGTGCCATCTTGATTATGATAAGTGTAAAGTTTAATACCATGAATAGACCAAGTTGCAATAGACCCTGGTTGTCTTACATTTATAGCACGCACAAGTACTTCATATGGGAACCACTGTCTTAATGGATGTTTTTCATACCACTCTTTAGCAGCTTTAATTTGTTCTTCTGTAGCAGATGTACCAAATTTCTTTTGTTGCTCATTCTTATATAAATGATCTTTAAGATCCTCTTCACTTAAGTTATCATCTTCAGCTGGTTTGTTAGAAGGTGGTGGTGCTTGAGGTTTCTTTTTAGGTTCAGGCTTACGCACCACTTTAACAGGTTCAGATTTAAGTACATCTTCAGCATAGCCATCTATTTGATAAGTATCTATATCATAACCCTCTTCTTTAAGACTTTCTAGTTTTGCTACCTCATTGTCTTCTGTAGAGTAATTATTTAGATTAGATAATATATCTGGATTAGTTTGAATCATGGCAATGTCCGCCTTGTCAAGAAGTTCAGTATCATTAATGATAACTGTTTTACCTGCTTCAACTTGTTTATCAATCTCTTTTCTTACAGAATCATAAATTGCTTCTCTTATATTTTTTGATAAAGAATTAAAAGCTTTAATGTTTACAGAGTTAGAAGCATCCTTTTTAACTTTGTGGCCCACATCTTTTCTTTTCTTAAATGCACTGATAATCATATCAGAATCAGTAATCACATTACCATTTGCTTCTGCTAGAGTAGACGAGCCAGAACCAGGAGTTATAAAAACAGATTTGCTTTCATAAAATTCATGTACCTCAGAGTCTTCTGTAATAATATCTTTATCCTCTTCTTCAACTTTGGCTTTAGGAACAATGATTTTATTAATATCACTTTGTCTAGGGTAATATATAAGATTATTATCTGATTGAGTTACTCCACCATCTGATTGAACTACAGCTGTGGTAGAGAAGTTATCTATAATAAACTGTTTATATTTTTCTTTTTCAGTAGTAAGAACTAAATCAGTACCTACTTTATTTATTATAGGATTAAAATAAGTATTAGACAAAAGTTGTTTATTAATAATACTAAACTTAGGAAAGTTAATATGTATTATAGAATCACCTTTTTCTCTTTTAATAACTATATAGTTTTCTTGATTTGATTGAGCCTGGGCTAATATATTATCAACTTGAGTTTTTAAATTCTTTGATGTATATTCATTTATATAATAAAAGTTAGCACCACTTTCTTCTGCTTGTTTCCTTTTTGCTTCTGTAGATAACTCCTTTTGAATTCTAACTGATGATTTATCTTTTAAACTAGGAACATAATCTTTATCAACATTTTCAATATAAGGTTTACTCAAATGCTCTTTTAATGCCTCAACTATTTTAGCACGATCTTTTTTACCAGATGGAGAATTACTATTGAAATCCATCTTATAAGCTTTCTCATTTATAATAACAACTGGTTTATTATCTTTTTTAGAAATTTTAAGAGCAACACCATTTATATTTTCTGGAATAAACTGTTCAATATATTTTTTTCTATCCTTAACAGATAGGTCTTCTCCATTTACTTTAATAGGTTGAGTAAACAAATTAATAATAGTATCAAAAAGTTTATTATCCTTGATGGTAGGTTTTGATATAGCAACAGGTTCCTCAGTATACGTAGGTTTAAAATAAAACTGATTTTCAGCTACTGTATTATATTGTTTTGCATTTTGTTTTGTAGCCTGAAATATATTACTTATAGTTTCTTCATTAACTTTATCTAATGAAGTAAGACTATAATTATTTACAAGTATTCTATTTCCTGTAGCATTAACAATGTCAGCAACTACAAAAGGATTGTTTACAGATTTATTATTTACTATTTCAAATAACTTATGTAGAAAAGTATACTGAGCACTCATCTCATTTAAAACTTGTTTCTCTATCTGCTCCTTTTTTTTAGGAGAATGAGAAGGAAGGGTTGAAAGTTTTTCATTAACAAGTTTAGCATGAAGTTTTATCATATCTCCATGCAATATTTTTAGATAACCTGGAGCACCTTTTATAGTAGATTTATTTGCCTCTTCTGTTGTTAATGCAATTTTACCATTGTACATTGGTGGCACATCCAAAGTTCTAAAGTATGCTATTTCACCATTTGGATCTATATTACCACTCTCATTAAACTTTAAAAAATTACCATTAGCATCAGCAACAATCATATACATGTCACCTTTATAAGCATCAATACCATTATCTTTTCCAAAGGTATCTATTGTACTTGCATGTTCTTTTAAATTTTGACCAGCAGCTAATACCAATGATATACCAGGTACTTTTAATCCAGGTAGTGTCATTTCTCTACCTGATGTAATACCATTTAATTCAACTTGTTCTGCAAAAGTTCTAGTTATATTATCTAATGTAGCTTTATTGATTTGTGTTCTCTTGGGTTTTTCTTTTGCTTTTTGCTCCATCCTGCTTCTTAAAATAGGATAGGTCATATCAAATAAAGATATAGTTTCTTTAGAAGACGCTGGTGGTGGATTATCTTCTAATTCAATAGGCTCAATATCCTCTTCATCAGACTCTGTATCTAAATCAAGATCAGATATTAACTCCTTTACATTTTCATATCTTGTTTGAAGTGTTTGAAGATCACCAATATTTAATCCTTTGTTTAGATATTGAACTATCAATTTTGGTGATGCAATAAAAATCTGAAACATTAACAATGGAACTAATTTTGTTGCATCTAAAGCAAGTTCAGAATCTATTTCACTTTCTATTTTAAAATAAAATTCTTTTATAAACTCATTTATATCAAAGCTTTCATTAGCAGCTTGTTTATTTGCAACACCTTCAAATAAAATAGCGGCTAGATATTTTCTTATAGCTATTTTATTTAGAGCAGAACATTTAATCATTGTTATTATATATTACAATTGTTTATATCATTAATCATGTCATCAAAGAAATTTTGAGAAGTTTTACCTAACTTAGTTACATCAGTTTCTACTGAATCTACTAAATCTTTTATCTCTTCAGTATCATCTTCTTGAACATCTTTATAACCCTCATCCATATCTTCAATATCATCTTGAGTAGGTTTAACAGCTGCTTTAGGACCAGAATTAAATCCATTAACAATGTGAGCAATTTGGTCTTTATAGTCATCAATATCAATCTCCATAGAATTTGCAAAGTTTTTTGAAGCCCACTCAAATTGAGTAACCAAAGATACAATATTATCTTCATTTGACACAACATACATCTTCTTGCCATTCTTTAAAATTACTAATTTTCCTTTAGTTAAATCTTCCCATTTAACTGAATTGGCTAGCTCATTCATTTTAGCATTAACAAGAGTTGTTATTTTAATAGAAGCTGGGATTATGCCACTAGATTTTAAATCTAGAGCTTTATTATGCCACTCAGTTAAAGAATCTTCATCATTAATTTTTTCATACTCTTCCATTAGACTAGTATACTCATCTATAGTATTTTCTTCTTCTTCTTCTGTTTCTTCAGCATCAAACTTAAGTTGTTTTGATTTACTTAAGTTATCAAGCATATCAAAAAACTTAGCTTTATATTTTTTATAAATCTCATCAATAAGTGTATCCTTTTGAGACTTCATATACTCTTTAACTGATGCAGGATCAATAGAATAATTATCTACAATATCATTTAAGGACTCTTCAATATCTTTTATTTTTTCATCTAAAGTTAATTTATCAAGTGTTTTATACTTTTCAATAAAATCTGCAATAGTATCAAGTGTATCAATTACTTTTTCATAATATTTTTTAGCTTGCTTAATCATTGCTTCAGGATTCTCTACTTCAGTATAAGGCTTAAGCATATAGCCTTTAGCATTTTCACCTAATAAATCAATAGTATATCTATCACCTGTTTCTTGATCTTCTAGAATAACTAGCTCTTCTTTTTTTCCAGTTTCTTCATTAACAAATACTCCAGCTTTTGTAATGACTTCTACAGGTCTTTCATTTAAATTCATAGAACCAGCTTCAGTAGTTACAATACCACTAAAGTTATGTTTTTTACCAACAGTATAAGGTAAGTCTGATTTAAGTTTTGATTTAGGAGATATTACTTCAGGTTCTTCATCTCTATCATATTCTTGATTGTAATCATCAATAATATCTAAAGCAGTTCCTCCAGATTGTACATAGGATTTAAAGTCATCATCAGCAAGAATAGCCTCAGTATCTCCTTCTACAGCTTCATCTAACTCTTCTTTAAATTGTTTATATCCTTTTATTAATTTATCAATAAGATTACCTTCTAAAGATTGCATTATAGCAAATGAAGTTGTACTTCTAACAGGTTCATTAGGACCTAGTTCTTCTTCTTCTGGTTGTTCTGGTGGTTGCTGTGAGACAGGAGTTTTACCTGCTGGTTTCATCTCAGTAGGTTTACCTTCTTCTGTAGTTGAAGTTTCTGCAGTAGTAACTTTTTTACCAGCTAGTTCAGCGTACTCTGTTATTACTTTTACTGCTTCCTCATATTTAGGATTGTCCTTATTAACAATTTCTTTATTAGTTACATTATAAAAGTTTTCAGGAACATTAAAATCATTAATGCTTTCTATATCATCAGGTAAAACAAATAGTCCTAGATCATATATCTTATTAAGCATGTCATTTTTAAGACGTAGTTTATTAAAGTTTTTTAAAGCATTATCCAAGAAAAACAATCTTTGTGTTTTTATTTCACTAACAATATTAGACTGCAATTTCCTATATTGTTCAAAGTAGTCTGGATTACTTAAAAAGTTAATTGCTTTTACGGTACTAAAAGAATCTACTTGTAAATGCAAAAAGTCTTTTATCTGCCTAAAAGCTTCATCTAGTTGGTCATCAAAAGCATAACCCTTTTTCATATCAGTAACATGGCCAAGGTATTCTTTATATGTATTGTATAGTTCACCTATGGCAAAACTAACATCATCTCCATATACTTTATCAAATTCACCTTTTACAGTAGCAGCTTTAACTACTGAAATACTTTTTATACTTACATATTTAGTTTTACCAGAAGCAGTTTCTACAAGAACTTTATCTCCTTTTATATCTACAATTTTAAACTTCTCTGCAGTTTTATCATGAGTAGCAATGGCTCCTGGTCTTACTTTAAGTTGTTTAGCTTTTTCACTTCTTTCTTTTTTAGTCATGGGTTTTTTCTCAGCCTTAAGCTGAGTCATATAAAAGTCCCGTGTACTATCCCATTTTTTAAGTAATTCAACTTGTTTTTCTAAAGGTTTAACCTGCTTCTGTTGTTCAGGAGTACCTTTCTTCATAATACTGATTTGGTCACTCAATGTTTGAATAGTAGTAGTTCTAGCTATTCCATCAATAAGGAGACTTACATCATGTGCTGCTGCATTAGCAACAGGGGTACCATTTTGATTTACATTAACTAAGTTTTGAAACACTTCACTTTGGCCAGCAAGATTTCTAGAGATAGACTCCATCCTTTCAGATATTCTAGTAAAATCTTCCATAGAAAAAAGAAGATCAGCTACAGTATTTTCATGAGCTTCATAGTCATGATACTCTCTGTCAAATCCTTCAGGATTTTTCTTTTGAGAATATAGCCAAGGATTAAATGGATTAGGAAATTTATCTTCTACTTTCTTATACCTTAGATCATATCTCTCTATTCTTTCTTTTAGTGTATTTAAATTTTTTCTATTACTACCTGATTCTTTAACTGTAGTATTAGTTGCATCTGCAAGATCTTGATCACTTAGTTTAAGCATGTCATCTGCCCAATCTGTAACTAATTTTTTATTACCAGTTTTAATAATATGATGAAAATACTGAGCATTACCTTGATCAGCCATATCAAAAGCTGTCTTTGTATCTCCTCTATCTATAGCTTTATTTCTTTCTTCAAAAGCAAGTTTAACTGCAGTGGCCATAGTATTATTATGATCACCATATATTTGAAAATTATTCAATACATGATTAGCAGCATTTAATGTACTATTTGATTCTTGTTCTTGTCTTTCTTTTTCTAAAGCTACCTTATCTGTTTTTGTATAAGCTGTAACTGCTTTTTGTTTTACAGTTTGATATGCAGCAGTACCTCCCTGGATAATACTACCCATTAAGTAACCTGATAAAAAAGTATTTAAACCTTCTGCGTTAAATTGATTATCTACTCCTTTGCCTAATGCATCTATTACTTTATAATATCCAACCTGTGATGGGTCTTCATATATTTTTCTATAATAATCTTTATACCCATAAGATATGGCTTCCTGCATACTTTCTTGTAAACCTTCTGCTAAGTTACCTAGTATATAGCGTTTACTCCAAGGTAGATAAGCTGATTTAGTTAAAACATCAAATGCTTTTTTTCTAGTGCTTTTAACACCAGTTTCATATGCAGCTTGTCCAATTTTCCATTCCTTTGCTGCTGTCTTCTTTAAAAATCTATTGCCAGCATGTTCTATTGATTTTGCAACTTGAGCACCTGGTTTCCATCCTTTAAATAAATTTTCAAATACTAATTTATTAGTAAAATAAATAGCACCAACATTTGCTAGTTTAACATTTGCTTTAGTATTTTGTGCAGCTTGATAAATTTCTTCAGCTACTTTTTGATCAGGCATACTACCATGATCATTAAAATATTTATCAGTTAATTCATCTTGTAAATCTGTTGAAGCACTTTCTCCTTCAAATCTTGATTCACTATAAGCAAGGTTAAGTTCACGGGCATCTCTATAAAAGTTACCAAAAGTTTTAGTAGCTTTTGCAAGTTCCCCCATATTCTTTACACCTCTACCTCCCTGATATAAATCCTTTGCCCATTGTGTAGTATGTGATAACGGATTTAAAAACTCAAGTGTTCCTACTGCAGCTGTCTTTGCCATATTTCCTGCATTAGAAAGTGTCCAGAAATCTTTAGCCTTATCTACTGCTGATAATTCTCTAATTAATTGACTTGATCTATCTATACCTTTTGCAAGTTTACCAAAGATCATACTATTTCTTGCAATCTGTCCAGGAACAAGAGCACTAGCTCCTCCCATAGTAAATGCTTCTGCAGCAGTAAGTGCAAAATCTTCAAGTATAACTTCAGATATAATACCAAAAGTATATGTAGATTGTAATACTTGATTATTTATCCAAGATCCAATTCCTGGTCTAGAAGACATACCAATGTCCATTCCTCTTTGCATTGCTTCATTGGCATCTTTTTCATCTCCATAAACAGATTTAAAAGCTGAATAAACAAGAGCAGGAATTTGAGTAGTCATTCTACTAAAGTCATCCCACCAGGAACCTTTTTCATTATACCAAGTCTCATTATCTCTGTATGGAGAAAAGCCTATCTTACCAAATAAGTTATGACCATAGTATCTTTCAAAATTACCTGACTTAGTATCATTACCAAATGAATAAGACTTTGCATACTTTAAAGGATCTTCTGCATAACTAGCACCTTGCATAAAGTTTTTTACACCTTTAACAAAGTCTTCTGTATTATCAGTTTTATTCTTAGCACCAGGCATAGGACCTGTATGATAATTACCAACTACTTGTTCAACTGCTAAACTGACTGGAGGTACAGGATCTGGTAATACAGGTAGTATAGGTGAGTTAACTTTAAGAGCAGCTAATGGATCATATGCAGCTTCTGTCTCAATAGGAGACATATTGAGACTAAGATCTGGTTGATCTTGGTTTGGTAAATACATTTCTTCTCCCATAGTTATTGTCCTATTCCAAATGCTTTCATATTACTTTCAAACTTAGCTAATAAAGCTTCTGTTGGATCTTGTTCTGCTTCACTACCAAACACCTGTTGATATTTTAATACATCATTAGGATTCATTATATATGTTTTATTTTTAATTGCAGCAGCATTTCTTTTTGCAATTTCATTAAGATAATATTCCCAACCTTGATATAAGCTTTCACCACTTTTAGAAGCTGGATATGGAAAATTATAGATTGGATCATCTTCTACTAGTTTACCATCTACTACTTTATTTAAAACACCTGATGCATGAATAACACCATCTTCATCCATTTTACTTAAAGTGATTCTTCCTCCTTTAGGAACTTCTACTGTTAAATCTTTATGTGCTAATAAAACATCTATAGGTCTGTGTGCTGTTGCTTTAGCAAATGTGTGATTTTTATTTTTAATATAGAAGCTGACACCATCTACAATTTGTGGAACATCTGCCCAAGTTTTAGTAGTACCCTGTCCTTTATTATCTTTTATAAAATCTTGATTAAACTTAACTGTTACACGTTGATACTCAGGATTACTAAGACCTATAGATTGATAAGATACTCTTCCCATTTTTTGTTCAAGTTCTTCATCTGTTGATGCTGTATTAATAGCATTTGTAAAAGCATTAATAGCTTGTTGAGCTAATGCACTATTATCTTTACTTAAGTCTCCTTCTTCACCAGCAATACCAAAACCATATTTTGTAAATGGATCTTGATCAGAAGCATTTTTTGCAGAAATAAATCCTCTCATACCATCTCCAGCAACTTGCCCTGGTATAATATCATATGTAATTTGCTTCATTGAATTTACATAACCTGCTTTTTTAGATAACCCAGGAAGGTTATATACAGATTCTGTATTCTTTGAATTGTTATAAGTTTGTCTATATAGTTTTGCTACATCATAATATACAGCCTCCGCATCTGAATTAGAAATGTCAGTACCTAAAGCTCCTTTTACTTCACCTTTATATCTATCTACAAATTCTGATTTAGTAAGATTTGATCCATCATTTCTAAAATAAATAGACCAACCTAAATTAACTCTTGCATTAGATATACCACTTTCAAGAGCTTCTCTTTTAACTATCTTATTATTCTTTCTCCATTCTGCATTGCCTAATTCATAAAGATCATTATGAACAGCATATTCACCTAATATTTTTTGACCCTCACCTTTAACAAATTCTCCATGAGAAGGAATATTAGAATTAAGTTTAGCTTCATTTTGAGCATTAGCAAAAAACTTGGTAGTATTTGCTTCACCTTTCTCAGCATTATTTAATAATAAAATATAGTCATCAATCTTGCGTCCCTTTTCATCAACAAAATCACCTCTTCCAATATCATAATTTTCCTTATAGATATTTTTAAGAGTTTGTTTTGCAAATGATACTTCTGCAGGATCTTTTGAGTTAGATACTATACCTATTAATTGTTGAGTATAACCTTTAATATATTCTGATTTTAATGGAGCAACTCCTGTACCCGCCTTAACAAAAGTATTTATTTCATCAAGTTTATTTACAGCACCAGAAGTTCCAATATTCTGATCTTCTATTGTTGCAGTATTGCCTCCTGAAAAAGCAGATCCTCTTGCTTTATTTTGGACCTCCATCTGTTTAATAGTAAAATCAAATATTTGTTTTTCTCTTTCATTTCTTCTAGCTAAATCAGCTGTAAGTTGAGTATTATCTAAAGTATTTCTTCTTGATAAATCAGCATCAAATTTAGCTTTAACATAAGGATCCGCTTCTATTTTAGTAACACCACCTGTTAATAATGCTGCTCTAATTGCTGAATCTCCAATTTCTTTAACCATTAAAGAATTAGCAGTAATAGCATCTACTCTTTGACGTTTAGCATCTCTGTTATCTCCTACAAAGAATATACTATTAGCTATACCTTCTGATTTCTCAGCATGTCTTTTAGCTGCAGTAGAAAGAGCAACATCTAAACTAGCAGCAACATAATCATTTGATAAGCCATCATCTCCAGTTGTACCTTTATTCTTAATTGTCTTAGCAAGAATGTTTTGTCTATTCTTTTTATTGATCTCATCTTCTCTTGCCTTTTCTGCTTTTATTCTTGATTCAGTTATAAAAGAATCTACAGTAGAGAAATATTCATCTTCAGCTTTGATCTCATCACCACCAAGTTCTTGTGCTCTTGTCTTTATCCAAGTTTTACGTTTTACATAAGACTGAGTTTCATACATGTCTTGAATCATTGGATCACTTGCAAATACATTAAGAAGTAAATCTTTATAAGATACTGCTATTAAAGAACCATTCTTCATAGTCATTTGATACATGCCATTACTACTCATTATAACACCAGAAAGACCAAACCCATTATCTCCACCTTTAGATAAAAGACCATTAAGATATGATACAGCTTTTTGAGGTACATTAATATAAGGTACATACTCACCTGGAGACATTTTCATTGCCTCTTCTTTACCAGCCTTCATGTATTCTTCAGCTCTAAGTTTAAGAGCATTTACTCCTGTATCCCAATATTGACCATCACATTTAGTAGGATCTCCACAATTAAGTTTAAAGGATTCAGCATTTTCTAATTGTTGATTATATTTTTTAGTATAAACAATGTCTTGTACAAGATCTTTATTTTGACTAAAAGAATCAAATACTGAATTAGCTGATTCAACATTTTGTTGCAAAGACAAATCAAGTCCTGATATTTTTTTAATATCCTGATCAATTAACTTAAAGTACTCATTTCTTTTTTGAATATTATCCTGACGCATCATAGGAGAATTAAGCAAAGTACCATAAGTTTGACTTAATGCCTTATAATTTGTATCATACTGACCTTGTTTTTTTTGTAATACATTATTAAGAAAATTGTAATCAGGTTGAAAAGGCTGAAACTCAGGAATATAATCTGTAACTTGTGGAATATAAGATGCCATTTTTTTTATTGTAAATTTATAACAAATATTTAAAGTTTAATAAACATATAAAGTTTATCCTTGCTCGTCATCAAATGTAGCTCCAGCAGTAGGATAACCTTGAACAGTTGATTTATCTTGTTTATATTGAGCATATGCATCATTTGGAACTTTACCTGCATCAATCATCATTAAGAGTTTAACTGCATTATTAAGATCAGCAGCACTAGCTGTTGCTAATTGAGGATTACCTTGAATAGCTTCTCTAACATAATCTTGATAAGTTTTTCTAACTGAGTCAGATGGTTTAAAACTTCTTGGATCATGGAACACTAATGAACCACCTCTTGAAGGATCAACAGCAAATTGTGGATATAATGAATTAAGTGATGCTGTATTTGCTCTATTAGTTATAGCTTGAACATAATTATTAACTAAAGTATTTTTAGCTTGTCTTTTAGAGTTATCAAATAATTGATTTGCTATTGTATTCTTATCATATAATCCTGTTTGTTCCTGAGCTCTGATTGCAGCAGCTTGATTCATTAAAGCTGCATTTTCTCTAGAAAATGTATTTGCTAAATTAACATTAAGATTATTTACTCTACCTAATGTATTAGCTGCTTGTTCAGCTGCTTTTCCTTGCATTTCTCCATATCTAGAATTAAATGCTTGAGGTCCAGTAAAAGATGATAATGCTTGAGCACCTATATTTAATTGTTCTGCATTCTCAGCTAGTTCTCTTTCAGGAGAAAAATATGTTGGTGTAGGAGTATACACAGGGGTAGTAGCTTGCCAAGGACTATATTTATTAATAGTAGCATAATCAGATGCAGCATTAGCTGTTTTTATAATATCTTGTAACCACCAAGCTGGATTAGGATTGGCTCTTTGTAATTGATTAAGATGAGAAACTTTAGTTGTATCTGGTTCACCTGTTGTAGTTGTAGTAGCAGGACCAGCTGTAGTAGTTGGTTGTTGTTCTTTTTGCTGAGCTTTTTCAATTTTTAATTTTTTGAGATCAGCTAAATATTGTTTTGTTCTACGTCCAAATAAACCTTCTGCGTTTTCTTCTAAATCATATTTTTTTAAACCTTTATTAACTCCATATGTAGTTTTTTGTGGGTCAGCTGAAATAATTTTTCTAGCTCTATTAGGAAGATACTCATGATATTTTCTTTGAAAAAGTTGTGTCTTAGGACTATACTTATTTGAATCACCTGCTGATTCTTTTTCAGCTTCTTCATATAATTTTACAAGTTCATTGTACTTTTCTTCAGGTAATACATTTTCTGTTTCTTCAAAATCACCTATTGAATCATCTTCATATACTGGTCTAATCTTATCTTCTGATGGACTATACTGATATTTTTTAATTTTCTTGGTACCTCCAACTTGAAAATAATCATCTATGGCACCACCATATTTTTTAATTACTTGTACGTCATCTGAACCAGATCTATCAGTAGTAATAGGAACAGCCTTTTGTTGAACTACAGGTTCATTATTTTGTGTAGTTGCCTCTGCTGTTCTTGCAGCTTCCTGACCTTGATTAGTAGCTTCTAAAGCTTGTCTAAGTGATTGTCTTTCTGCTTCAGCTTTTGCATCTGCAGCTCTTTTTATCCTTATAGCTTCTTCCTGTTCTGAAATAGTTTGTAGATTTTTATTAGCTTGTTCCCTAAGTGCATTATTTTCTTGACTATTTTGACTACCTCTTGTTTGACCAGTAAGATTAGCTGCTACATTTATGCCACCAATAGTTTTACCTAATCCAGTACCTAATAAGTAAGATTCATTTAATACATCTTTAAGTTCTGATGCTGGTTTTACTGCTTGTCTCGCAGCACTTGAAGCTTTCATTCTAGTTACAATAGGTGTTGCAGAAACTTTAACTGCTTGTTTTTCTGCTGTATTGATTGCAGCTTTAGCAGCTGCAACATTTGATCTTGTAGCTGGTGCACCTGTTTTATAAAGAACTTGACCTACTTTACTTTTTTCAGTCATATTAGTTATATCTTTTGCTTCCTTAGAAAGTTTACCAGCAAGTTTAGATTTTTTAATAATAGCAGCATGTTCCAATGCAAGCTCAGCAGCTGATTTACCAATATTAGTTGCAACATGTTTACCCGTTGTTCTAGCAGATATTTCAGCTGCTTTTTTTGCAACAGCTTTATATCCCATTGAACCAAGTTTAGCAATTGCTTCAGGACCAAGTAATGCAAGATTCACTGGGTCTAAAAGTAAATCAGTTAAAAAAGCACCTGTTCCAGATTGTATACCCATAGCTTCACTTGGTGTTCTCCAGTTTTGATAATTACTTAAAAAGTCACCAGGATGCATAAGTTGACTTGGATTTGCAACAGCTTCTGTTATCATTCTTTGAGGTGCACTTAATGCTTTACCTGTTTGTTCTAATGCACTTCCAATCCAATCACCAAGTTGTGCTTTAGGTAATCCTCCATAAGCCATTTCATATTGGTCAAACATGCCTCCATGTTTACGTACTTGTAATTGCTGTAGGACACCGCCATAAGCAGCAGTCATATTATCACCTTCACTTGTTTCATCATCTCCTTCACCAGGATTTATTTGAACAAATTCAGATGGATCAATTTGCATTGATTCTAAATATGGTGTTGCTATAGAAGGGATGCCTTGAGGAAAACCTTTTTTAGATTCTTGAATAAGACCTAACTTAGCAAGTTTAAGATTGTAGTTAGCAATCATTTGCTCAGCAGTACTTCTTTGAAGATCATCAGTATCTGGATCTGCAAGTACTTTTTTATATTTATTTATATTATATTTCTTAGCAATATCTGCAGGAGTATATCCACCTTTTTTTTCAGACATACCAAATTGAGCTAAGATAGCTGGATCTTTAATCCTCATCTTAGCTGTATCACTAAATATAAAAGAGTCATCAGGAAGATTTAAAGGTGTGCCTCCTTCATAATGTCTTTTGCCTCCAATTTTAAAAGTATCAGGAATACCACCTGCTCCAGGAGTCATTGCTACTTCACCTCTTTCAGCTTCAAGATTTGCTTCATTTCTTGGTACTGGACCAATAGTTGAATTTACATCTACATCAGGTGCTGACATTTTACCTGCCATAATTGGCCAAGGCATAACATTGGAATTGAAACCAAGACCTGCTCTAAGACCTTGCAACTTTACTTCTGCCCCTGATTTAAGATTAGGCATTCTGGTTATTCTAACTTTTCTTTTCATATTAATTAGTCTAAGTATTCTATTTGTCCTCCGTTAGCAAGTATATTTTGTATTTCATCTTCTGATAATTCATATACATCATCTTGATCAACATCACCACCTTCAGCATATTGACCACCATACCTTGATACATATGAAGGTGTTATACCTGCCATTGTTCCTGTTGTATATGCATCAGGTGTAAGTGTTCCTGTACCCATGCCAGTAAATACATAATCACCTCTATCAGGTTGTTGCCAAGCAAGAAACTGATTATCTGCTAAAGTATTCTTTTTTATTTTTTGTTGTATATCATAATTTTCATTAGCATTTGCAAAACCTGTTAATGCATTAGTACCTGCCATAATCCAGTTTGCTAATGGTTCACCTGTAATACCTAATTTCTTTTTACCTTTAAGGCTCCAGTCAAAATATTTAGAATCAGGAGATTTACCACTCAATGGTTCAGGATTGGTTTTAAATTGATCTCCTGTTAGTTGTCCTTGAGGAGCACCAAATGTACCAACTGCAGTAGGAGTTGGTTGATTACCACCCCATGCGTCTGCATAACCATATCCACTAATAGTATTAGGTCCATTAATAGTATTAGTATTAGTATTTGCTGGAGCTTTATAATGTGGTACTGCATTTTTTTTCCAGGTTTCAGCAGGAGATTCTGACCAATTTGCATATGGAGCACCTTCACTTTGTGTTGCATATGGTGCACCAACTTGACTATTATACATTTGTGCTTTAGGAAGACCACCTAATTTTTTAGTTTGTAAATATGGTGGGACAAGTGTATTATAAACAGGCATACCTGCTGTTCCTGTTGGTTTAGCAATACCTGCTGGTATATTATATGGAGTAGGATGTGCTGAAGGAATTGGAGCTGCTTGAGCTGGTTGAGTTTGATCACTCATTTTTGTTCCTTCAAATTCAATTGGATCTAAATGAGATCTAAACTTGTAAGTTACACTTTTAGGGCCTTTATTAAACAATCTGCCAAGACCAGTACTCATCTTTTCTTCTCTTGATAAGAGATGTGTATCTGATGGATTATACTTAGAAAGTAATTCACTCCAGTTAGCAGAAGTGCCTGTATTACCTCTTGCCTTCCATTTAATATAAGGAGAATAGTTTGTAGGAAAATATCTTAATCCTTGAGAATCATATTCTCCTTGATTAGAAGTATATTGATTATATCCTTGTTGTTGACCTTGTTGTTGATCTTGAGGTATATCTAATGTTTTCCACTCACCTGTACGTGGATCATAGAAAGTAGATTTATTTTTTTGACCATAATTAGCTTGAGCAGCTTTAGTTGCTTTATCAATATAATCTTGATATTGTTTATCATAATCATTTTTATATTGTAATGAATAAGGACCTTTTTGACCAGTAATTAATCCTACTTGTGCATGTGGAATAAAGTTATTATAAATATCTTGAGTTGTACTACCAAAATCTTTCCAAGCATTTTTTCTTTGATCATCATATCCTTGAGCTTGATTTATTAAAGCTAATTGATTTTGTGCAGTTGCAGGATTATAATCATTGTATGGATTCTGAGTATTATCACTTCCTACTGAAGTACCATATTGAGCATAAGCAGTTTGTTGTTCTTCTTGTTCAGTTTGATAAGTAGGATTATTAAAATATTCTGGTATTACTGATTGTATATGTTGTTGAGCTTCTTGTTGTGCTTCTTTTTGTAAATTAACTAAAGCATTATTTTGAAGATTAGATACAAAAGCATTACGGTATTGTTCAAGATAATCATCTTGACTATCTCCATCTGCTGAACCACCCTTTTGTTTTCTAGATAATTTCTTTACACCACCTTGTTTAAGATAAGTATTACCCATTCCTACATTACCACCATATTGATTAGCTGATCCATCTGAGCTACCACCATCTTGCATATAACCACCACAGTTCATACAAGGCATGTCATTAGCTCCATCTGGTAATCCTCCACCTACATTATAACTAGGAACATATGGAGTGTGAGCATGTATCCAAGCATCTACTGGTTGCTGAGGAAAAGCAATCTCATCAGTTAATCCACCTTCTTCATAAAATCCAAAAGGAGTATTAGGTTTCCACCCACTATTATAAAAATGATTAGCAGTAGGCTGTTGAGGAAAAGCTACTTCATCTGTGTATCCACCATAAGCCATTTGAGGACCTTCCATTTGTTCTTCTTCAGGACCTTGTTGTTGCATAGGTTCTTGAGCTTCTTGCTCTGGAGATTCTTGTGGTTCACCTTGTGCTTGTTGAGGAGAAGGATGTTGTTGTAGATACTGTATTGTAGTTTGTAATATCTTAGTAGCTTGATCTTGAGGTACACCCATCTTTACAAGTTCTTGTAGTATTTGTTGAGGCTGGGCACCTTGTTGAAGTTGTTGAGCAATTTTAGCCATCAACTGTTGCATTTGTGCATCTTGTTGATTTCCTCCATCTTGATAAAAACCAAAGGGAACATTGGGTCTAAAACCTTCTGAGTAAAATTTATTGGCTGTCGGTTGTTGTGGAAAACCTACTTCATTAGTAAGTCCACCCATTGCCATTTGTTTACCATATTTTGCCATAAAGACTTGTTCATCAGGATATTGACTATAAAAAGATTTTCTACCTTGTGGGGTATCAGGAAATCCTGCTGCCTTTAACATTTGTGCTGCTGTCATGTGATATATTTTATGCTACTAATTTACAAATTTATTTTTAAACATTATAAGTTTATTCATATTTACTAAGCCATCCTATAGATCCACCTAATTTTTTAGTAGGTATGGCTAAACCTGCACCTGTTTTTTTATTAGTGTTAAAATCATACCAGGTCTTATTATTAAGCTTTCCATTTTTACTTCCTGGTTTAGCAGAATAACTACCTAAATCATGATAAGTAATAATTAAATCATCAGGTTTTATTTTATAGTCTTTTATAATTTGTTCTGCTTGACTTTTAATTTGAGTTAAACTTCCTGCAAAATCAATTGCAAGATTTTTACCATCTATTAAATAAGTAACAGATCCTCCTCCAAATTTACCATAAGCATCTTTACCTAAACCTTTAGCAAATATAAAAAATGTATTCTGTTTATCTTTTGTTTGTAAAGTAGAAATGGAACTATTAAATCCTACAGGTTGAGCAGCACTATTCCAATCAATATCAGTAAATCTATATTGTCGTAATTCATCAGCAATTTTATCTCCCTTGGTTATTTCACTTTCTTTTTTATATTTTATATTTACTTTACCATCTGGTTTTTTTGTATATGTAGTATAATAAGGATCTTTAACAGTACTACCAGGATTGTTTGCTTTATGATTTTTTAAAGAAGAAGGAATAACACTTCCATCTTTATTATATTTAATATTTTTATGCATAACAAATGTTGCACTATTTTTTTCATCTTCTAGTGCTTTATCTTTTGTTATATCATAATCATATAAAAAGTGTGCAATTCCAGCAACATTGTTATATTCAGATTCACTATCTAATCTTGCTGTAGGAATATAATCAAAACCTTTATCATTATCAAATACATTTATATATGAAATATATCCTTCCTTGGTTCTACTTAATTCTTTATATTGTGGAGTAACATTAATTTTATTATTTTTTGATTGTGTTGTATTTTGTGCAGTATTTTGTACTGTTGTTACAACTTTATTTTGTACCTTCTCTGTTGCTTTATCTTTAGAAGCATCACCTGCTCCATACTTAATCCAAGCTCTATCTATAATTGCAGGAATAGATTCAATATTTTTATTTACTGTATTTAATATTTCACCTGATTCTTTTTGAGCATATTCTAATCCAGAAATAATATTGTCTAATATTGATGGTTCTGAAACATTAATTGTTGAAGTAACCTTTTTAGGTGTAGTTTTAACAGTAGATTGAGGTTGAGATTTTACTGGTGTAGGAGCTGGTGTATTAGTTTTTGGAACAACAACTTTTGTTTGTGTTACAGGTTTAACTACAGGCTTAGTTGATACAGGTGGTGTAGTAGGTTTTACTACAGGTTTAACAGTAGGCTTAACTACTGGTTGGGTTGGTGCAGTTACTCTTACTACTGGCTTTTCTGCAGGCTGTTCTACAACAACAGTTTTTTTCCTTAATATTGGAGCTTTCTTTCTTACTAAAGGTGTAGGTTCTATTACATCTTCTTTAATAGGTCTTGCTTCTATTCTTGGAATCAAAGTCATATCAGGATCTCTTACTACAACTGGCTCTGGTGTTTTAGCAGAATTTTTATAAGCCCATGATGTATCTAAATCTGGTGTTCTTTGATCTGAAGGTCTTCCTGCTGCTATTGGATTTTTAGAACTACCATATACAGTAGGATCAAGATATACTTTACCATCTTGACCCATATAAGAACCTCCACCTTGATAAGTATCTAACCAACCACCTAATTTTTTGTCAGGAACAAGATAGTCAGGACCTATTTCTTCACTTCTTAAATACTCTCTTCCTTCTGGAGATTCTGCTGCTCTTGCTTCTCCTTCTGCTGTCCAAAAAGAACCATACATATCAGGATTAACTTGATAATTATATACAGCTTCTGGATCTGCAAATTGAAAAGATGGATTGTCCATTAAAAATTGATTAGTTAATTCTTCTTGATCTACCATCCTTCTATTAAAATAAGGATAGTCAGCATCTACTTCAGTTATAGCAGGAGCTTTTCTAGCTAAACCATAAGGATCATATTCTGGTATTCTTAATCTACCTGCTAGAGCTTGTTGTCTATGATATAACTCATGTATCATATCTTTGTCACCTCTGTCTTTACTTAAGTATATAGTATCAGATTGAGGTTCATATGATGCATTACCTTCTTGGTCTCTTATTATAAAAGGACCACCACCTTGATAAATAGGACCATCTGTTTTACCACCTGGTCCAAATTTATCTATTGTACCACCATAAGCTTTTTTATTTTTAGATTGATAATCTAGTAAGGCAGCTTTAGTTTCATTTCCATATATACCATCATATGTACCATATTTATTAGTAGATTTAGGTAATTTATATCCTCTATTACTTAATTCTTTTTGTAATGCTTGTGTATCAAAATCTTTTTTATTAGAATCTAAAGCAGATAATTCTTTGTTTGTATAATAAACTTTATTATAGTTTGCTTTTCTTCCCAAAGAAAAAATTTCATCCTGTATTGAAGATATATCTTCATAGTTTTTTTGTGATAAGGTATTAAGTTTTTCCCAGGACATACCATTTGGTGTAGTAGTATTGTCTAAATGCTTATAATATTCTTTTTGTATTTTATTTAATTTATCAAGTTTTATTTTATTTTTTTCTAATTGATTTTTTATTTCTATATTATCATTATAATATATTCTATCATAGACCTCATAAGGTTTTCCTATCCCCATAGAAATATCTTCTGTCTTAAAATTAAAGTTTGAATATCTTCCTTTATATGGATTTAAATCATAAGTGTCATAATAAGAAAAATATTTTCCTCGTTTATCTTCTCCTCTATTTACTGTAAATTGACCAAGAATACCTGAATCATCAGTCATTTGAAAACTACCTTTATGTTTAGATGCTTCTTTTAATAAGTTTTCAGTAAAAAAGTCATCTTGAATATTATAATATATTGGGGTATTATTAGTTTTTGTAATTGTTGGTTTATACTTAGATACTCCAAAAGTATTACCTTTTTGGGGTTTTCCTAAATATAAATTCAAAGCATCATCACCAGAAGGATCATAATATTTTAAACCATTATCTTGCAAACCTTTTTCAGAATTATTATTAACAACAGCATTTAAAACTCTTTTTACAGGCTCTAAAATATTTCCATCTCCTGTTATATACTCATTCTTTATATTTTTAGAAATCCTATCTCTTACAAAATTATTTGGTAATAGTTGTTGATTAGTAATTCCTGTTTCTTTTAATTGTTGTGCAGGAGTACCAGCATAATTAGTATTAAATCTTTGATTATTATACATAAACTCTTTTTCTCCTGCTTTTCTTGCAGCACTAAAAGCTTGCCCTTTTGTTTTATATTTAGAATAATCTTCTACTCCCCAGTTATAAGGATTTATCCAACTAGGTATAAATTCACCTAACTGAGCTTTAGGTAGAGAAATGTCACCACCATAAGCTTTATTAGAAGTATCATAAATAAGTTCACCAATTTCTGTAGCAAGAACTCCTCTATTTGCATTTAAAGCTTTTTTTACAACAGGATTAGTTATAAACTTTGATAGTCCAAATCTTTGTGCGGTAAGAGGAAAATAAAATCCAGATTTAGATACTGCAGGACTACCAATGTTTGCTAGTGTTTGTGCAAATGTATTTGGTGTTACATTAGCAATTGCTCTTTTATAACCTTGACTAGCTAAAGCACTTCCCAAACCAACACCAGTTAGATTGCCAACCATACTATTATAATCTTTGTCTTTATAGTTATAGTATGCTTGATCTGCATCAACAGCAGCACCTAATGTATTTCCTAACCAACCAATTCCTTGAGCAATTGGATGTGGTATAAATTGACCAAGTTGCATTATATCTGTAGCAATATCTAATGGATATAATATATTTTTTTGTATATTTTTTGTATAAATTTCAGATTTTGCATCTTGATTTATTAAATCTTGTAATTCTTTAGTTCTATTGTAGGGGCCAACAAAAGTTTGATTATTATGCAGACGTATATCTTTATCTCTTTGTTCTATTTGACGTACTTTATTTTCTATATTAGTATTTGTTTTATCTTTTTTAATTATATATCCTGGTTGAGCTTTAGGTAAATTATCTAGCCATCCTCCATTTTTAGCAACAGGTGTTTCTTTAACATAGGGAGTGCCCATATTATGCATACCTGAATAAGGAGGAAGATATTGCCCATTAGCCATTAATGGTATCCCAGTCTGAGACATATCTATCATACCTGTTGGAGTATGAATGTCAATAGAAGATCTATCTCTGTATGGTGAGTCATCTCTATAACCCATCATACTAAGTTCATCATCAAAAGCATTTAACCAATCTTCAGTAGAAGAGTGACCAATGACTTTCTTTTTATCTTTAGGTATACTCTTATTAGATTTTGCATTCCTAAAATCTTCTGAAAATTGATTTTTATTTCCCATATTATCTTGGCGAGTAAAGTTCTTTATTATTTGTTAGAATCACAAGCATTTTGTAAGGATTACCATTTGGATACTTTGTATTATCATTAACAGGATCTTTTCTTAACCAAACTGTATTAGTATAATGTCTGAATTTTTTTCTTTCAAAAAAGTCTTTAGCATAATTAAGATTAACTGTATTTAAAGTTCTAGCATAACCATTAGCCCCAGTATTCCAAATCATTCTCTCTGCAAAACCAGGAATATTAGGATTAAAATATTCACCTCTGTCATCAGTAATATCCCAGAACTGATTAAACCTATACTTGTTTTCTTCTTTAGAATAGAGTATATCTATTACATTAGAACCAATAATTGGATAGGTAGTAATAAGTTGAGGATCTTTTTTAATTGCTGTAGAAAGATTTAATCTTAAGTATCCTGAAACCTGTTCAGTATTGTAAATAACAGCCTTGTCAAAATTATAATCAAGCACATGGAATCTATCAAACCCATTAGTATCATACTTGTAACATTCAAGTTGATACTCAATGCTTCTTAGAGTATTAACAGTTTGTACAGTATTAACCATATACTCTACTTCAAATGGATAGTTAATACCATAATAATTACAATAGCTTTGATAAGCTAAATTGTGTATCCATATTCCATTGTTATGAGTAGTCAAAAATGTATTCTTACCAGGGATAACCAAGTCAGGATGCCAATCATGATAACTTATCCAAGAACCAATTTTAGGATCATAACTAATAGTCCAAGAAGCATCTTCAAAATAAAGTTGCCATACAGGAATTGGAGGTTGTCCTTGTATTGGATTTGGAACTAATTGAGTATCATCTCCAAGTTTAATAGCAAACATATAAGCATTATTCATATATATATTAAAGGTATTGTCTTTTAATATATCATCATATTGAACAGTTATAGATGCAGGTAAATCTGTTCTTAAGCTATAATCTTTCTTGGTAAAGTAAAGTAGACCATTTTGATTATCATAGATACTTTGTGTTCCTACACCAATAACAGGATTGTTAGTTAATGCAAAATTTGGAAATTGTTGAACAAGTTTAAAGGGGAGGTAGAGAACTAACCACCACTTGATGTCATTCATTGAAAGCTCATTAAGCGAGTTAGTATAGGAAAATATTTTCCCTTGGTTTTGGCTAATCCAATAAATACCCATTGGAGTATTAATTACACTTAATCTGTCTTGACAAGAAGCAAACTCATATGGCCTATCTGCATTAGTTATACTTTGTAAAGGTTGACTAAATAATCCACCATCACCAATAACAAGTTTAGTACCTAATCCAGTTTCTAAAGTATCTGTACCTTGGAACATAACAGGACTTTGAGATTCAAAGAATATCATAGCCCCACTTTTATTAATAGGTTTTATACAAGTTAATGTTGATTCAAAGTCTTTATAATTATTAATTAAGAATATACTCCAGTTATCTCTAAGACTTTCATACTGATTTGGTAAAGAATAAATAACTCTATTCTTACTATACACATAACAGTCTTCTGCTAATACAGGATTATAATTATATCTTTGGGTTGCTGCCCAAGAAACATAATTTAAAAATAACTTAGAATAACTTAGACTTTGATCATACTTATAATAATTAGTAGCTTTTATAATACCTGTATTAAATAAGATATTTGTATCATCATAATAACCTGGGTCATAAAATCTTTCAGTATCTAATTCTCCCCAATCTCTTTGAGCAAGATTGATTTCAGTTTCTACATAAAAATCTTTTACTCCAGAATTAAATAAGTAGAACCATGCATATTCCATAGAAAAGGAAAGTGATGTAAAATTAGGTAGTACAACCCATGTTCCTGGCGTATTACTTACATCATCTAAACTATAATAACTACTAGGAGTAACAATAGCATTAGGATTAAATGTATTAAAAAAAGTACCCATTGATGAGGTAAAATCTCCAGTTTGAAATTGATTAAAGTTTGCCCAATATCTTGGATAAGGAATCATTTCATTTTTAGTATAATCAAATTGTGTTCCATCAGGTTCACCATACATCCAATTATAAAAATAGAAGAATGTGTTTTTTTCAGTATACCTTCCTACATAAGTATCTCCACCAAATAAAGTTCCTGTAGTTGAATTAAGATTTAATACACCTGTTCTTGGATTAGGAATATATAAAGGTGTAGTACATGTTGAAACAGGAATAAGAGATATACTATTAATTTGACCATATTGATTTATTAACCTTTGTTTTAATGAAGCATAGTGAGAAGATGCTGTTTGAGGTCTTGTTCCTTTTGGATATGTAGCTAATCTAAAGTTTACATCTGAACTATAATCTGCAGGATTCTGAGAAGAAAAAGATTGTTTAGATGGATTTTTTACCTGAAGGTTATTAAAGATTGAAGGCTCTGCTAAAGCCACAACATCTGTAACTCTTATTCTACTAAAATCACCTGTATCAGGATTTTTTAATGTATTGCCAGTTTGAATAGCTACATAATTAGACCTATATAAATTATTAATTCTGTAAGTAGAATTAAATGTTGCAATTTGAGGACCAATATATTGTGCATGATTAATAACCCTTCTTCTATCACCAGTTGTAGGTATTGCATAATCTGTATATAAACAATGTGAATGATACCTTAATGCATAATCTTTATAACTAATAACAGCTTTAAAAAAGTTTAATGCAGTGTCTGTACCTTGAGTAAAGTAATTAAAAAATAAAGGAATATTAGCCGTTAAAGCACTCACACTTGCCATGGGCATGTTTTGATATGCCCCATCTGCTTGTTCAATGTTTACTGAACCAGTGTTTAATCCATTATGTGTTGCTGTTTCTACATTATAGGCTTTATTTAAACCATTATATATAAAAGTATCATCAGATTTTCCTAATAAATTATTTGACCATGAGGTAAGTAAACCACCTTTTAGATTATTATAGTTTTTAAAATAGTTTAATAATGTAGTACCTATTGCTGTACCACTTCCTGTATTATTAAAGTATGCAATATCTGCTTGAGTAGGAGATGTTACAATTAAATCATTTTGATTAATTGTTGTATCTCCTGTTGTATCATCATTGCCTGATGCATAAGTATTAGTATTTATGTTTGCAAACAAAGGAAATACTGTTCCTGGACCAAGAGTACCACTAGTATTACGTGTAGCAATATCTGTACTTAAATTATAATTTACTTTATGAGGTAAGTTTTCTTCAGAAAAACCCTGCATATATGGAGATACATAATTTACTTTTCTTTGACCATTCATTGCAATAGCAGCAATACCAAGACCAGCTAAAGCAGATATTACAAAACAAAAATCTTTAATTAATTTTTCTCTTGGATGCTTATCTGATAATTCAAATTTACCTGTTATATTACCATGAAATTCACCATGAATTTTTATTTCTTTAGCAGAGAGGAATGGATTAACAAAAGTTGTATCAGGACTATGAAAACTAAATATATTATTATTAATGGATGCTTGAGGATTATATCCAACTTGGTCAATCATACCTCCACCATATGGATATTTTTGACCAGTTGTAGGGGTAGTAGATAAGAATGGATCAGCACCAAGATCATTATAGGGATAGTTAGCATATAAACCTTTTTTACCTGAATTATCAGGTAGAGTATATTCTCTCATATTATTTATGAGACCTTTAGCTAAAATGGTTTTATTACCATTTCTTGTTCCTCTAAAGATTTCATAACCCACAATACCTACAACAGGAGTACCATCATTTTTAATTGGTGCCTTAATCTTATCAAATACTACACCAAGTATTCTTATATTTCCTGTTACAGGATCTGTGTATAGACAAGTAGATCCTGGACCAGTATTTAAATCAGGAAATTTATGATGTCTAATTTGTCTACCACAAAGATCAAATTGACCTTTTATAGAAACTCCATTTCCTATTCCTGGTGTTGCAGCTTGAATATTATATGGTAATACTCCTGGAATATTAAAACCAGGATTTAAAGTATTTGTTTCTGAATTCCATACTTCAGGATTATCATCTGGATATTGTTCTGATGATTCCCAATATCCCATAATACCTTCTCCAATAACAACACCACCATCTGATAATATAGTATTAGGAGCATTAGTAAAAACAGATGTATTACCTACAAACCATTCTTCATTTGTAAGATCACCAGTTATACTATCTAGAGCATTAGGTATTCCATCTATTCCAGGTGCATTAAATTTTGGTCTACCAGGAATATGATATGCAGAAGATTTATCTCCTGTATCATATACCCATCTTATAAAAAAAGAATAAACTTCATCTCTTAAGTAATTAGTTTTATTTCCACCTTTAATATAATAATCTGCAGGATATTCTATAGATTGCCATTTTGTAATAATTTGGTTAGCTAAAGGTTGGTAATTAAAATCTTCTTTTGAAGTAGGTCCTGTTCTAATTAAATATGAACCAACAGAATATGTAGCATCTGTTTTATCTATAATAGGTGTCATGATTGGAATCTGTTCAATAGGAAAAGTTGGCCAAGTATTATCTATTGTATCAAAACTAAGTCTTTGTTGATGTGTACTATATACACCTGCTAATTTTGCTACTGTTTGTTGATTTACTACAGATATAATTACTATTTGAAATTCTGTAAATCTAGTATCTAAACTAGTTAATATAACATCTAATGAACAGGAAGAGTTATTATGATTAAATAATGATTGCACATTTGATATATACCAATCACTTATTTTTTGGCCATCTACAGTATATGCAATAGCAACCATGTATGAACCATTGAGTAGTGTTCCTGAACCAAAACCATTTTGTACTTCTACACAAGGCGTATCAATAAAGGTAGCTAATCTTAATTTATTACAATCAAGATTCTTTGAATTTATTGTATTATTACAAGTAGCAGAGTTATTAGGATCTGGAACTTGAATCCAAGGAATAGGACTATTAGGATTTAAATAACTATTATCAGATACTGGGTCAATAGTAAAAGTAAGATTTCTTGTTGGATTTAATCCATCATCCCAGTATGCCCTATATGTACAACTAACTACAGGTCTTGTTACACCCTTAATTAAATTGGTTGCAGAAAAATTAAGACAAGGATCATTTACAACAGTTTCATATGTACATAATGATTCAGTAAAAATACCTATCTCATGACAAGGACCATTAGTAGTATAAATTAACCATTTATCTGCAGTGATATGTATTGTTCCAATGATTTTAGGAATTGAAGTACCACAACCAGTATAGGTTATATTAATACAATTTATATTTGAAGGTTCATTACCTAACTTTCCTAAGTCACCAGTTTTAGAATTGTTTATAGCATTTCTAGCCTGGGTCCAGGAATCATCAGGTAAGTGAAAATCATTTACATCTTCACTTAACTCTTTGTCAAATCTACGTGTATTAATCTGATTAGTATCTTTTGCCATTATCTAACTATTTTATCACCGTAGAGATCATTAGGATTTTTGTCCCACTGATACCAAGGATAACTCTTAAACTTACTTTATTATTTATGTTTTACAATATATTCAATTGCTTTAAGCATAATATTTATATTATCTTTAAATTTTCCAATACCTGTATTACAATTATCACATAAAAAACCTCTAATTTTTTTAGTATTGTGACAATGATCTAATGAAAGATCTTTTTTTTGTGATGAGTTATGTTCACCACAAATGGCACAATAGCCGTTGTAAAAATCATAAAGTTTTTTATATTCTTGTTTAGTAATTTTTATACCCTGTTTTTTATAAGAAGACATTTTAACCCCTAATTTAAATTTTTCAGGATTTTGTTTTCTATAAATACTTGACTTTATTTTATTTTTTTCTAAATTTTTTGGAAGTTTAGCTCTTTTTTTTGCATCTTCATTTTTACAAAATTTGCAATGAGACGCATATCCAGACTTGTTTCTAGGTTCAACTCCAAATAAAGAAACCTCTTTATTTATTTTACATTTTGTACAAATCATCTAATTACCCTTTCTCCCATATAATTGTTTGGATTACGATCATATTGAAACCAGCTATAACTTTTAAACATATCATAATATTTTGCATACTGAGCTCTACGATTAGTAGTCCATACTCTTTTCATTTCTGAGAAGTTAGGAGTATTAACAATAGTAAGAGCATAATTTCTTGCTGCTCTATATCCCTCTTGAATAAGTTGAATCTTAGCAGGACTAATATTCTCATCATTCATGATAAGATTTTCTAGTATTCTTTTTTTAATAGCATACTCATAGTACTCATTTATCATATCATGATCTGGAACCATAAGATTACCTTCATCATCTTCTAGATCACCTTGATAATTAACATATACTTTACCTGTTGTGAAACTGGTATAGAGATAGCCATTTTTTATCCAAGCAGAATTAACTGAATTAAGATACAAATTAGGACATCCACAATCTATTGATTCAGGATTCTCTAAAATTCTAATTGGCATTAATCTCTTATATGTATTAGTAGTTGTATTGATTCTCTGTACTAACTCATAGCAATCATTTTTACAATTCATAAATACCCTAGGCTTCCTACAGTAGTCACCAAATGGTTCTAAAGGATTGTAGTCTTGTGTAGAGCATGCAGTAGAAGCAGCAATACAATTGCATGGTTCAAAATTGCATCTATTACAATTGACTGTAGGAGCTGCACAGACATCTATTGTTCCTGGAGTTTCTTGGTAAGGAGCTATTAGCTTTTCTTCAATCCAAGTACCTTGTGGCATAGCTTGTTGTACAGTAACTTCATCACAAATAAGTGCAAAGTTAAGAGTAAAGAAATCATCAGGTAGTTTTACTCTTCCTTTTTCAACATCAAGTAATGCTTCTTTAGTCATCATAATCCTAAGACCAAGATCATAGTTAACTCTCTTAGCAACTTTAATAAGTTGTTGAGGTTCTATTTGATTTTGTAAAGCAGCATTTTGAAAATCAACCAGAGCTTCACTTAGAAGTTGATCAAATGTTCTATATTTAAGTGTATAATTATACGACATTGTTTTATGTTCTTAGTTGACTTTGTTTATCATCTTGCCCTTCTGCATGCATTTGAACCATCAGACTTAATTCTTTTATTGCATTTTGCTCTACTTCAGCAAATAGGTATTCAGGATACTGTAGTTTATTATCTTGGATAGGAGCACATTCATCACCATCACAAAGTAAATATTCAATACTTTCTTCCCATAATCCTTCTACTCTTACTGCTTCCCAAGTTACATTAGGTAAATAAAGATAACCATTTAAATACCAATAATACTTAACATTGTTATATTTAAAGTTAGTGCTCTTTGTCATGGCTACATATGTAGCTGGCTGAGTTCTATAACAAAGTTGAGAGCCATCAATAGAACTTACTGTTCTAAAGATAGCTCCATAGTCACCTTCTAATACTGTAGGTAGTTTATCTTTTGTACGCATAATTGTACAATTAGATTTTATATCATTACAACAAGCTTCTACTCTATCTACCTCAATTAGATCTACACAAGGTAGTGGAACAAATAAACTTTGAAAGCTTAAGATCTTATTTAATACTTGTTGTTTTCTAATAGATAGTTTAGCATATTTTGTTACTATGCTATATATAAGGCGATCTGTTAAAAAGGCATCTTCATTGACACCTTTCATAACATTTCTTATTCTTGATATTGATTCTCCTATAGTTAGTCCCATGTTAATCTAGTTCAAATTCATTATAATCTTTTGTATGAAATTCAGTATTTGCTAACATCTGATGCTTATACTTTTTATTTTTAAATAAAACATTAATAGCTGTGAAGTTTTCTACCTGAACATATTTTTTCCAATTCTCAGGATAATGCTTTGCTACTGCTCTTGTAAATTCTCTTTCTCCTTTAAATTGCCAAAGCTCCCTATCTTGTAATCTATACTTACTAATAAAGTTAGTATAAAATATTTTAGCTATAAAATTGTCAGATTCAAAATTCCTATGCTTAACATTTTGATTTAACTCTTTAGATTTTATATAATCAACATTATATTTTTTAGGAGGCATACATGTTCCTATAAATATATAACCTAACTCTTCTGGTAGTTCTGTGCCATCTCTATTTCCAATAGCATTTTCCCATATCCTTTTATTAAAAGTAACTATGATAGATTTAAGTGTACTATTTGATATATCTTTATATTGAGGATACTTCTCTTTAAACTTTAGATATAAGCTTTCATTAAGAATACTTGTTCTTTTTGCTCTAAATCTTGGAGCATTTAAGTCTGGCTTTTTGAAATAGTTTGTCATAATAATACACCTTACTATAATATACGTAATTTTTTTAAAGTTTAAAAATAAACTTTTAATCTGACAAAAGCAAAAAGCCCAGATTTCTCTGAGCTTTTCACCTGTCAGTCACTGTTATACCAACAAACCGTGACATTTTTTTGTTAGGCTAGTGTAGTTGCTTTAACTATTACTGAACCACAGATTGTTTGAGGAATTGCAAAGGCCATTTTATTTTATATTTAAAGGTTAAACTGTTTCACAACTAGATTCAATAAAAAATTCATATTCTGTATTTGCAAGGAGTCCTGTTACAGTTACTGTACCAATTGCACCAGCAAGTGGTGAGCCAAAATAAAGCCAAGTTGTTGTTCCAAATTTTCTATAACGTACTCTATAACTTGTAGCAGTACTAGGAATCCAAGATAATACAACTGAAGTTGCTGTATTTGCAATTGCACTAAATCCAGTTATAGGACTATAACATACATCTGGTGTATAACATGCATCAGGACCTACACCACCTTGTGTAGCTAAGACTTGAATTATATCACATAACCTATCTCCTGTTTTAACAAGACCTACATCTGGACCAGTATAGATGATACAACATGCATCAAATGTTTCTGAGCATGGGTTTGGTGTAGGGCAAAGGAATTCATTACAGGGGGCTGGTGTTGTTAGCCCCACATCATGACATCCACAATCTTTATTTCCGCAAGCCATTTTATTTTATTTTATTAAGGTAAAGGACTAGTTGTTATTGAATTAAATCCACATACTGTAGGAGGACACTCAAGACATGCTGTAGGTACAATGGTTAATCTTACATTATATACAGTAGATGATGTTAATGGAGTAAATGTTCCTGTTACAGGTACTGCAGATCCTGCAGCTTGAGATTGTGAACTTAAAAGTGTTCCATAAGTTGAATCATAAAGTTCTGCAGTATATGTATAATTACCAGAAAGACTAGTAAAATCATAACTTACACTTTCAGTATCAGCAGTTAAAGTAACCTCTGGACAATTTGCTGTATTAACTATAGTATATGATAAACATGAATTACATGTTGCATTTGTAGCTGGATTAGTTAAACAAGGTAATATATCTACTGTAATATCTAAAGCTGTATTAATTGGTGTACCTGAAAGATCAATAGTATATCCAGTAATGTTATTAAGATATGAAATAATATCAAAATTAACTAGAATTATACTACCTGCTGAATCTGTTACTTTAATTTGAGTAGTTCCACTGCATTGAATAAATCCAGTTGGAATAGTACCACTAATAAATATTGTTAATCCTGATTCAACTAATGTAGAAGTAAGACTTAGATCAATACCATCACATCCTGAAGGACAACAATTAACTTGAATATTTCTTACTGCTGTTCTAATATCACATACAGTAACCCACATATTTCCAAATGCTTGAGCTAAATTTGATACTGTATTAGTCCATCCAGGTAAAGATGACATTGTTGTTGTATTACTTGTAAGAGATATATCAGTATTTAAACCTGCACATTGCTTTACAATATTAGTATAAATATCTACTGTACCTCCTGTTGCTGATCTAAGTTCACAAAATTGTGCTTCTAATGCTGCAAGTACTATATCCATTTCTTCTGGAACACTTGGCAAAACACATACAGGAGTAACTGTTGGTGGTATGTATATAGGAGGAGTAGCATTTTCAAGAACAATAATTCTTGCTGTGTTGTCAGCTACTGCAGCTTGTAATGTAGTTATATCAATAACAATAGAGCATACTCTATTTGCTATAGAAGTAACATAGTCTGTTATTTGAGCTTGAGTAACTGTATCTCCAAAACCATTAACATAATAAAAACAAGGTGCTAAGTCTATAACACAGTCTGGACATCCTGCAGATGTTGTTGTACCTAGTCTTCCTATTATTATTCCATTTTTAGTATTAAGATCACATATCTGAGTTATCAAAAACTGAATAAGTTCAGAATAGCTTTGAGGTGGACCTGAAGGAAAGCTAAAACAAGATAGATCATAGGTACTAACCTTTAATTCATCAAGGACTGCACAAAGTTCTGTAGCTAGTTTGTATATTACATCACTAATTGTATCTCCTTTACAAAGATTAATACATGGAATATCTGGCCCTTGCCAGAGTACACAATTGGATGAGATACTATTACATCCTTTTTCATCATAATTTAGTGGTTTCATATTACTATAATATATTAAATATTCCTCTAATTAACAAATTAATTTATTGAACAACTTTTATTTTGACATCCACAGGCATTATCTCCACATGTAGAGCATGATCCTGCAGTTTCACAACACTCAATATAGGTATTTTTTATGTTAGTTAAATCAACTAATTCTTTCTTAATATCCCATTTTTGAGAGTCTTCATCACAACAAGTTTCAAGACCATATCTTTTACTTATCATTTGAGCATATACAGCATCTCCATATCTACAGTTTACATTTTCTGTATATAAAGTATCACAATCTCCACAATCTCTTGACTTACATTGAATACAATTAGATACTGTGGACAGTGTATCAATAGTTATTTCAATATCATAATAAAGAGCACCTTCTGAGTAGGTTGTTTCTACTAACTTTAAACATCCTTTAGCTACTTCAAATCCTGCATTATTATAAGCATTAGTAATTACTATTGATTGTAACCAATCAATTCCACCATTTGCAGTGACTGTGGTAGAAAGAGCACCATCATAAACAAGTTGTAACACATTGCCTACAGAATTAATGTATTCTTTTCCAGAAGCACAATCTACTAGTACATAGAATTTATGAAAACAATCTGATGCACAATCTGAACAACTTGAATATTGATTTAGTGGAGTTATTGTTTCTTGTGATGTTAATGGAGCTTCAGTTGGATTTAGTCTATAACAAGTAGATTCATATGGTCCTGTTGCTACACATACAAAAGCTACATCATTTAAAAGTGTTCCACTAAAATTACCAAATGGTATAACAAAGGTATTTGAAGTATTGGAGCATTCTGTAACAATTAAGTTATTAGTTGTAATACCACAATTAATAATACAATCTTCACAGTTATTATAAATACCATCAACTGAATAATTAACTATACTAGTTATAGGATCTTCTGTAAATGTTACTGTATAACAATTAGATCTAGTTAATTCACTATAAATACATATTATTTGTCCTAGTTCTATTTGAACTGATAACTGACTTTGATCAATTACTATTATTGGTTGGTCAATATCACAAGGAGTAAGTAAATAATTTAAAGCCATTTCTTAACAGTTATTACAAGAATTACAATCTGAACAACCTGACTCACAATTATTAGGACAAACAGGTTTAATATAACCAGGTCTTACTGGTCTTTCATTAGTTAACTTTGGTGGTTTAGGTGTAGGAATACATTGCTCACATCCTGTTTGCGTTGAAGTATCTGTAAAAGATACAGCTACATCAAGTGTTGCAGGTTCACCCTCACAAAATGGATCATATAATACCTTATAGCATTTAGTACCAAATTTTAATATTACTGTAGTATTAGCATATTGAGTTAAATTTGGATCTATTACATAGTCAAAGTCTGTTGCATCTTCACAATTAACTAATAGAAAACATCCTCTACATTTACTACAATCACTTAAAGTGTTTACTACAATAACATTTGTTTTTGTACCAGTACAAGTTTCAGGAATAGATACTCTCCAACATACTGTACTTCCTTGTATTGTTATAACCTTATTTATATAAGTAGATAAATTAACAAGTGTTAATAATGTATTTGAAGAATTTGAACAATCAGTTAGTTTATATGCACCAGTACATTCACAGCATTCAACATATGATCTAAGTACTGCTACTTCTGTTGTTAATCCTGTACATGATTCTGCAAGTTGAACATGCCAACAATTAGGTGTATCTGGAGGAAAAAGAGGACCTACTATAACTATTACTTCATTTAAGTAAAGTGATAAATCAGTAATAACATCAAGAGTATACATTGGAAATTGACAATTTACTAATGTATAACATGGTTGACAATTTCTTGTACAAATTTCACAATTATCATTAAAAGTAGCATCAAAAAAAGCAGTCTCCCAATCAAGATATACAATATCTGGATCATATGTTACCTCATTAAGAACAAGGCATCCTGATGCTATTAGTTGTTCAGTATTATCATATACATTGGTAATTGCAACAGGAGAAACAAAAGTTGCAGGAGTTGGTCTAGTAGGATTACTAACTACACCATTATATTCAAAATAAAGTATATTGCCATCTTCATTTTTATATGGCTCATCTGTACAGCAATCTAAAAGATTAAAATAGGCATGTATACAACTTCTACAATCTGGACAAGGTGGATACACAGGAAGTGGTGGTACTGGTTCTGGTAATGTATTAAGAGGAGGACCAGCTGCCATACATAGACTACATAATCTATATTCAGCAAGTGCTGTATAAGAAACACTAGTAGTAATAGGTAATTCTGTAAGTTCAATTGTCCAACACTTTACATATGGATCAATTCCATATATACAATATACATGTGGCCAAGGACCTGCAGGTAAATCAATAATTTGAATATAGGTAACAACAATAGGTGTTCCTCCTAAATCACACGCACAGGGTGTTAATAATATTCTTGTACTTGGATCTGTTTCAGCCATCTATAGTTGGGTTTTGTTTTGTATACATAATTGTTGTTACTGGCTGTGGTTCTGCAGGTTTAAGTTTAGTTTCATATTGTCCTACACAATTAGCACATACAGGAGCACCATCACTGGCAGTTCTTTTTTGACATCCACAACTTAGTGAAGCTTTACAGTTTTGACAAGTTGACATTTTATGTTGGTTTTGTTGGTTACTAACAGGTTGTACAACTTGAGCAATTCATTTTATCAATAAGCTTTAAGGCATATCTGTAAAGATCCATACCCTTTGCTGGTTGATGACAGAATTCAACATAAGCTTTAGCAGCTTTTAGGTATTGTTGAATAAGTCTTACTTGTTCAAGTTTTGCTTTTATTTTTTCTGGTGGATCACATGCACCAAGATCTAATTCACAATAGATACCTTGTATCTTATTAAGAGCACAAGTTATTCTTAAGTGATTGTATTCTACATATACTATGTCATTAGGAGATACACTGTATTTAATAATGTATATCCCATCAGGCAACTTAGAGTTTTTAGATCCACAGTTTGTAGATTGTAGTCCTAAATCACATGCATTAAAAGGTTGATAAAACCCAGGTGAAATATCTGGAGTAGTTATTTGCACAGGATAATTAAATCCAGGTACTGTAATTTCAAGTAAAGGACAGTCTATTGTATTACTAGTACTATATATACTTGTATCTAATATAGGAAGGATACAAAGGTTAAGAGTATCTGGAAGTTCAAGACTTAATATATGATTAGCCATTTTGCAAATATAATGAAATTATTAAATGAAAAAAGGGAGAGGAGAGACTTTTGACTCTCACTCTCCCACTTTTTCAAATTGAATTTGTAATTATTACAATGGTGTTACAAGACCATTTCCATCTACGTTAACTGAACAACGTGTACAGTCTCTAGATACTAGAGTAGTACAGTCTACACAAGCAGCTAACCAAGCATTCAAGAAAGTATCAAGAGCTGCGTTACCTACTGGAATCAAAGGATTAGCTTCATTAACAATAATCTCCAACATATATCTATCATTGTCAAATGTACCAGTTGGGTTGTTAAAACGTGGAACAGAATGCAATAAGAAATAACGTGTATAAAGAGCGTTTCTATTAACAGCTCCAAGGATTTGATCACCTTGAGTGATTTCCCTTACCCTGATGTCAGTGTGGAAGAAGTTTTGTAAGTAAGATTCTGCAAGGATAAGATCCCTTACAACTTGCTCACCAAAGCCCATTCCTTGTACACCAAGACAGTCATTGTAAACACAAAGATTTTCAAATACACAAGGATCACCATTGTAATCTACTAATGAACCATAGATACGTACAGGCTCTTTTTCAAAGAAGTCTGTGATTTGGAAAGAGCAGTTACCAAATTTGGTTTCTACAAATGCACCAAATAAACGTATACCACCAGTTGTACCAGCAACATAACCAGGAGATGTATAATAATCCCAAGTCTGAGGTTTACCTGCATTAATACCTGCAGTCAAAATTGGAACAGGAAGACCTGTTGAAGGATCAACTGTAGTTCCTGGAGCATACCAAGGATTACCAGCTTGATCAAAAACAACTGGAAGAATAAAATCTTTCAAGTAGTTATTGATTACAATAGCTTTTGCCCACTCAATCATAACATTAGTTGAATCAACAGCTGTAGGAACAGTTCCAGAGCAGCAACCTGTGTAAGCAGATACAGTTTGGTAAGCATTGTGATTCAAAGCTCTAAGAGCTGGAGAACCTTTAACATCTATACGTAAGTAGTAAGTCTCACCACAAAGAAATTGTTTAGAACAATCTAAATAAGTTGTACCACCTTGGAAATCAGAATCTAAAGGAAATGTAACTGTAGAAACTACAATAGTAGTTGCAGTTGCACCACCAGTTTTAGTAAGATAACCAGGAATAACAAGTGGAGATACTGTAAAGGCTACAGTTAAAACATCAGCAGCAGTATAACCATTACCTGGTGAAGTAAGTGTTACAGATGTAATAAGACCAGCAGCACTTACAACAACAGTTGCAGCAGCATTGTTACCTGTACCTCCTGAAAGAAGGATATTTGTATAAGTCAATGGAGCACCCGTTGTATTTACATAAGTGTTGTTACCTATTGTTGGAGCAGCAGTTGTAGCAATATTTTTACCAGCTGATTTACCAGCAGTACCAATAGTGATAACTGATTGTTGAGGAACACAAGTTGTAACCTTATATACTTGTTGTATATATTTTGGGTTAATAAGTTTAGACTTGTTAGTTTCTTTGTATCCACCATGGAAAGGTCCAATTTTATCATTGGTCAACAATGAAGAAGATGCAAGAATTAATGGACAACAAGCTGTTCCTAAAGTTCCTGTTGTTACTGATAAATAAGTATCAGCAGTAAAGAAACCAAAGTAACCTGGAGCCAATGTAGATAAAGTTGCTGTAGTTACACTAGCAGTTGTGATAAATCCACCTGTAGAGGAAGGACTTAGTGCAGTACCACCTGTCAGGGTAGTACCTGTACCAAGAAACATCTTGGTAAATGCATGATTGAAATAAGCCATTTTTTTTTTTTAAATTAAGTTAAACAATAAACAAATATATATAGGTATTAATATAATAAATTATTTTAAGAATAGCAACTTATATTTTGTAGAATTTATTAAAGATTTTATTTCATCTATAGTATTTTGAATTTCTGAGTGACTACATGCTTCATGTACCATCTCAGCTAAGTCATATAATCCTCTTAAATACTTAATACAATCCTCTGCAGTTTTCATTGTAGGTAGGTTTACTGAAGTAGGAAATGTAAGTAGCTTCTCAGTTACTCCTTGATACTGTTCTATTAAGTCATCAGCTAGGTCTCCAGCAGCATCATAAAATCCTCCCATTGCTGTGTGTGCAGCATATGATCCTACACCAGTAACAAGCAAATGATTAAGATGCACTTTAGTTACTCCATTAAGTAATTCAAAACCTAATGTTGCAATATGTTTTGAGTGATCACCTTTTGAACTTGTTTCTACCCCAGATTTAAGAGGTCTTTGAACGTATTCTGCCATTTTATTTAGTTATTAGATTCTACTGATTTTTCTTGTATTTGTTGTTGAATTATAGATTCAATATCACCTGCTAAAATTTTAGAACATTCATCAACTAAAAGTTCTACTATATCATCTTTAAATTCACAGACTATATCTACTAAAGGTATAAGACCTGTATATGGATCTTTTACATTTGTTATTTCAATTTTAATAGGTTGTCTATAATAAGTAAGAGTAGTATTTTTTAATATAAACTCATTATTTGTATAAACTTGAAACGTATTGTCCTTTAATGTGGCAAAAGTTTCACCCCACTCATAACTAGGTTTTTTATTATAATCCTTAAGTAATATGTCTATATTTTGATTCTCTGTTAAATAAACAATCATTTTTTTTGCAGGACAACATCCATCAACTTTTTCTGCCTCAGTAGATATTCTTTTAAACTGCAAATAATTTATAGGCAAAGTTGTACTTTCAAAGTATTGTTGTTTATTAGTCATTACTATAGAAAGTGTTGTAAGTAATATTTGAAGATCATCAATCCTTCTTTTGGATTGCTCATCTCCTTCTTTTACTATATTTAATCCATGCAAATTCCTTCTAACCCAATCTGATTGGCCTTTATTAAAAGCTTCAATAATCTGCCAGTCCTGAATATTGTCATAGTCATTACTAGCTAATTTATTTAGCCTTTGTTTTACCTTTATGAGTATAGTTGAATTTAACATTTAATTAGCATTTCCATTTTTTTCTTGCAAGCCTTAATCTACTATTAGGATCTTTAGCTGCCTTGGGGAACATTTTCATTTGACCTGCAGATCTAGCACAAAAAGATTTTTTTCTAGAACCACCTTCAGGCTGTGGAGCTTTAAGGTGTGATCCAGGATTAGCATTATTATAAGATGCTCTGCCTTTTGCATTAAGTCCACCAGAAGGAGACTTACCCTCTTTTCTTTGCCAAGCAGCAGTCTTTGCCATTACTTTTTCTTTTTAGAATTAGACTTCTTCATGTTACGTCCTATATTCATACCTACTTGAAAAGATTTTTTAACCTTTTCTCCACATGCTGACTTCTTTGTATTTTTACTAGATGTTGCCATATTATTTTTTTTAGCTTTCACATTAACCATTAGTCTCAGTTGTATCTGTTGTAGTAGTATCTGTAGTTCCTGACTCTGTAGTAGTATCAGTTGTTGTATCTGTAGAAGTAGTTGTAGCTTCTTCAGTAGTTACTTCAGCAGCAGGTTCAGTTGTAGTCTCTGCAGTTGTAGTAGTTTCTTCTACAACAGCAGTTTCTTCAATTGTAGCAGTTGGTTCAACTACAGTCTCTTCTACTACAGCAGTAGCTTCTTCTGTAGAAATTGAATCTCCAAATGAATCAATAGGAATTGAGGTTGTTGATTCCTCTGTAACTACAGGAGTTTCTTCAACTATAGGTGTTTCAACAACTGATGCTTCTTCTACAACTTGTATTACTTCTTCAACACCAACTACAGGAAGACCTGAAGTTGCTTGATTACTCATAACATTTACATTGAATAAAAGATCACTAATAATAGCAATACTCAAGTTAGGTTCTTCAATACTCTGATGAATTGACAATTGTTTAGTTTTAGTTAAAACTTCAATTGATGATTCTTCCTTAATATCATAAGAAATAGTATAGAGAATGTTTTCACCAGATGTTACTCTATCTGCAGACTCTGTATAGTTTATAAGTTTATATGCCATTTTAACAAGATTTTTTTGATTTAACCATTCCACCTTTTTTCATTGCAGGTGAAACTAATTTTGCAGGTTTAGGAGCAGCTCCAGGATATTTTGAATAATCCTTTACATCTATATCCTTATAAGGTTTACCAGAAAATGAACTTCCTCCAAATTGTTTTTTCTTAAGATCATTAAGATCATTAAAATGCTTAAGAGGATTTGTTGTAGTTTTTAATTTCATTGTTATTTAGATTTAGCCATTTTTTTAAATGTCCTGGCAAGAGCTTTTCTTTTAGGAGTACAAGTTTTTTTGGTTTCTGGAGTACAAAAACCTTTATGTTTAGGATTTACTGCTTTTTGTATCCACTTTTTGTCTGACTTAGCTGCCATTATTTTTTAGATTTAGACTTAATTTTAGACTTAACTGCTCCACCTGTTTTACGTAAAGGTTTACCTTCATATATTTTACCAGTACTTCTTTCTGCAGCTCTAACTCCCCATTCCATTGGTTTTGCTATACCAGCCCACATAGCTGCTCTAACAGGAGCCTTCAGTACTCTATCAAACATATTTTCAGACTTTGGACCTAAAATATCTTTAGCATCCATAACATTATATGTTCCTGGTTTTCTAGTTGCTTTAACTGCAGGAGTAGATTTTACAACTTTTCCTGTTTGAGCTTTTTTTAATATTTTCTTTGCCATTATTATTTCTTTTTTGTAGGTTTTACAATAGTACTAAGACTATTAAGAGATTTAGTTATACCTCCCATTAAAAATTTATCTTTCTTAATTTCTTCAGCACGCTGCAAAGTTCTCATTGCATCACTGATTTCCCAAGACCTATCAATTTTAGGAGAAGCTATTTTTACTTTCTTTGCCATACTATAATATAGTTAAAATAAATGATTCTGCCAAAACTACAAAATAATTTAATAGTCTTGGCAGAATTTTAATTTTATTTTCCCTTAACTTTTTTAAGTCTTGGGTTTTTAGCTTTTGCAGCAGAAGAAGCTTTACGTGAACTAGAAGCTAAGATTGCCCCTGCGGCCTCTTTGCTAATACCCTGTTTGCTTGCAATGCTGGCCTGGACGGCCTTAAAGCCTGGGTGTTTTTTACTTGCCACTTTGGTTTTAATTTTTTATTACAATTACACATTATCTTCCTTGTCTATTGTATTTCTTATAACCTAATTTTTCTTTAGGACCAAGTTTTTTCTTAGCCTTCCCAGTTTTACGTACACCAAAAGAACTCTTTTTAGTTGAACCTTTATCTACTCTAGCCATGGTTATTTCTTTTTAGCTTTAATTGTACCACCTTTTTTAAAGGTAGGAGTTTCTCTTTTTACTCTAGATTTTACATTAGGACTAGAAATTTTTGGTCCTTCTGGAGCAACAGCAGTAACATAGCCTTTTTGTATTTTTGATACTCTAGGACTGCCAGTAATAAAACCTTTAAGTGTTCTTTTTACTTTACTTTCATAATCACCTTCACTATTCTGTTTTGTAACAGTTTTATATTTACCATCTGCTGATTTAACAGAAGTAGAAGATGTGCCACCTATTTGTTTCTTTAATAACTTTTTAGCCATTATTTTTTCAATTTACCAGTTGGCACATCACAAGCAGCTTTATTAAGACCACCTGTATAACGTGTAGGATTAGTTACTACTGTAGGATAAGTGTTTTTACCACCAGTATATTTAGTAGGATTAGTTACCACTTCAGGGAACTTGTTTGAATTTTTTAGTGTACCAGCCATTTTATTTAGTTTTTAGTTATTGCCATAATTTTTCTACCTTCTTCATGAGGTCAACTAAGACATGCTCATTAAGAGGATTCTTTAAAAACTCAACACACTCAGAAGGATTACGTCCCATTTGTGTAGATGAGTCAGTATGATATATAAAACCATCTCCTTTAAATGAAATCATTTTATAAAATGTTCCATCTTTAACAATTGATTTTAATTTTAAAGTTTCCATATCTAGCTCTGCAGCATCTAGGAAAGATTGAGCAGCTCTTCTTAAATTTGACTCAACACCATCACCATTGATAAATGTATCCATGTTGTCATAGTAAACATCATTAGGTGTGTTCTTTTTATATTGAGGACTATTTGCATCAACTACTTTACATACATAAAATAATTTGTTAATGTTTTTATTAAATAGTTTATCCAATTCAGAAAGGGCCCTATTTTTAATCTTCTTAAGTTCTGTTTTAGTAGAGACAGTATCCACAAATTTATCTAAGTAAAACTTAGGTGGAACAGCTGAACTTCTTGCTAATTCATAACTTGGACAAATCATTGCAAATCCACCAGCTTCAATAGCATATAACTTAATAAGGTCATATGGATCTTTAGCAGGATCAAGAATAACTGGATCATTACCACATCTCATTGTGATCCTATTCCAGAACTCATCATTATCATGTCTGAGCAATTTAAGTTTATTCCAAAAATCAGGATCATTGGCATCTACTATATTTGCTGCAAGTTCTTTTTCAAGTTGTGATACTACAGTTCTTATTTCTTTAATCTTTGCTTCTCTTGTTTCAGTATCCTGAATAAGTTTAACTTCAGGTGAAAATTCATTAAGACCTGTTAGGTAACGCTTAATACCATTTCTCTCTATACATGCAAGTTGTTCTTCATGGAACACACCATCATATAAAGACATTCCATATTTTTCAAGGCCAAGATTACTCATATCAGCATCAAAATATGGTTTAACAGAAATAGTCCCTGATTTTACGTCATAAGGGGATGACACAATAGTAATACTCATTTTAGTTTAGATTTGGTTGGTTATTAGACTGACATATTTAGTGAAAATTGGGGAGAGCTTTCACCCCCTCCCCTATTCCACTTGCCCTACACGATGCAGGGACTTTGATTAGAATGATCCACCAGTGATTGGGTTTCTCATAACAATTTTCAATACCTTAGTAGGATCTTTCACCCAAATTGCAGGCATTGTTTGAGTCATCATGACACGGTATCCATTGAACTGACCAGAGCTTTGGAAGCCTTGTGTACGTCCCATGTAATCCATTGTACCATTTTGATACCACCATTTTAGTTGATTATCCCAAGATAATTTTAGCATGAAGATATTATCATTACCAGTGTCAGTGATGTCAAAGATAATGAAGCTATAAGATGACAAAGGATTACCATCAATGATTGGGTTTTCAATGTCATTTGTATGCAAGTTATCAAAAGCTGGGTTAAGAACAAACTTAACATTAGCTAAGAAAGGAATAACATAACTTGTGAACGCAAATCCAAAGTTAAGATCCATTGCACTTGTACCATTGATAGCACCAATACCAGCGTTGCTAGCAGCTTGAATAACAAGACCTGAGTTAGCAGCTTCACGTTTGATAGCCTCATTTACAAGACGCATACCACCCATACCTGTTTGTACAATCAATTGACGTTTTGGATCTGGTCCTTGAAATTCAACCCTACCTGCGTAGAAGTTATAAATTTCAGAGCGGAACAATTCCAAGTTGAAGTTAGATTTGTTGTATACTCTTTTGAAAGAGTTATCCAACTGTTTCCAAAGACCCACAGATAAACGCATATCATCTGGACCATCTTGCTTAATACGTCCACCATGTCCCCACATCAAGTAGGTTTCAATGTCAGTAGCAATTTTAGTCAAGTGAGCAGCTTCCATAGAAGTAAGGAAAGTTCTGGTTAAAGTACCATTACCTACTGCACGCTTCAAATAGTCTTTACCCATTTTAGAAGCAATGTCTTCAATTTTAGTGATTGAAGGATCTAGAGTTTTATCAAAGTTTCTCCAGATTTCAGTTACAGGAACTGTACCATCTGCATTCATACCACCTTTGATCATCATGTCAGCTTTAGAGCTGATAGAATAATGTACGTGAGCTTCAGCACCACCTACAAAGTTGTAGAATTCACGGAATCCAGCTCTTGTCTGAATATCAGAAAATCTTTCACCATATTCACCTCTTGCAGAACCTTTTCTGAAAAGTTTGGTTTGTGGTTTAATGTATTTGTTATCAAGAAACTTGTAGTTATCATTGTTAACCAACTGTACTGTGTAGATGAAACCATCTCCCATAGGAAGAATATCATCAGCAGTAATGTACATCTCCACACCATTGTATTTGTCATAAGTGATAATATCACCATGTCCAAATTCACGTTTGTTGATTTTGATCTTGAAGGTTGTACCATCAATACCTTTTTGTTGATTAGTTGATTCAATGTCTTCAAGGATATAAGGAAGATCCTGGCTAACAGGGGTCTGCCATTTATACTCACCACGGGCATTGTCTACCATGATAATGTTTTTGCCACCAAAGGATGACAATTGATACAAAGGCATTTCTACCTTTTGTGTCATAGCCCAAATATCTACTGGACCCAAATCCATGGGTTCAGAGTCTTTAAGCATGTTTACTAAGTGGTAAGAATCCACGTGTGAACTAGCATTGTAGTTCGTATCACGAAGGAGTATACCATTGTTTAAAACTGGAGTGCTCATTCTTTTTTAAAATTTAGTTATTAATTAATTGATTAGTTATTTATTTTTTTACTGCTCCACCTTTTTTCATAGGAGGTTTAGCTGTTTTACTTTTTTTTGTAGCAGTTTTAGATGTTTCTTCTTTTTTTGCCCATGGTGGTACCCATTTACCACCTTTTGCTGCAGCAGCAGCTTTCTTTTTTGGAGTTGCCATTATATATTAAAGTTTAAATTATCTTTTAAAGAAATTTTGTGAAGGTCTAGAAATACCTGATTTTTTAGGTCCACTAGATGGTTTATCTTCTTGTTCATTGTAAGAAGCATTTTTTCTACCTTCTTCAGATTTAAGTTGTCTAACTGTATTAGCTACAACTTCTTTTTTACCACCTTCTTTTACTTTAGATTTATATCCATCTGGATCAGCAAGTAACCAAAGAGCTTCAGCAAGTAGACCATGATTTGGTTCTACATATTGATACTTCTCTAGAAGATGACCTAGTAGATTAGTTTGTTTACCAGATACTGAAGGATAGTTTGGTTGAACCAAGCCAGAGAACAATAAGTTTTGAGTTTTTCTGTCAAGCTTAATCCCATTTAAATCTCCTGGCTCAAGTGTTTTATAAACACTGTCCATATAATGTTGAGATTGTTCAGCTTGTTGTGCACGTAATTGTTCTTGTTGTTGTAGTTGATATTGGATATGTCTCTCAGATAAAGCATCTAATTTTGGTTTAAATTTATTTGCTTTATTTTCTAATTCACCTCTATCTTCCCAACCATCTATTTCTTCCTCAATCTCATCAGGAGTACCAAAATTTGTAGCTTGGAGATAACTACGAACAATGCTTTTTTGATCATTTTCATCTGTTGTGTCTAAGGATTTAACTTCTTCTACTGCAGCAAGAGCTCTAAAGAAACCTTTAAGATCTTCTCCACCATCAGCTACATATTTTGCTGCGGCTTGAAGTTCACCAGGTAATGATTCAAAGAATTCTGCAGGAACTTGTTGACGCATCTTTTTTTCCTTTTCTTGAAAATTAGCTTCTAATAATTCTTCAAAATCTTGAAGAGTATATTTATCTAAAGGCTTATCATCATCAAAAGGAACAAGAAGATTTTTTTCAATAAGTTTATTTGTAAGTTCTACAAGACCTGCTTTATCTATTTTAGGTCTTCCTGTAGTTTTACCTACTTCATTATCATCATCATCTTCATCTATATTAAGCATACTATCTATTTCAGATTTTGAAACTGGAGCTTTAAACTCTTGTTTCTCATCTTCTTTAGAATCAGATGTATTACTTATATCTTCTTTTTCAATTGGTTTATCTAAAAAGGATACATCAACAGTACTTCTACTGAAGAGATTATTTTTTGATTCTTCTTTTTTGTCACCAGAAGGAAGCATGACACTATCCCCAATATTGAGGATATCATCTAGATTCATATCTACTGTTTCTACTGAAGTTGTTTCTCTATTTTCACTCATAGTATTTTGGTTTATTGGTTGGTTAATTTGACTGACATAATTAATATAGCAAATTTATACAAATAAACTTTATAAATTTGAATACTATACATATTTAAAATAAAATTTTGTGCACTACATAGCTAAGTTATTTTTTCTTTTTGCTGTTATCTTTAGCTTTCACATCAAATCTATTTTTATTTTCTTTGGCAATGTTAAGTTCCATTTGTTTCATTGCTAATTGAGCTTGAATTTTTTCTTCAGCAATCATATGTTTCTTATCACTCATCATGCTCTTATTGTTTTCTTTTTGTTGACCTAGTGCCATAGTTTGTTGAAACTCATCTGATTGTTGAATCATACCTAATGCATCCATATAATCAGATTGCTGATTAGTATTAACATCTTGCATAGCACCATAACCAGCTGACTTAATCTCAGCAACAAGTAAATCTCTTCTTCTATCTTTTTCTTTCTCAAGACTAGATCTATCAAGCTCCATTTGTTTATCTTGAGTTCTTTGCTGCATCTCCATCTCCTTCATTTGCTGTTCATGTTGCATTTGTTCTTGACGTTGAGTAGTAGATTTTTTCTCTGTTGCTTTAAGAACATGATTAAGTTCTGACATGCTTTCTGCTTGCATAACATTACCAAGATCGTAAATAGTAGCACCTGTAGTATTATTAGTAACAACCAATTGTTTGAATTGCTCTAGCATGGATCTGTGGTTTGCCTTTGTAGTTGCAAAAATATTAAGATCTCTAGCTAATAAATCTGTACCATTAATTTCAAAATTAACTTTTTCATCATTAGAAGTCATGTATTGTAATCTAACACTTGGCTTTCTTGAATGATAATACTGAGCTAAGTCTGTTCTCATTTGATGAATCCTAGGCATTAGATAATCACAATGCTGCATAAAGTAAACTTCTGTTTGAGCAAAAGAACCTGTTACAGCTTGTTCAATACCTTTAGCAGTATCTGTTTGACCTATTTGCTGTCCCAGCCTTTGTGGTGTAATACCAATAACTTCAAAAGCCTGATTTTTAAAGTAACTAGCTAATTGAACCCTAGATAACATTCTTTGAGTTTGTTCTAAATTCAAAGTTTGGAAGTGCTGAAAAGCTAAAGGATTTTCTGTATTAGTAATAGTTGTATCTAAGGGCAACATTTGGAAATTCTTCATTGCCACATATGCTTTGGCCAAATTGTTCTTTCCCCAGTCTTCATTCATTGAGTGTCTAGGTAAAGCATTTTGATCAAGCAAGATTACTGTACCAAGTTCATCTACTAGAATATCTGCAATCTGATTATTTACAATATTGTATCCAATTTGGAAAGGCTTCATAAGATCAACCATAGCTGTAGATCTAGTATTTCTATCTGAGAATACAGCTCCCTCTACAGGTAGTTTACAACCATAAAGACTATTATCACCTTTAAATTGGAATCTTAATGGACCTGATTTGTTTTTATCAATACCAAGATACATAGGATTAATACCTCCAGGATTATTCATACCCCAGAAACTAGGATGATTAGGTCCAATCTTAACTCCACCCCAAACTTCATTGATCCAAATCCAATCTATGTGTTCTCCAAAGATTAAATTATCTTTAGATTTGTTTTTAATTAATCTAGTATTATAAACTGGTTTATCAATTACATCATAATCCTCATCTATAATATCAGTTATTACTTCACCTGACTCAGATACTTTTGTAAGATGACCAACTTTTCTTTGGCTTTTCCAGTAGGACGTAGTGACTCTAAGTAAAAAACTAGACCCCATAGGAGCATAATCTTCACCTTCTGCCATAATCCAATTAATAATATCACCACCAGGAGCAATACTATTGTCCCACATAGAAGTATACTGCCTATAAGCAAGGCCTGGCATAGCAGTATTCCAATCATGACCTTTTGTAGCATCGTAGTATGAACCATCATTTTGATAACCTTGTAGTGGATAACCTGCAGACCTTACAGGATAAATTGCTTCAATTGACTCTAATTGTTCTTGAGTCATAATATAACCATACTTATCTATAACATCAGCTATAGTCATCATATCTATTCTACCTGCCCAGTTACCCTGAGAGATGTATCTATTGTCTGGTGATTTGTGGTAGAAAGATAATACAGGATTCCAAAGCTCTACTTCATAATCATCCTCACCCATTCTAAAGTGCCAGAATTCTCTATCTGTAATAAGCATATCTCTAAAAGCTCTTTCCTCAAGCTCATCCATTCTGAATCTTTCTTCATCAACTTTCATCTGATGAGATGCCCATTGTTCTACCATGGACCTATAATCTTTATCAAAAAATCCTTGAATCTCAGGAAGAGTTTTAAGATTTTCTGGATCCATTTGTTGTTGGATTTGTTGCTGTACTTCAGGATCATTTGGATCCATGCCTTGTTGAAGCATAGCTTGTAACAACTTTGATTCAGCTTGAGAGTATAATACTTTCTCTACTTGTTGTCTTTTTGATTCAAGTTGTTCATTATAAGAAAACTCATCTACAGTTCTAAAAGTAACTTTAGTATTTCTTTTTGCAAACTCAGAAACTAATACATTAACTACATTAGGAATAATAGGATAAAATTTAAGTTCTAAAGCACTTGCATCTTCTCTTGTTAGAGTTTCTACAAGATCTCTCATCTCATTATCTTCTTCTACAATGTAATCATCTCTATCTATTACCCCTTTAGCTAACTTGTAGTTTTTCATAAGCCTGCGTGCATTCCTACGTATTTGCTTAAGACCATTCCACTCTAGCCAATCTAGATTCCAAGCTGTCCACTCAGGATCTTTTTCTTTTCTTGGTATAAACTGTATTGGTTGGGTTATAGAACCCATACGGTTATACTCTGATTTAGCTCCAGCTTTTAACTGCATTGCATTTAGAACACGCATTTTATATAAATTTTAAATTAAACACTCCTTTTTTAATCAATCTTGTCATATGACAAGCTGATTTATGATAATATAATGCACAATCTGTTATAGATTGAAAAATTATACCTGTATCAAAATTTTTAACTTTTTTCTTTAATTTTGAAACTCTTTTATTTATTGTTTCTTGACTATGCTTTCTTCCAAGTTGAGCTTGTCTATTTATTTCTTTTTGATAATCTGGTAATTTTTTACCAAAATTAGGATTACCTAAACCTTTTAAATGACCTGTTCTTTTAGCAATTAACTCTGAAGATTGTTTTTTACCATACATTGGGTTTTTCTTTCCAAGTCTACTATCTGAAATCTTCTTTCTACTTTCTTGTGAGAGTTCTGTGACACCTTCACCACCATTTGTCATATTACATAATTTTCCAAGACCTAAATCTGATCTTCCATAAGTCATAATAAATAACTTTTCTTTTGTTTCAGCTTCAGTCTGTGTAAGATTATCAAGTAAAATATTTACAATAAAATGACCTTCACATTTATCTACTATTCGTTGCCAATAAATGTTTCTATTTTTTGTAGTATGGGCTCTTTGATATTTCCATTTTTTCTGGTATCTGCCAAGTCCAATATAAAACACATCTCCTGTATCAGGTCTTATATGTCTGTATATATAGAATATTGCATTTAGAACCTTCATATTATCTTATATTTTTAAATGGGCTTCTTGAATGTCTCATTGATTCATTATGACTTCTTGATCTTCCAAGATGCTTAAAAGGGTTTGTATTTAATTTAAACAAATTTGCTGACTTTTCCAAGTGTTTTTTATCTAACACCTCTACTCTCTTTCTATAACCACGATTAGCTTGCTGCACTTTAGCAAAGGAAATAAGAGCTGCTAAAGCAACTAACCTATCCACGTTGATGGTATCATTATAAGATTCCATCTCTTTCATAGCCATTATATCTGGTATTCTTTCTATACCATATGATGTTTTAACAATGGTGCCATCTTCTTTAGTTTCTGTATCTATTTCTTCTCTGAGAAATTCAATAAGATAACTAAGAAGGTGAGCTTTAAAGATTGTACTAACATTTTTCCATCCATATTCTTGGAACACATTCCTATTAGCACCTAGATCTTTAAGAAATAGTATCTGGTCTTTAGGAACAAGGTATTTTTGTTTTCTTTTAGAAATCATGTATTGGATAAACAAGGACACGTTATTCTCTATAATTGTCCATGCATTATACCACTCTATAATTAACTCTAGTCTTTGATGAGTTTTTGTAATGTCATCAAATCTACCACACCAGGCAGCTACAATCTTATCCTTTTCTATAAAGGATTCTACAGTATCTGTATCTATTCTTGTTACTTCAACTGGATTCTTATATACATATATAGAACAAAGTGAATCACTTGTTGTAGTTTTTCCTTCTGAAACTGGATCCACAGAAGCATAGTAAGTTCCCCACTCAGATTTAGGATCTGGTTTTTCCCATACTACAATAGTTCCTGTTTTATCCTCAGTCTTTTTAGAGATTGGAAAATCAGAGATAGGTAACTTATTAGTTAACTTATGCTCTACTTTACCGTCTGTAGTTCTAAATAGTTCTACAAATTCATAAGCATAATCTTTTTCTTCAATTCTTCTTTTCTGAGCTGCTACTAAGTGTTGAGGAAAAACAGAAAGTTTTCTATAAGCAAATGCTTCAGCAATATTTCTTGGATGCTGAGAAATCCTAAGTTGGTATTTTTCAGGACTAAGATCTTTCTTCCATTTTTCAAACTTAATGTTAAGAGCCTCTAAAGCTTGTTCAACTAATGAGTTTCCAAACTCATCAATGTAAGGAGGCATAGACCATTGTTCTGGAATAAAGAGACCTGACACACCTATAGTACCTTTATCATCTAATAGATTTGTCTCTACTGCATAGATACTGTGTGGTTCAGGATTAAGCATCATTTCCTTAAGAGGTTCACATTGGTCAAGATCACCCACGGATCCTGCAGCTATAAAAGTTCCTGTTGTTATATCTCCAGACTGTAAAGCAGGAAATAAATACTCTACTGTTTTGTCCATGTTAGGAGCAATCCCAGCTTCTTCATAAAAGAAGTACCTGATTGCACCACCCACTCCAGCTGTATCACTTTGTTCAAAACTAGTTCCTTGGATAGTTCCTTTAAGACCTTTGTAAGTTGACCTACCATTGTAATCTGTATCTTCAATTTGTTGTTGCCACATTAATACTTTATTAGGAGACATTGGCCTATACCAAGCTGTCTTGTCATCTAAGAAAGATTTGTATTCTGTTAGAAACTTCCATGAACCCTTATCATTTATATAATCCTTTAGACTTGCACCCATCTTTAATATAGGTGTTTCTTCAAACCAAATTTGATTAATGAATTTAGCCATATGGAAATATGATGACCCAAATTGACGTTTCTTTAGGACAGCAGCATGGGTATAGTGTAGCTCTGCTAATAGTTCATAAAGAGCCATATGATATTGCCCATCCCAAACTTCTGGAAAGTCAAACTTCTTTTTTACTTTATCATTAATAGGTAAAAAGTTAATCCACATATAGTATTCTCTAGTGAGATACCATGTATCAGTTTTACCTTTAAAGATTACTCCAAACCTATTTTTAAGTTTTTGATCATTCCAGTATTCTCTAAAGTCTCTTGATCCTTCAGTATATGCACAAAAGTAATTTTGATGTTGAAACTTTCTAGCTTGAGCATTAAACTCAAAGGCTGTTTCATCAAAGTTATACTGTCCTGGTTCTTTAAATAAAGACTTTATAAAATCCCTAAATTCAATCATACTACTAAAAGATGTAGTTGACCATTGACCATTTTCCCAAGTAGGTATTTCTGAATAAAAATTACTCATTCAATAGTGCTTTAACTTTATCTGGATCTCCTTGAGTATTTATGACTATTTCTATTAAGGTATCTACCTTAGAAGAAATTAACACATTTTTTAATTTTCCATTAAAATAATTACCCATGTCTTCTTTTTTAAAGACTGCCCAGTGTTTCATATAAGGATTATAATGAAACAACCATCCATATAAATCTTCCATATTATTGGTCATATGCTAATTTTTTACCACCCCTTGTCCTACCCCGTGTTTCCTCTAATTCAGCTAAAACTACTTTTTCTAGTTGTTTAAACTCCATTATAGTTTTACCTACTGATTTAATTTGTGCACTTAAAGCTGTTATATTACCATCTCTTCCTGCAGTAATACTTGTTGTCCTAGCAAATTTACCAAGTTTTTCAAGTAAGATTTTATTATCTAGATAGTATCTATAAGTAGGTGTAGTGTATAAAGTTTCAAGTTTATTAATTGCTGCTCTAATCTCATCATCCTCTAGTGTATAGTCACCAGGGAAATCATTATATATAATGTCATCTTTGTCTTCATCTGCAATATTTGCATATGGACTTTCTACATCAAATCTATAATAGAGAAAATTAAAAACAGGAATAGGATCCTTATAAAAATCATGAATTGCTTTAAGTTCAGGTATAGTTAGGCAATGATGATTAATCACTACAGTACCATTTACTATATCAAATATTTTTAATATCATCTTTTATTCCAATTAATATGTATTGCAAAACATAGTATGCAAATAGTTATACTTACGTATTCTGTCATAGGAAAGCCTATACCAAACATTACTCCATCAAAGTAACTAAAATCTACTTTTAATTTATATCTAGACATTATATTTTCCAATTATTTATTCTATCAAGCTTTGCCCTTTGTTCTAAAGTTAAGTTATCTCTTAAAACTCTTTCCATAATAGCTTCATTAGAGCACATAATTTCATCACAGTCTGTTATTTTATGTACTTCCTTTATTGTATAAGTCTGGAACATAAAGATTCTACCAAATAGTTTAAAACTAAATTCTTTTAAATTAGATTTAGCAGATGCTTGTAAATCAAATAACATAGGGTCATCTAATACAGAGTTAGATTGAGCTTTATGTTTCTCTATTTGCTTTTTAATAAAGTCAGGGTCTGTTGTTTTATTTATCATTTTGTTTTAGTTATTGTGTCAGGATTATCCTGTATGTACTGAATCATGTTTATTACTTCAGATTTAAGATAAGGCACTTCATAAGGAATTACAGTTTTTACAATAGGCTTATCATTAGCATCTTTACACAAGATAGGGTTTCCAAACTTATCTTCACCATCTTTTTCAAAGATTACATGATGTAAAGCCATTTTACCTGCTTTGTATCTAGGGTTATGTTTAAGGATCATGTACATGTAGGTAGACAACTGCAGTGCATAATGATTAAAATTGCAATCATCTAGATGTGTTATTGGACCACCCATCTTTTGACTTACTCCATCCCAATTCTTAAAGCTTTCTTTTTTGATTTCCTTATTAGTCTTATAGTCTATTATATCTACAGTATCTTTAATAACTTCTACTCTATCTGATTGACCACAAATGCCAGCAGATTTAAGATAAATAAAGTGCTCAGGATATATCCCTTCAGTAAGTCTCTGAATAGGAGAATGCTTTATACCATCTAAATAGATAGGTTTAATAATAGGAATAGGTCTTCCAGATCTGTCTATTGTATCTACTTCAATAAGATCAGATTCTCTTTGGTCATGATAAAAAGTACCAGCAGTTACAGCTCTATCTGTTTCATGGGCCCAATGTCCTTGAATTTCTTCAGGGGTAAATCCATACCACTTAGACTTCTTATTCTTAGAACACTTTATAGATACAGCAATTGGATCAAATTTTTGTTTAAATAATCCTACAAACTTAGTTACACTAAGCCAATTAATTCTTTCATCAGGATCTAGACTCTGGTAAAGATGATTCTCTGGTTTGAATATCACTGTCATTTTGAGTAATGTTTTGAGTTGATGTTGAGATATAAGTTTCAGGTGGTAAGCCTGTTAATTCACTGATTAATTGTTTACCAAGACATACAGTACAAGTAGTATTACAAAAACCAATAGTACCAGAACCATTACAAATAGGACATTTTACATAGTTCATGACTTATCAGGATTATAGTTAATGTCTTTATAAAGTTTATCTTCTTCTTCTTGAGATACAATAGCTGGCCAACGTGATCCATCAGGATGAGCACATTCAGATCCTAATGATCTTGTTTTCCAAGCAAGTTTACAACCACATTCTCCACAACATGGCTGGGTTCCAGGTGCAAAACACTTACTGCCTTCCCTGTCAATTAAAGGACATGCTTCACATATTCTAAGTCTTGAAGCAGCTATTTTTTCAATCTCATCTTTAATAAAGATTGAGTTTAATACTCCTTCAAAAATAAGGTCTTTACTTTTCCAAATCTTTTTTAATTTATTTAGCATTTCTTTTTTCCTTTATTTTTGATTTTTTTTGTTGGTCTTCTTGTAACATACTCTGTAAATCTTGAAGTTGTTTAAGTCTATTTTCATTATCTTTTAAAATAGCAAACTTTTGAAAAGAGATTCTATCTCCACTATCTATTATTTTTTTATATTTTTTAATAGTGTTTTCATATTCAAGCATTACTTCTGGTACCTTCCAAGGCTTTACTCTAAATGTACCAAGTCCATGAACTATAATATTAGGACCTTCTGCATTACTTAATTTTTTTCTTATTTCTTTCCAGTAAAATGTGACAAACTCTTTAACTAGATTTGCACTTACCTCATTTTCATCTGCTATTTCTGGAAATAAAAAACTATGCTTCGTGGGTATCAAGATGAATTATTTTAAAATTAAGTAAAATATTACCATTAGTTTGAATTTTTAAATCTGGATTAAGACTAATCTTTTTACGAGACTTACCACTCTTAACTAATAGCTTTTCTTTTTCTACTTTAATAAGTACATTTCTTATTGTTTGTGGAGATGACTCTGGCCTTTTAGGCTGAGGCATTCCAGGTTCAGGTTTCCAGGTTTTAAGTTTTTCTTCTAATCTTTTATCTGCCATATCATGGCAAAAATCAGTTAGTTCATATTCTCCTGATTTACCTAAATGAGTTAAACAATCTAGATCCAACTCACTTAAAGTTATATTGTTTATATAACAATAACTAATGAGTTGGAATCTAATAATATCATCTAAATCCATTTGAACCTGTTTATTTACAAGGTTTACTTTAGCCATGTTGATATTGCTGACAGGTTAATTATTCTGTTTTAAGTTTTCTAGGAGGATTGGATTTTTCTGGCTGAGGATTATGTACTGGTTCCTCTTCAGATTCTTCCTCCTCTTCTCTAGGACCTGCCATCATTTGGGCTATCCTAATTGTATTCATTATCCTCTTAGCCCTTGCTTCTTCAATATCTGCTAATAGTTTTTCATACTCAGATTGTAGTTTTAAAGTACTAATCTGTTCTTTGTAATAAGCTACTATATTCTTACGCATAGCTTCAATTTGTTCAGGAGTAAGCTGTTGTTGCTCCTGATTTTCTGTGTTGGTTGTGTCTGACATTTTATAAACTTTTAAAGTTAAACTACCACAAATATATAATAAAAGTTTAAACAAAAAAAATTTACCTAAATAAATTACAAAAAAAAGACTTTAGGAATTAGCTAAAGTCTTTTAGGGAGAAAAATATAATGGGTTATTTTAATAAATCCCATCCAGTAAATGGAGAAGCCCATCTTGATTTACCTGTATATCTATAGTAACCACTTACTCCAGCTATAAGCAATCCAGGATATACTGGAGCAATATAGTCAGTTTGATAACCAAGAGCTGCATCAGCAGGTACTTTAACTGAATTCCAAGCATCTGCATAAGTTGTTCCAGCAGCATATACACCTAGTAAACCACCTACAGCATTAAATAAATTTTGATTAGAAGAAAATACACCTATTCTTATTAAGCTTTCTGTTTGCTCATTTGTTGTATATGGAGGATTTCTTAAAAAAGCAACACCTACTGTAGCTGTAATATTATAAGCTCTACTTATTCCAGTTTGTAATTCATTCCACTCTTCTATTGTAGTAGCAGCAAATCCAGGAAGTACTTCATCATGTATACCTCTATCAGTTGCATATGCAGATAATTGCTGATTTGAAACATATACAGGAGGTGTATTTGCCATATCACCATTCCATATATGATTGTTATTAGCAATAGCTAATTGTTTAGCATGTATGCTAGACAAAAAATCATGTGCATCTACAAGTGGATTTTTATATAATGTTGCTTTTTTAGCAGGTAATCTAAATGTACTTTTTGTTGACCAGGATGTACCTGCCCAATTATTTGCAATTACACCAGCTGCTGGTACGAGTTTATCTTGAGCTCCCATAATTATTTAATTTTTTTTATTATTAATTGCTTCCATAACACCTGTTATTTTAGCTAAACATACTTTCATTTCTATTTGAGCATCTGCAATTATATCTAATTTAGCCCATAGCTTTTCATTAGAGTCATGCTGCTCTTTTTTAATTTCATTTATTCTATTATAGATATTAGTCTCTTTTTTATCAACTTGTAATTTAAAGTCTTCAAGTTCTTCTTTATATTGTTTTGATATCATGATTGTTCTATCTACAGTTCTTTTAAGTGCATACCACATGAATAATGCTGAGCCAATAATTGTAATTATTGAAATCATATTTCCAAAGGTAAATGTTAAGTGTTGTGCATCCATACTCTATTTATACTCTTATACTTTTTTATAAATTAAAAAATTTCTCTCCATTGCATTGAAGCTCCTACAGTTGTTGTAGTAGTTCCTGCAAAAAATACTCTTTTATATACGTTACTCATAATATTATTGTGTTAAATCGTAAAATGTTAATAATGCAATTCCACCACCTGTTGCAGTAATAGTTCTAGCACATAAACTATAAACATCACTAATCCCTGTAAGTGAAGCACCTATTTGTAAATCCCAGTTAAAAGCCATACCAGCACCAGATAAAGCACTTCTTCCTGATTTAGAAGTTATAAGTTCACTATATACAACAGTACCACTAGAAATAGAAGTAGAACTAATATCAAATTCAACATTAGTATCTGATGATACTGCTGAATAAGAAGCACCTGTTAAAGTACCATTTTTAATTAAAGCTATTTGATAGTTGTCAGTGGTTGTTGGTAAGAAGTTTACGTTGTAAGGAAGAACAACCGCTCCTAATGAAGTTGATGCAAGTCTAATAGAAACTAATGGTTTATATGTAGTTGTAATAAAAGTACCTGATGTAGAAGTAGTCATAGTTGCAACGTGTTCTATAGAAGTCTGTTCTAGTCCTCCTTCAGACATTACCGAGGAACAAATTTGTTTTAGATTAGAAGTACCTGAAGTTGTTCCTGTATTAGTTATCTCATATCTAATAGGTAAAATTGCTGTTGTCATATAAACAGAATTTCCATATACGTTTGCTGTATTATAAGTATGACAAACTATGTATTGTCCATTAATAATAAATCCACATCTAACAGATCCAACACCTAACCATTCAAAATCCATCCATAGAATTTGAGGATGAGTTAAATCTAATGTAAGTCCACTAGCACCAGTTCCATCTAATTTATCCCCGTTCCACGATGATTGATCAACTTTTCTTGTTGTATCATCAACAGAACCACCAATATAAGTTCTTAATACAAATGAATTAGTAGTATTATTTACTTGAAAATAAATTCCATTTTGAGTGCTAAAATAACCTATACGTTGTCTTAAATTTGTTTTTGCAGTTGCAGCTTGAAATGTAGCAAGAACTAATAAACTTTTACCAGGTTGATAAGTCATTGATCTAAAAGATTGTCTAACTACTTCAGCACCTGATGTTGTATTAACAGTCATTTGAACTGTAGCTTCATTAGCTAAATAACTAGTAGATCCACCTGATACAATTGAAGTATCAAATTGATTATCAGCTGCGTATCTATTTTGAGAATCAAATAATGTATAAGGTTGAGATACTCTTAATCTTCCAAATGCATCTGCTGCCATAGGTCCTACAGGTTGCATTGCAGCACCTGTAGCCAGGGTAGCATCAATGCTACCAAGAAGCTGCAATGATGCAAGTTGGTAAGGAAAATTATTTCCTTTATTACCCTGATCTCTAAGATTACCTATACTCATTGGATGTAAGATTTTAACCTATATTGTATAATATAAGAATTTTTTTTACAATAACAAAAACTTTTTTAACTTACTGTAGCTAAAGTTAAGAATGCACTGTAGTTATTTGCTGTACTATTATATACTATGCTTTTTGATACAAGAAACAAAGAAGGATAGGCTGTATATACAGCATTAATAGATGTTAATAATGCAGCTGTTGTAGCTTGAGTTACAACAATTTCTTGTAGATTAGATCCAAGTTCTTTACCTGCTAATTTTAATGCTTTAAGTTGAAAAGGAAAGTTATTTCCTTTGTTTCCTTGGTCTTTTAAATTGCCTACTGACATAATTTTAATTATTTAGATTCGTTGTATTTATAATTTATTTGAGCTCTTAGATCTTCTATAAATCTATCTCTTTGTTCTAATAAGTATTTTTCTCTAGATAAAAGTCTTTCTCTTTCGCCATCTGTAAGGTTAAGAATAAGGTCTTCTTTTTGCTTTATCATAGACTTATATTCTTCCATCTGATTGGTAAACAGCACATTCTGGTAGTACATTATACCTACTAGAATTATAATGGTAAAAGATTGTTCTTTTAATTTAGATAAAAATGTATCTGCATAGCCAGATTTAGTTTCTTCTTGTTCCATTAAACAGGCTTTATATAAGAGTAATATTTCTTAGTTTTTTCTATTCTGTCTTCTAGACCATGTGTACCACCATTTACTCTTTTAGTTAGTTCTGTTATAGCAGCATCATTAACTCCTTTATCACAAATAGCCCATAGTTTGTTGCTATCAAAGAAAAACATTGCTGATTCAAATGCATATAGATCTGCTACTAAGTCTGGAGTAACTAGGATTTCTGGCTTACTTAGATGTTTTGATAGAGCAGTGTAGTTGTCTTTACCTGTGGTTTGAAGAGCACCTCTACCTTTAAACTTCCATCCATCTCCTGATGCTTCATTGCCATTCCCCATTCTACTAGCATAAACTCTATTAGCAATTTTTTCAGGATTTTTAGCATATAAGTCTGCCATATTACCTGGAAAGTATTTAGGAAATATCTTCTTTAAACCATCAGCAGAGTAGTTTAAGTTTTCTGTAAAGATTTTAAAGCCTCCTGTTTCATGGGAGGTTTGTCCAAAGAAGTGAGCTGCTCTTTCTGGTGTAAGTTTAAAGAATGCCATAGCAGCCTTAAAAGTTCCAGGACCAAAGGCTCCGTCAGCAGTAACTCCTATTTTAGCTTGTAGACTTTTAAGACTCATTTTCTTTTAATTTTTTTAAAACAGCATTGTTACTTTCTATTAACCTTTGAGTTTTAAGAATATTTTTCCTACTACTTTTATATTGAGATTGTGTTTTTTTATGGCCCATGATAAGTTTTATTATAATATACAATAAAATCTTACATATGTTACAACTAATCTTTATTTTCTACCATTGTTAATTTAGCTAACTTATCAGCTTTTACAAATGCCTGAACCTCAGATAAATGTACATAGCATTCTTTACACAAAGAACACTTTTGTTGTCTTAAGAATTTTTCCTTAACAACAGCAGGAGTTATTTCCCAAATGTTTAAAAGATGTTTATAAAAAGATTCATTTGATTTATCATCTAGATTAAAAGAAGTTTCCATAGAGAGTATATTAGACTACAAATAAACAAAAATCCCCAGGGATTTCCTAGGGACTTTTGTAAAAACAACAGATAACAAAATGAATAATACAAATATACTATGCATTATTTAATTCTGCAATAATTTCATCAGCTGTCAGCAATAATTTTCCATTGATTACTGTATGGTTTCCTACAAGTGCAATTACTTGTCCACCCATAAATACATGCACACACATATCATCTATCTTTTCCACCTGTTCATATGGATAATTAATACCATTAAAGGTGATTATAGAGTTGTTATAAATTAAGTTATCCATTATTCTATAAATCTTATATCATACATTGAAGCTGTTGTAGTATCTCCTATATTTGCATTTTGAATAGCAAAAACAAAATATTTGTCTGTTGTCCAATCAATGTTTAATGCAGAAGCAGCAACTACTCCATTAAGCATATCACTTGCAGCTGATGTTGAAGCAGGATACATTTCAGTATTTGTGACAGTTTTAATAATTATCTCACGTGTCATCTGAGCAACTAGCGTACCTGCTGCTGTTGAGTTTGTAGCAATCAAAGTTGCTCCTGCTATAGCAGCAGAAGTATTTACATATATCCTCAAAGTTGTTATGCCAGCAGTTCCAACTTTCCTTGCTTTATATATTATTGAAACAATGTCACCAACAGCAAATGTTCCACCAGTAATTAGTCTTGAATAAACTAATGTATTTGCTGTGCTTCCTGTTATAGCTGTAGCATTGTTTACTTCTCTATAAACCTTACCTGCTATCTTAGCATTCCAAGTAGCAGCAGATGCTATTCTAGAATCAGCAAGAGTTCCTGTCCATCCTAATGTTAAGCTTACTGCTTGTAACAAAGATGTATTAGGAGTTCCACCAAGAGTCAAAGTTACGTTTGTATCATTTGTTTTTGTTAAAGCAGAAGGACTAATACTAGGAAATATAGGAAAGGCTTGCCAAGTTTTATCACCCCTATAATAATCAGTAATAGTTCCAGGTGCTACTGCTGGTTCTTTACTATTAAAGTTAGTCCAATCAGCAGATGATAATGCACCTCTATTAGTAGCAGATGCAGTAGGTATATTAAAGGTATGGGTACTAGTAGCTGAACTAATATTAAAATCAGTTCCAGAAGTTCCAGTAGCAAGTGTTTGAGTAACTGCAGTAAGTGCATTGAGTGAAGTAATACCTGATCCACCTATTTCTACCCAGGTTAAATTAGTAATACCTATAGTAATAGGAACTGTAGCAGGAGTTAAATGCCAAATAGAATTAGCAAGGGTACTTCCATAGATAATAGAAAGGGTAGCTTCAAGTAATAAACTAGGCGTGTTAGCATCTACAGTCCTTGTCAATATATAAGGAGTAAATGCATCTCCTACTTGAGTCAACTTATATATACCATTATTGGGAAGGTTGACACCAATCTCATCCTTAACAAGTACTCTTTCATTTAGTAATGCAGTATGGTTGTCTGTAGTAGCAGATGGTATAGCACCATTCACAGAACCAGTAAGAATCTGTCCACTTCCTGTAACTCCATAAGCTGGGAGTGCAGTAACAGTACCAACATGTGCTGCCTCTTTCCAATCTATACCATTAATAAGATTATCAATATACTGTTTAGTTGCAGCTTGTAGATTAGTTGTGGGATCTGCATTCAATATAAGATCCCCAGTCATAGTTCCTCCTGATAACTCAAGGTATCTTGCATCAAAAGTAGGATAACCATTAGCCCAAACAACAGAAGGATTAGGATATGTCCCTGATAAATCTCCCCCTGCTGGCCCAGCTGCACCACTAAATGTTCCTACAAAAGTCTCTGGCTCCCAACTTAATTCTGTAGTAGAAGTAGCTGATCCTAAAACCTGTATAACAAAAGTACCTACAGGAACTATATCAGTAATACCTGCAGGGTTGGTAGGATCAGCATAATATTTATTACCTATTGTTAACCCACTAAGTTGATCATTAACAGCATCAAAATATACAGTGGCTGGAGCACCTGCTAAATAACTAAGCTTAACAAACCCCCCATAACAAGCATATGGATTAATTATCCCCTTAGTAAATACTAACTCATTATAATTTGAGGGGTTCCTAATTAAAGTAACAAAATCTCCTGCTGTGAGATTAACATATGCATTAAATACCTGAGTAACCATATCTCTAATATACAAATTTCTACAACAATAACAAAGCTTGGGACACACTTTTAACCAGCATGGTATACTGGTACTTTTTATATAAGAGATAGAGTTAGGTGCTACTACCACAGACCCCCCTCCCCTCTTTGGAAAACCCCCCTACCCCCTACCTTTAGCCACACCTGAAGTCAAATTAGCTAGGGCTAGACAAAAAGCATTCTTTCTAGAGAAACATCATAGTCATGATGACAAGACAGGAAGACAACAAGAAAAAACACTTCAACATCTAAACTTTTTAAAAAACACTTCTTCCATACACTAACTTATTTTGTATTATAATTTAGTAATACATTTAAAAACCTTATCATTATGGCAACTAAATTCACAGCCAAAACCAAGTCCACAGCACGTGGCACGAAGTCTGTTAAAGAAACAGCTTCCAAATCTGTTAAGCCAACAGGTAATTATTTTATTGACGTAGAATACGTAAAGACCACCTATTATAAGGGGGGTTCTTTATTGCACTATGCTGTCACATCAAAACTTTTAGAAGAACAAATTACCCTGATTAAGAAACAAAGAGGGGAACATTATGCTGAAACAGCAAAAAAACAACCAATCATTACTTCACCTATGAATGGGGGTTTAATCACACAGTTTGAATTTGATGCCAAGGACAAAAAGTTTTATGTCCGTGAAAATGCAAATGTCAAAATGTTTAACACCATCAACAAGAAAGTCATTGAAGGTACTATGGCACCAACCATTGCTTCAATGATAATGCAACCATTGCTTGCTGATGCTATGTTGGGTTAACCAACCAAAGACAAGTCTAACCTTAACAGGTTAGGCTTGTCTTTTTTTTTGTTTTTTTAAAGGAACACTTCTTTCAAGCCAAGGGTACAGCACATTGTAATCAAAGACTTCTTACTGTGTCTTGTTGCTTAATAGATAGACTCTCAAAATCCTCTCTCCTGTATTATCTTTGTGGTCTCATATATTATTATTATATTTACTCCTATATATATAGTACAATGGATAAGTCTAAGAGAAACAGTTTAGCTGGAAAGAGCACAGGTAAATCTAAATCAGCTAAGTACTTTGCATCACACCCTGAAGCAAGAGCTAAGAAGAATGATTACAATAAAGTATATCATGCTAGTGATGAGCGTAAGAATTATAGAGAAGAACTTAATAAGGTTAATAGGCGGATTAAAGGCTATGGAGATAATAAGGATTTAAGTCATACTAAGTCAGGTAAGTTGGTAGCAGAATCACGCAGCTCTAATAGAGCACGCAATGGTAGAGGCAACAATGCTAGATTAAAAAGTTAACTACTTGATTATCAATACACTCTCAAATAATATATGCTCATAAATATAATAGCCTCATTATTAGATAGTTAGTATACTATTTGCATAGGCTGGATAACACGTAACTCATTGATAATCAATAGCAGGTTTTTTATATAGGTTATAATGATGATAGTAACACTCTTTTCATCCACACTTTTTTCATACACCCACTTTTAAAACACTCTTTTCATACACTCACTTTTCTTGCACGGGTAGTTATCAGTGTCTATATGCAAAGCGTATATAGTAATTACTAATCAAATGCTAAAAACACACAGCAAATGAAAATCAAATCAACAATGGGTAATGGCGTAGGCTATACCAACAAGAATGGCAATGATGTATTTCCTTATGCCATAGTAAGTGCAACTCCTTCAGAGTTAGCGTTATACAAGAAGATTACACCAAAGGGAGTGTATAAGGAAACTGCAGAAGGACATCCCTTATTCTTTGCGTCAGAGTCTTACGGTGACACTGCTACTTTGCAATTCAACTTTGCCAAGACTAATGTCTATTGTGTAGAGAAGGGTCAAAGAAAGGCAGTCATTAGTCAGATGAAGGCTTCAGGCATTGATGTAAACAAGTCTGCTCAGGCAGTGTTGTCACAAATGTTTAGTGGCAAGGCATTTATGTCAGAAAGTACTGAGTCTGAGGCTACTGAAGAGTCTGAGACAAAGGTAGAGCCTAAAGCAATGGTAGTGGTTAAGAGAACTGCAACCAAAAAGGTTTCTGCCAAAGGGATTGGTAAGGTAATGTAATCCCAAGCAATATAACAAGGCTAATCTTCATAGGTTAGCCTTGTTTATGTTGTGACAAAAATTATTTTTACTGAAGACTTGAACTAAAAGTTTAAGTAACACGCTCTAACTAACTGATAATGAGAGAGTTAGTTAGTGAGAAACAAACTCTCTCAAAAACAAACCAATTCAAAAAACCACTCAAATGGCAGCAATAATAGATTTATTAGAAGAGTATATAGCTAATACTAACACAGTAATAGTTAAAACAGATATTAAAAGAGCTCATATAGATACTGAGCTTAGTCCTTATGATGTTAATGAGGACTTAGAGAAAGACTATCCTGAACTATCTAGTAGTTTGTATTCTCTTAGTGTATAGAGGGTAGGAAGATAATAGTCACCAAGGCTTTGGTAAGAATAACCAAGGCCCTTATTTTAACTCTTTTATGTTCCTAACATAGAGTATAAAGAATGTTAAATACAAGGAGTGCATGGTAGCTCAAACTCAAAAACTATTTATTATGCACAAATCATTTTTAATTCAAAGACTTTCTGATGGATTATTTTATAACCTTAATGGGCAATGGGATAAAAGAATTATAGGATTAACTTCTAGTTTTGTTTCTAAAGAAGATGCATTATCCTATTTAGAAAACATTTATGAAATAAATCAAGACTATACAATAGTTGAAATTTATTATTCTTTTAAGTAACAACTTTGAGTTCAGGGAAGATAACTTCAAACCTGAACTTATTATCTAGAATTCTAGTTATTACTCACAGGTAAAACCTGTACAGATATACAGGCCCTATACTAGATAGGTTATACAATCTAATATGTAACTTCAATTGACAACGGCCTCAGTACGTGGAGTTCCTTAAGTCCAGCCAAGGTGTAATCAGGAATGATTGCTAGGGTCAGACTCCACCAGTTATTCTCAAACACTGCCACAAACTTAAACTTTATCATTACCTAATAAGAGAATAGGGATAAAGTTATTATATTTATAGAGTCTTGGGTTTCTTGATAGGGTTCCCAAGGCTCTATTCTCTTTGCACACTCATTAGTGAGCAGTTGTAATATGGGTAGTAGCAATGTGTCTACGTAATAGAACCTGTAACTTGCATAATAGCTCTACACTTCACTTTAGAGATTTAGGTAATCCATTAATTGGAATCCTGAAGTGTGTATCTATCAAGTAGTATTACAATTGAGTGCAGAGGGGTAGTCCAAATTTAACTGATTATTAGACTTTAAATATTAGAATCAGTCCTTGAGAGTGGTGGTTTGTAGAAATACAATAAACTCTTATTTAATGCACCACAACTCACGTGGATATAAAGACTTCTTATAAAATATCGTACAGTTTGAATCTGTAGATTGGGCCCAACGCAGGGATTTAAGATGTGAAACCACAATGATTAAGAAACAGAAACAATACAAGTAATTCTTGTTGGACACACAGAAACATTTAATCATTCTCCCAAGGGTGAGCAGTTGTAATAACTACAGAGCCACTGTATCATGAAAACCTTTTATTTAGGGATACAACCTACTGACAATAGATTATTACAACTGAGTGCAGAGGGTATTTAATTATTAAGCTCATAAAGATTGTATTTAAACTTATAATAAATTAAACAATTTAAAACCAACTCAAAATGGAAACACTCACTGTATTATTAGTAGCCACACTATGTACCATTGGTATGTTTGCTCTGGCAATAGGACTTGTAACATTAGCAATCAAGTTAGACACTTTTATTTATAACTACTTAAACAACTCAAAATGAAATCAACTCTTATTATGCTATCCTTTATTGGTAGTTTCCTAGCAACTTGGTTGATACTAGGATTTATAGTTTATATGGTATCATATATAGACTATGTAGAATGTCTACGTCATACAGGTGTATTACTAGCAATGTTCTTTGTTGGTTGGGTACCTGCCATATTTGTAGCATATGATGTAGAAGAACTATTGAAGAATAAACAATCTCAATCTAATGGGTAAGTATAGCAAACAAGATGTAAAGAACTTTGGTAAATCCAAGGTTCTTTATACACCCAAGAAAGAGTATAATTATTCAGAGATGCCCTCTATTAGAAAGGCACTAAGTAAATAAATTAAGGACATAATCAGAAATGATTGTGTCCTTTAATAATATTTTATTTTAATCCATCAAATAAATTAAGCACACGCTCTCTAAATTCTCTCATTCTTTAAAGTTTATTACTCTTTAAAGTTTACTATCATCATAATCCTTAAATCAATTAATCCTAAAAACACACACAAATGCAAATCTTTATTCTTATTGCTATGTCTGCTTATATAAGTATGACAACCACTCTTATTGTCAAAGACATGGAGAAACCTATGACCAAAACAGTTTACCTTAAAGGTACAATTAAATCTGATGAAGAGTTTATGGATGTACAAGAGTACCATGAATCAGATGACCTAGTTAAATCTACAAAAGATAGCCTTATTTATGTTAATAAGACCTCTCCTGATGCAGATACCCTTTACTTATACTCAATTTCTAACTTAAAAAACATTAAATAAAATGAAAAAACTACTATTAATTAGTGTTATTGCTATAGCGGCAATGCAAGTAAATGCTCAAGATTCCACCAAAGTTGTCATTAACAAAGATTCAGTTTATGTTATACAAAACATAGATGAATTAGCCAATAAGACTATGTATTGGGCGAATAAATTACTTGTCATAACAGATGGTAATCACACAGGGTTTGGTCTAAATATCCACATTGGCAAAGAAGGAGAACCATCAATGCTTACATCTAAATCTGTTAATATAGGTAGGTGTACAGAAAAAGATGAGTTAATTATGTTGTTTGCAAATGGAGAAAAGATTATTGTTAAAAGCTGGGCTGACTTTAATTGTAAAGGTACTGGATACTATAATTTAACAGATTCACAATATGATTTGCTAAGGCATGTTGAAATAAAGACTATCAGAATAACCAATGGTCGTAGCTATGAATCTTACACAGCAACAGTTCCAAATAAAAGTAGCAGATATTTTATTCAAGTGCTATATGCGTTAGACCATAAGCTATATAAAACAGTTAAAGAATAATAACAAAGTCAGGTGGCGGAATTGGTAGACGCAAGTATCATCATTACTACTGCGGGGGAGCCGATAATCAACGAAGGTAGGTCCCGTGTACAGGTTTAAATCCTGTCCTGACAAAATAGCCAAGTAGCATACTTACTTATGTGATACTGTAAAAATGTGGGTTTGATTCCCACCTTGGCTACAAAAAACAATTAGCTATATAATACACACTCAAAAACCAAAACAAAATGACAAAACTAGACATGTTCAATGCAATTGTAGACGTATATTCTACAAGAATGCCTCTATACTCAGAGACAATTAAAGAAGGATTTATTAGTAAAACCTTTTTAAACTATGATGACAAAGGTAATATGGCTAAGGTAAAGCAATTAGCTTTTGTAGAAAAGAAAAACCATACAGAAGTTATGCAAAATGTACCTGGACCATGGGCTAAAGTATTTGTTTCAGTTAACTATAATCCTATAGCTGACAAATTAAATATTAATGAGCTCCATTCAGGGTATGCATATGCAGGTAGAAAGCATAGAATATATCCTATTAGTAGGAAAACTAATTTAGTTACTTATACCAAGGAAATATATCTGTTTGGTGGTGAGAAAAGGAATAAGCCAAGAAGATTTAAAGGCTATGCTATCCCTTATATGCCATTGAATGCTCAGGAAGCAGTTAAATGTATGCTTAATATAAGCCAAGCCATGTGCCCTGTTCTACCTGTATCTCTTAAGCATTATGTAAATGCAGAGAGTGAATGGGAAGCTATGGAATCTGCTCTAGGTTATACAATATCAAGATCATTAAGGAAACTATCTTCTAAAGATGTATACATGATCCTTAATAGTTTTGCTAACCCACAAGATAGACTTAGATATAGTCTATATGTAGCAGACTGTTCTCATGAAACTAATGATGAATTAATAGAACAGAACGGCTACTCAAATGGTATTGCTTATGGTTTATTAGGTCATATGTTATGTGTAGATAATCTATATCATCATTGGAATATAATGGAGTGGATTGAGTTAAAGAATAAAACTAATCAGAAGATTGTTATAAGACCAATGGATATAAAGGAGATAATATCTGAATGCAATACTATGAGAGAAAAACTTTATAATATAAATCATAGTAAAGTAGAGGTAGTAGAACAGGAACTATTAGATGTATAACACAACAGCAGGTTAGCTTAGGTCAGCCTGCTTTTATATTAATTTATATGGAAGAAGTAGTAAACATTAGTATTACAAAAGAACAAATCTTTAAGAAATTAAAGTCAATATTAAAGAATGAACACGCTCATCTTATCTCAAAAATAATTATAGATAATCTTGCTATTACAGAAGTAGGACTCTCTCAATTATACAAATCATTTACTGGGGTAGAAGACACTGTAGATTTTAGGCTTGGAGATGAAGTATATGTTGAGTGGAATCAACTAAATACTTGGAGATTTAATAAAGATAAAATGATTGCCAATGGTTTACTTGAACAAGGAGTCGTCAGGTGTACCATAATTGAAATAAATATGTGTAGAAACTGTAGTATTCAAATATCTCATCCCTATTATAGAGATGCAGATGATGAGATACAAACAGACACAACTTGGGTTTCTCCTACTAAGATTACCCCTGCTGATGATGGAATAATAGACTCAGATTTTAAATTAAACAATGAATTACCATTCTAATTATGGAAGAGATTAAAGAAAAAAAAGCTAAAAGAAAATATGCCTACCTAGATAGACATGAAGCATTAATAGAAATAGTAGAAGAACAAGGCTCTAGAATAAATAGATTAGAGAATAGTCAAATCCTTAGTCACATTGTCTTAGGGTTATTAGTCATCTATTGTATAATAGATTTTCTCTATTTAAACTAATAGTTGTAAGTAAACTAAATTTATTATATTTGTAGCTTATAATAGTATCATAATAGTATCAAAGTTACTATCATCACTACAACAACCATGATCTACTCACTACCAAATGGAAAAGTAATTTATCTCTCAATAGAAGAGTACTTGGACTTAAGTGACCAAGACATACAATTCTTGATGAGTATAAATGCAGGAGAATACAGTAGAGGACCTTGGCAAGGCTCTAGTATTAGGAAACCTAAAAAGGAAGTAGAAGATGAAGAAGAAATTGATACTTCTATAGACTATCAATATGAGGATGAAGACAAAATCATTAGCAATGAAGTCCCTCTAGAAGAAGTAATAGATGAGGTATTAGATATACCTGAAGAAGAATAAAAAATATTAATAAATATGCTAAAGGCAGGAATAGACTCCCTGCCTTTTTGCATTTATACCAAGTGAGTCTAATAAAAAAACAATTTAATAACAAAACAAAATGAACAGTAAAGTGAAAGTAACTGCAGATGAAGCAGGAAATGTAGTTGTACCATCAACTAACAACTCTGAGTATGGTCACATACGTGTAGAGCAAACACGTGCAATATTTGATGATAAGGGTTTTGCCCGTATTAAATCAATAAGTGCTCTAATTCCAGGATTAATTCAAGATTTGCGTTCCTTTGAGTGGAAAGCAGGTCAAGAAATTGAAGGTAAAATTATTGCTAAAGAATCTTTAACTCCTTTCAATCCAAAAGATCCTGAAAGAGATTATAAAGTAGCAGGTAAAACAGGTATTGTTTGCTGTATTGATGGTCAACCCATCTATAGAAAAACATTTTATGTGGCTGATTCAAATTCTCAAGATGTATTTGTTTATGATGAGAAAGGAAATCCAGTAAGTCATAACAATGGAGAAGCAATTCGTGTTGCCTACAAACAATTAGCAGAAAAAGATTCTAAGAAATCTACAAGAACAATTAGAGCAAGAGGATTTGATGCTCTATAATAAGTAATTCAATTATTTAAAAAGGGTGGCTATTAATTTAGTCACCCTTTTATATTTATTAATCTTAAAAACCAATTCAAAATGACACAGACTCCTATGTATGAAGGAAAACACAGTAACCAACAAGTAAATGGCAATAGTTTTAAAGGAAAAAAGTATAGTTTGGTGGAGTATACAGCTCTGAATAATGTCCAAACTTTCCTGTATAACAGAGCTTTATTTGGTTTGGCAGTATACACCCAGGAAGAAATCAAAGAGATGCACTGGGAAAAAAGAAAACGCATTCTCAAAGTGCATAGACGTGCACAAACCACTCTGAATATTTGGAAACAACAAGTCACAAATGTTTTAAGTTCAAACATTTTTAGTACCTTGTTTCCAAAATCCTCATTGGCTAAAGCCTTTATTGAGACAACAGAAGATGTTGATCCAGAGTACATTAACAAAATGACTTTCAAAGAGTTGGGTATATCTAAAAAGAATGTTATAGATAAACTAATTACTGATGGAGTATTACCTATTAATTTTTACCAACTAAAACAAGAAGAAATATGCAAGTCCAATTTGTGCTAAATGGTAGTGTTGCTTTAATACTTAGCCCTGATAATGAGGCAGAAGAAGCATTGATAAAACAACTATTAAAACAAGACAATGATATGGTACAAATAAGAAATGCTGTACATGTTCTATCTAAGAACTATCCTAATGGAGTTATCATTGGAATCAAAGGTAAGTATGCTAGAGATATGTCTCAAGATGATACAGAAACTAAAGACTTGTAGTAAATGTTTAGAGCTTAAACCTATATGGAAGAATAGTGAAGGTAATAGGTATTGTAAAGGATGCTGGAGTGCTCATTCAAAAAACTCTAAGCCTATACCATATCACAAACAAAAGCCTATTGCCTCACGTTCTTCTAAAAGGATTAAGCAAGATGTTATTTATTCTAGGGAGAGGAAACTCTTCCTAGATAAATATCCTATGTGTCAAGCACACATGCCTGGGATTTGTACTTCTCTCTCTACTGATGTACATCATGCATGTGGTAGGACAGGGGATTTATATTTAAACCAAGAACATTGGATTGCATTATGTAGACAATGCCATAATTATTTAGAACTTAATCCAATTATAGCAAAGGAATTAGGATTTAGTAAATCAAGATTAATAAAATAAGACAATGAAAAACATACACATATTACCAACAGATAAACCAAGTAGGTTAATTCTTCAAGGTTCTGAATTAGTTCTATCTAAATATATGGAAGTGAATGAAGGATTTTCAGAGTTTAACCAAAACATCTACATCACATCTGATGTAGAAATTAAAGAAGGAGATTGGATATTAAATCCTACAAATGAAGTTCAAAATTGTATTGGTTTAGAAAAAGGAATAGGTACAGATAATATTTGTTGGGTTAAAGTTAAAGAAACTACAACATTACAACAAATACTAAATTCTCAAAAACTTATCATAACAACAGACAAAGACCTAATCAAAGATGGTGTACAAGCTATCAGTAATGAGTTCTTGCAATGGTTCGTTCAGAATCCAAGTTGTGAAGAGGTTGAGATAGAATCTTGGCAAACAAAAGGAGACTGGGATTTAGATTACAAAATAATCATTCCAAACGAAGAACCTAAATACCCTATTGGAGGTTATGCTCCAGGTTATTATGGATGCACTTGTGTAACTTGTAAAACAGAATTTATGGGAGATAAAAGAGCAGTTCAATGTGAGCCTTGTGCTATTGAAATGACAAAAGAAGAACCTAAACAAGAAACACTTGAAGAAGCTGCTGAAAGATGGAATGAAAAACAAACTAAATTAGAGTTTGGTAAACCACATAATGCTCCAAATAGAATTAAAGCATTTATTGCAGGTGCTAAATTGCAACAAGAGAGAATGTATAGTGAGGAAGAAGTTTACAATATTTTAGTACAACATACTATTGAATTATTTAAAGGACAACCTTGTACATTAGATGAATTTTTTGAACAATTTAAAAAGAAATAACATGAAAAGATTACTATTATTTTTTGGGAACTTTTTAGTTTCAATGATTTTTGGTTTTGATATTATGAATTACTATATGTTTGGTGGTATTAATATAATTAACAATGATGTAAATAGATTTTTTATAATGTGGTTAGGTTTTATAGTAAGCACAATATCAATTTGTTGGTTTATGTTTGACCACTTTAAGTATAAAGAACAATTTAAAAAGGAGGACAAACAATGAGATTATTAGAATACTTAAATGTAAGTATGTATAGATTGAAAGAGTTTTTTCTATATACTATTTGTGGAATAGATTTTTATAGGAATTATTCAAGATTTTATTGGGGTAATATTTTTAATAAAAAGGATGACAAACAATGAAACAAACAGCAGTAGAATGGTTGCAAAAGCAACTAAAAGATGTAAAGTATAATCCATTAGAAAAAAATGGTTATTCAATTGCAGAAGAAAGATTATTTAACCAAGCCAAAGAAATGGAGAAAGAGCAGATAATTGATGCTTTTGGTGTTGGTTGTCAAGTTGAATCAACAAGACTAATTGGTTATCAAGGTATGGCAAAACAATACTACAACGAAACCTTTAATAAAGACAAGCAATGATTGAAGTTATATGTGGTCCTATGTTCTCAGGTAAGACTGAAGAACTTATTAGGAGACTTAAGAGAGTAGCAATATCAGGGCAAACTTATATAGTTATTAAGCCTAAGATTGCTAGTAGATATGATGCAGAAGATACAGGTATATCCACACATGATGAAACTAATTCATTGAATGCTGTGGCAGTAGAAGATTGTATTGCAGATATTTATTATGCTACTGAAGAATACAATGTAGTTGCTATTGACGAGGCCCAATTCTTTAGTGAGAAGCTCTATCAAGTAGTAATGATGCTAGCAGATAGTGGGAAAAGAATAATAATCTCAGGTCTTGATACAGACTTTAGAAGAAAACCTTTTCCTACTATAGCCAACCTAATGTCTGTTGCAGATAAGGTAGACAAGTTACACTCTATATGTATGGGGTGTAAGGAAGATGCTATCTACTCTCTCAGAACTTCTAATGAAACAGATCTTATGGTTATAGGAAACCAGGATACTTATTTACCCCTATGTAGAAAATGTTATAATAATAAAAAAGATGGAACTAAGTGAAATAGAACAATTGGCCAGGGAACATTACCCTCACCACTTTGATTATCAACAGGTATGGGTCAATGCTTTTACTAAAGCCTTAGAACTATGTGCTGATAAAGAATTTTCTGTAGCTGATTTGAATATGGCTATTAATTTAGCAAGACATATTAATCATACTGTATGGGAACTACCACAGAATACAATAATTGAAAGATTAATTGAACTTAAAACAAATAACAATGACAATCCAAGGACACCTTAGAAAAGAAAAAGATGGTTGGTATATTCAGTATAGGTCAGAAGAAGCAGGACAAGACTATACTTGGTATGATAGATTACCTATACAAGACCAAAAAGATTTTGGTGATGAATGGATTGGTGTAAAGGCATTAGCAGAAACAATTGATGTACCTAAATTAGATAATGGTGCAACTAATCAGTATATTAGATATGCTAAAATTATAAAACTAATCCTATGAAAACTATACAAGAACATTATAAAAAAGAAATTGAAGAGTTTAGAAATGAAGTAACAAGAGTTGTGCATGATTCCTTCATGGAATTAATGGAGCAACCACCTGTATTATTTGGTATTAAAGCTGACAGTGCTCCTAATGAAATATTTGTATTAGATGGACTAGATAGCTTACCTGAAATGGAAAACAACACACTCATGTTTGAAGCTATTAAAGAGTTTAATAAGAAAACTAAACCTATTGTAATAGCTTTTGCAAGTGAAGGTTATATGAGAGACTTTGATCCTCTATTAGATGAGGATGGAGAGTTGGAGGCGAAAACCTCCACTTCTAATATGCACCCAATTTTTCAACAAGCACTAAAACCATTTGGAATAAGATAATATGGATTGGATAAAATTACCTAAACCACTATTACTAATTTAAAAAACAAAAAATATGAACGCAAAAGAAAAAGCAAAAGAACTAATAGAAAAGTATTTAAAAGTTGACATTGAAATAGGTGGTCTTCTAAGTCTGCAATGTCGTCAACACGATGGTTATCTTACAATGAAAATTCACGATGCCAAACAATGTGCTTTGATTGCAGTTGAAGAAATATTGCATTGTGAAGCCACAGAGCCATCCGATACCGATTGGGATGATTGTGGTGCAACTGCTCAATATTATTGGCCACAAAAGAAAATCGATGCAGGTAAATTTTGGGGCGATGTCAAGTCGGAGTTGCAGTCTTTGTAAGGTTGCGTATAACGGTTTTTTGTATCAGAAATTAAAACAAACAAAATGACACTAACAGATTTAAAACAATGAAAACATTAGCAGATGGATTTGAAGTATCGGCAAGAAGTTATTACTACTTACTTGATTGGAACGAAGTAAACGAATGGAAATATATTACTCACGCCTTTCTGAAAACAAGATTGTGTGATTTGACAAAGGATGAATATAAGAAGTTATTTGACCATGCTACAACGTCTGAAATGAACGGATGGTAGCCTTGCACATAACGTTTTGCAGATAAGCGAAGGCACAAATAGCGTGGGCATTGTGCGGTTGGATTTGGGCTTTTGCTTAGCTGCTGTTAGCAGTAGTGCCTTTCTCGAATTAAAATAAAACTTCTGGGCGGAGTTTATTGGGAAATAGATAGAGATGAAGATGATAAGATTATAGGTATAACCCTGCTTCAAGATAAAGCATGGAGAACAAAAGGAGAAACTACAGGAGAGATGTCTAAACTATTAACTAAAAATTATAGCTTGATGACTTCTAAAGTAGAAGACTATTTAGATAAAAAATTTAATATGAACTAACATGGAAATAAGAATCATTATATGGATATTCATAATATACATATTAATATCTCAATGCCTAGCTGTTTATTATTTATATCTATTTGCTCAGCACCATGGGTTTTGGACAACGCTCCTAATTGGTCCTATAGTATCTGAACTCAAAGGATTAATATGGATTATTAACCAACCTCATTTTAATTAATTATGACAAGAGAACAAATTCAAAGTGAAGCTCTACAAAGTTTACTATCATCCACTCATGGTACAATTGCTATGTCAATGGGTTCTGGTAAAACTCTTGTAGGTCTCAAACATATGGATGCTAACTACACAGACTATGCTAGATTCCTTGTTGTTGCACCTAAAATATCCATCTTCCAAGAATGGATAGATCAGGCTAATAAGTTTAACCTATCTCATTTAATAGAGCATATTAAGTTTACTACTTACTTATCTCTATATAAACAAGATCTTGACTATGATGTTGTGTACTTAGACGAGTGCCATTCGCTAAAATTCTCTCACAAGGATTGGCTTGACCAATACAAGGAAAAGATTGTTGGCCTCACGGGAACTCCTCCTAAGTACGCATCATCAGAGAAAGGTAAAATGGTTAATGACTATTGTCCTGTAATTTATAATTATTCCACAGATTCTGCAGTAGAAGACAACATCCTCAATGATTATAGAATAAAGGTACACATGCTCAGCCTGGGTACTAAATCAAATATTCCTGTAAATACAAGAGGTAAAGGGTTTATGACTTCAGAATACAATAATTATAATTATTGGACCAATAGAATCTTAGATGCTAAATCTGCTAAGGAAACTCAAATTACTAGAGTAATGAGAATGAAAGCCTTGCAAGGATTTAAATCTAAAGAAGAACTTGCTAAGACATTACTCATTAATACTAATGAGAAGATAATTGTATTTGCTAATACTATGGAACAAGCAGATAGCTTTGGTATTCCTAGTTATCACAGCAAAAATACATTATCTGAAGAAAATCTCCGTCTATTTAAATCAGGAGCTATTAAAAAGATGTCTTGTGTACTGCAATTAAATGAAGGTGTTAATATTCCTAATCTTAAAGAAGGAATAATAATGCACGCATATGGTAATGAACGTAAGTCAAGCCAGCGTATTGGCAGGCTTCTTAGGTTAAATCCTAATGAAACAGCTGTAATACATATATTATGCTATAAAAATACAGTAGATGAGCAATGGGTTAACACAGCTCTAGAAGATCTTGATCAAACTAAAATTAAATACTTAAATTACTAAATAAATGAAAACAAAAAAAGCAGTTAAAAAGGTAGCAAAAAAGGGAACAATCTCTAAAGTAACTAAACAAGTTAAATCTGTAGCAAATCCATTTGAAATATTAGAGGATGTGTCATTAGTAAGGACTAGTGCACTAACAGATCCTAATATTGATAAGCTTATTGAACAAATAAATAAACTTGAAGTAGGTAACAAGAACCAATCAATTAATGTTCCTACTACACTGTATCCTCTTAAGAAAGATGCTAACAATTTAATTAGAATAGTTAAATATAAGTTTAAAGAAGAAGGATTAGGTATTATTATATCTGCAAAAACTATTTTATCAAATGATAAAAAAGTGTATCTTGGCACCAGAATCTTTAGAATAAACTAATGGCAACAACAGCATTACAAATAGAGAAAGATGGTAAGGTAGAGAGAATCTATTTTATGACAACAGCAAAAGAAAATGGAGAAGTTGATGTAGATATTTTTATAGCTGATGATGATTGGATACCCCAAGGTACTCCTTCTATTGGCTATGCACCTATGGGTGAAGAACAATATCATACAGAACTGAGGGTATTGGCTATTGAAAAAAATCAATATGTGCCATACCAATCCACTAATCCAGAATGGAATCCAGGATATAATCCTGAAGACTATGATTATGACAAACTCTTAGAAGATACAGATTTAAATGAGTCCCTTTGATGTAATTTGTGTTAATGATTCTAACAGACCTGATGGAATACCCACAAGTAAGTGGGTAAAGAAAGGAGAAATCTATACAGTTATTTTAGTAGGAAGAATGCTCATGCAAAATGGTTGCATGGGCTTCAAACTTAAACAACTTGATATAGATGATTGTTTTCCTTATCAATTCTTCAGTGCTGAAAGATTCAGAATGCTACAAGATGCAGATGTGTGGACAGAATCAATCTTAAATAAGATTGTTGAAGAAGCAGAAGACGAATTAGTTAAAATTTCATTAAAGTAGTCCTTGTCCAGGTATGGCTTACTGACAAAACTAGTATTTTGTGTAAGTCATGCCTAGGTCAAGGCAATTATATATATGCAAAAACAAACTCCACTTCAAGAACTAATAGAATTTATGTCACATAATGTCTATAGAGGTAATGCAATTGTATATGGTAAAGTATTAGAGTTACTTGAAAAAGAACAAGAAGAATTATCTGAAGCTTTTAACAATGGTAGACACAATGCTAAATATGTACTTACTACATCACCAATAAATGGGATTGAGTATTATAACAAAACTTATGGAAAATTAAATGTTGACATCTGAAGAAATAGAACAAGCTGCTCAAGACCATATTAATAGAACATATGGCAAACTTATTAGTAAAACAACAAAAGAAAATATTAAAAATACCTATATTGCAGGTATAAAATTTGGTATAAAAGAAACAGCAAGTGACTATGCAGACTCTTATAATGAATTATTAGAATGGCTATCACAAATACTTCCTATAGAAGAACTAGAAGCAATTGAAGCTGTAATTGAATCAAAACATAGAATATAATAATGAAAACTGCTTTACAAACATTTATTGATGAAATTCCTGTTATCTCTAGTGAATCATTGGAGATTATAAAATTAGCTGAATCTTTTCTCCCCCTAGAAGAAGAACAAATCAAAGATGCTTGGTCAGCAGGACATAGAGTTGTTACAAGAAATCCAGAGCATGATGTAACTCCTGATGAGTATTATGATGATCAATTTGATTAGCAGTGGCCAGGACAGCATTAGAACTCTATATTGATTGGTTAAAGACTGACCAACCTACTAATACAAAAGGTATTAGGAAAGCTATTAAGATGCTAGAAATAGAGCGTCAACAAATAATAGATACATATGATATGGGATGGGTTCAATGCTTAAGGAAAGAAGGTAAGCCTGCTGAGAAACATTATAATGATAAGTATGGTAAATTAGAAAACAAATACTATGAAGATTAATTTAAAAGAATTAGCACAAGACAAAGAAGTAATTAAATATTGCCAAAAGATATTGGTAGAAAACTCAGAAACTAAAGCCCTGTCAAGAAAACTTAACAGGGTTCTTCGTTTTATGGAGGAAGTAGAAGTAGATTTAGAAATGGGTGGTGAGTCTATTATAGAATTAGATATGCCCAGGACTAAAGCTATAGAAGAAAGAGATAAAGCAATGAGATTCATGAATAATGAAGATGAATAATGGCAGGTAAACATAACATATTCCATGGTCAGTTCCATAAAGGTGAAGATGGTAAACTGACAGCAACAGGAGCTACTAAAGAAAGGTATCTTAAATTTATTAAAGCTTTAGAACCTGAACAAACTGTAGAAGCATTCTTTGAAGCTAATGAGGACAATGGAACAGTGCCTCAATTAGCTAAGATACATGCTTGTATAAGGGAATTAGCCAAAGAAATTGGTGAGCCTTATGAGGATATGAAACTAGAAGTTAAAAGACAATCAGGTCTTTGTGTTAAAAAAGAAGTTAATGGAGAATTGTTTATGGTATGCAAGTCTTTTGCAGATTGTTCTAAAGAAGAACTTGCACTAACAATAGAAGCTATTAATAGGATTGGAGAAATGATTGGAATTAACTTCCACTAGGTGGTACAGGAACAATCATCTTGTAAAATTCTTCACTTGATAATTCCTTTTCTTCTGCTTTACCTTCTTTTTTAGCAGTCTTCTCCATAGCATCTACTAGTCCAACAAGAATAAATATTGTTTCTTCTTGTTGAGTATTACTTGCTTGATTGGTTTTCATTTTCTCTAAGATATTAATGAATTCATTATTACCAATAGATTCACCATAAGTCATTAGAAGTATTTGACATCTTCTAAGGAAGTATCCAGATACCTCTATGTTAAACAAAGTATCCATTGAAATAATAGGCACTTTATATTTTTCTGGTTGTTCTGTATTTTGCTCCATCCTGCAAATATAATTGTAAAAATTAAATAAACAAAATCATGCAAGCATTAACTGTACAAATTAACATAGAAGAAATAAAGCTAAAACTATATGAAAAACTTAAGCCATCAGGCTGGGCAGATAAGTTGAAAACATTTATTATGTCAGAAGACTTTGATAAATTACTCAATGCTCTCTTAAAAGAAGCACAAGAGGGTAGAAGGTTTACTCCAGTACTTAAACAAGTATTCAGAGCCTTTGAAGAATGTCCTTATAAAGAACTTAAGGTAGTTATAATAGGTCAGGATCCTTACATCTTTCACCAAGTGGCTGATGGAATTGCCTTCTCTTGTAGTAATTTAGGTAAGATAGAGCCTAGTCTAAGGTACATATATCATGCTATAGATGAAACAGTATATCCAAATCAGGAATATGAGCACACAGCTGATTTAGCCAGATGGTCAAATCAAGGCGTGCTTATGCTTAACTCAACTCTAACTACTACCATAAACAAGGTAGGTCAGCATTATGAGATATGGAAGCCTTTTATGACTTTCTTATTTGACTTGCTAGGATACAATAACTCAGGACTAGTATGGATATTCATGGGCAAAAAGGCAGAGGAATGGGCAGACTCTCTACCTGATACACATCATAAACTATTTGTATCTCATCCTGCCTCAGCTGCTCATATGAAGCAAGCCACATGGGACTGTAAAGACTGCTTTAATCAAGCCAATCAAATAATTAAACAAAACAATAATCAAACTATAACATGGTAAATCTAGTAAACACATTCTATTTATTAAGTATTGTATTCATAATAATGGAAACCTATGTATTCTTCTACCCCAAGATACTAGTAGTAAACAGCACTCTATTTAATTATCTTCAAATTGCATATGCTCTATGGACTATAATAGGTTGTTGGTCAAACAATGTCATGGCCTTTGGTATGTTGTGTAGTTTAGGATTCATCACAGGTCTTATTAAATATAAAGTCAACAAAAGATATTATGTTACTATCATCAAAGCTGACTCAATTGTCTCAAATCTTTTGTTAATAACTATTTTATTAAAGCATTTTTTATATCTTTAACCCGTAATTTATCAATTTCTAATTAATTAAAATCAAGTAACATGAGAGTTTACAAGCAATTAGCTCCTCAATTAAAGGAGAATTCAGCAGAAGTATTACATTCTATTAAGGCACGTAATATCAAGGCAAGATTGATTTACCTTGTTAATGTTTCCAAAAAGGAAACTAAATATAAAGGTGCAGTAGAAAAGTTTCTTAATAAATACTTTGTTTTAGAGCTTGGTGCTCTTGGTGTAAGTAAACTTAATATTAAGAAAGCTGAGGTAGTAGTAAGAAAAGTTAAAGCAATTGAAAAAGCTATTGCAAAAAAGGCAGCATCTCAGAAAGCTGCAGCTAAAAAGACAGCTAAAGTAGCTAAAAAGAAAGTAACAGCTAAAAAAGTTGCTAGCAAAAAGGTAGCTAAAAAAGCAGTTAAGAAGGTTGCTTCTAAGAAAGTAGCTAAAAAAGTAGCTAAAAAGTCTAAGTAATGACTGTTATCCATGAAATAGAGCAAGTCTTATGGGTGGAAACACCCCACGGAATAGGACAAGCTCTATTTCTCATGGATTATGGAGTTCATGAGAATACAATTTGGGTAGTGGCTTTGGAAGATTCAAAAGAAATTAAACACTACAACAGTAGACAGCTCAAAATATGCTGGAATCATACCATCTTCGAGAAAAGTTAATGGATTATTGTATAAATCAACAATGTTGATGCTATACCAAACATAAGTGTAAACCCCAAATAAGAGTGTTTACTTTTTACCTCAGCAATTTTTAATTTTTTAGAGGTTATATCTAAGTTATATTTTTTAATAGATATAATATTATCCTTTATAACTAAGGATTTATTTAGTTCAATTATCTCTCTATCCTTTATATAAAGGAGTGAATCCCTATTGTTTATCATATAATAAGCATTAGATAATAGAGTATCACAAGATTTGCTTTCTATTAAAGAGGAAGCAATCTGTTTAAGTTCACTAATACCATAACACTTTACAGTGTCTTTACCAATTTGCCCTAATGATGGAGTCCAACTGATTAACATCAGTGCTGGAATTAATAACTTTAATTTTCTCAATGGTTCTATATTTAATTTTTGCGGGAATCTGTTTAAGACTGTCATATTGTAATTGTAAAGAGTCTTCCTTATGATGGATTAAAGTAATTGTATTCTTTAATAGAGAAATGGAATCTAACAACTCTTTTTCTCTTATTTCATATAGAGGATCAATAACTGGTTCCTTAATAGGATATATAATATATAAGGATAATACTATTCCAACTGTAAAAGGAATAAGAATATTACCTAGGCTGTTCTTGGTCATTTGAGGGAGGATTTGTATCTTTGTTTATCTTATTTTCCCAATTATTTCCTACTGTATAAGTCACAATTAGTGCTGTTATAAGACTAGAGAGTACTGTTATAACTGAGACTAGGTTATCATGATTAGTAAACTTATAGATTACTAATGCCATAACCCAAAATATTCCAACAGCAAGCCACTTACGTAAACTCTGGCCTTCTTTCTTATTATTCATTGAATTAAGAAAGTCTGAGGCATATGCTTTTAACTTATTCATGTTATTTTAATTTAGTATATACAAAAATATAAAATTGTGAGAGATAAAAAAATTAAAAATAAAGAATTAGCTAAAGATATACAGTTCTTTAAAGATCATTGCTTAATAAAATTTGGATATAACATAACTATAAAAGCTAAAAAGGTGGAAAAAGAATCTAAAAAAGACATTAATGAATTGATAATAACATTCAATGAGTTAATAGAAGTTAATAAGTCTTACTTTAAATGTAAAAACCCTAGATTAGAAATGAAAAATAGGGAGAGAGAACTCATACTATATAGACAGATATATTATTATATAGCCTTTAAATGGGGCTATACTAAATCTAAAATTGGTGTTTTAGTAGGACAAGACCACACCACTGTTGTACATGGTATAAATCAATTAAGAAACAAAATTCAAATAAAAGATAAATTAATTACTAACAAGTTTAATTACATATACAATGTCATCAGTACAAAATTTGGAGTTGATGGAGATGTTCCATATGATATCAGAGAAGAATTTAACCCCAAATCAATTCTATCTTCTATGTTGTCTTAAAGAGAACACAGCTAGTCAAAATATTAATTTACATGTAGACCTAAGATCTTTAGTAATGAATGGATTTGTTAAAGATACATCAGATACTTCAGGTAAAAGATATGAATTGCAACCCACTGCAATTAGTTTTATAGAAAAAGTTAATGGCTTCTTTAGATTACATAAAAAGAAAACCAGTAACCAAGCTATGGGTAAAGGATATGAAGATAAGATACAAGATTATTTAAATGTCTTTCCTAAGATGAAATTGCCTAGTGGTAAGGCAGCAAGAACAGATAAGAAGAATGTAGAGGTAGCTTTTAAATGGTTCTTTGAGAATCATGAGTATAGTTGGGAGACTATAATTCAAGCTACTACTCTATATGTAGATGAGTATAGGAGAAATAATTATAAGTACATGCAGACTTCTCAATACTTTGTTAGGAAGATGATGTCAGATAGAACTTGGTCTTCAGAACTAGCCAATTGGTGTAGTAATGTAGAGTCAGGAGACATTGATAATGAGCAAGATTATTTCTCAGAAAAAGTAGTTTAAACTTTTAAAGTTTAAATGTTTTTATTACATTTGTTTAAACAAAATAAGTTATGGATGATAAAAGTAAACCTTGGAAAGATCAAAAAGTTGGCTTTCAAGAGTCTCTTATTTACTTACAAGGCAGACAGAAAGGAGAAATTAAAAGCCTAAAAACACCTTGGGCAAAATGGAATGATGCAGGTACTGATGGATTTGAGTGGGGTTCAACCACTGTAATAGGAGGTAGACCTGGATCTGGAAAGACTTTAATCAAAGATCAAATTGTGCGTGAAGCTTTCAAGCTAAATGCAGGAGATGATTTTAGAGTATTGGAGTTCCAATTTGAAATGATTGCTAGAGTATCAGCTATCAGGGAGTACTCAAGTTTACTTGGTAAATCTTATAAGTATTTATGCAGTGCAGAAGGAAAGATTAGTGATGATCATCTTGCTAAATGTTATGACTATGCCAAAGAAAGAATTAAGTACCCTATAGATATAGTAGATGATCCTTGTACAGTAAGTGAGTTCAAAGAGATAATCAAAACTTATATGAATGAACATGCCACATTTGCTGAAGGTAAAACAATCTATAAAAAGACAATCATTACACTAGACCATAGTCTTCTACTAAAGAAAGATGCCTATGAGAAAGATAAGTATGATACTCTTTATGCATTAGGTGAAGCACTAACATCACTTAAAAGACGCTTTCCAATAGCGTTTATAATCCTTAGTCAGCTTAATAGGAATGTAGATCACCCAGATAGGTGTGAGGATGGCAAGTATGGTAACTACATACTTGAGTCTGATATGTTTGGTGCAGATGCATTGTTACAACATGCTGATATGCTAATAGGTATTAACAGACCAGCTAAGCAAAGGATAAGGTTCTATGGACCTGATAGGTATATTATCCTAGATGATAAGACCTTAGTAATTCACTTTCTGAAGTGCAGGAATGGTGATACTAGAATGAGTTTCTTCAATGCAGAATTTGAAAGAATGAGGATAACTGAAATGGCTACTCCTCCAACACAAGAAAAAAAAATTAAAATATGATTAATACAACAGACAAACCTGAAGACAAAAGGGAGAAGCTGCGTAAACTACGTGAGTTTCACCAGGAAACATTTAATGAATTAGATACACCTAATGCATTGTTTATTCCTAAAATGGCCTATAGACCTTATGGCAAAACAGATTTACATATTGGATTCTTTGCTAGTGAAATCAGCAAAGGAGAAGATGTATATGTAGAGTTCTGTAGCAAAGAGAATGTACCTGAAGATCCATTAAGAAGACTTTATAAATGGAGATTCAACCCACATTTTGAAGAAGAGTATGAGAAGACTGAACCTAATGGTATTACAGGTAATGTAAGATACTTAGTTCCAGTAGATGAACTTACTGTAGTTAAAGCAGCTGAAGAAGTTAAACCTACAGCTATTAGAACTAAAGACATAAGTTTTGATGACTTTTCTGATGCTGATACAGATCTTCCAATAGATCAGTTAACAATTAGGGATCTTGCTGCTATCCTACTACAAAGACCAGTGAGCAATAAGAAATGGTTAAACCAATTAATATCCAATAAATAATGGCAGATAGTGTTCTTATAATAGCCGAGTCTGGCTCAGGTAAATCAACTTCCATAGAGAACTTGAATCCTAAAGAGACATTTATTATTAATGTAGCTAATAAACCATTACCATTTAAAGGTTGGAAGTCTATGTATATACTATGGAGTAAAGATAATCCAACAGGTAATCTTTATGCTAAGTATGATGCAGACAGCATTGTTGCTTGTATGAAATACATAAGTGAGAAGAGACCTGAAATCAAAACCATTGTAGTAGATGACTTTCAATACATGATGGGCTTTGAGTATATGGAGAAGGCTTTAGAGAAAGGTTATGAAAAATTCACCAAGATGGCTGCTAATTTAGCCAAGGTAGCCACTCTTCCTAAAGATCTCAGAGATGACTTAACTATCTTTTTCTTGACTCACGCTGAAGAAAGTTCAGACATAGATGGAAATAGAAAATTAAAAGCTAAGACTATTGGAAAAATGGTAGATAATGTTTTAACTTTGGAGGGATTATTCTCTATAGTTTTATTTGGCAAGGTTAAGAAAGACAAAGAGCTGGGTGTTAAATACGTATTTGAAACTCAGAACAATGGTGAGAATACTTGCAAGTCTCCTAAAGGAATGTTCCCCACCTTTGAGATCTCTAATGATTTGGCTCTAGTAAAGCAAGCAATTATAAATTATGAAAATTAAAAACGTAAAAAAAAATGATTAGTACAAAAGACATCAAAGGAAACAGTGAGGGAGGACTTCCCAAGAATTTACAACCAGGCAATCACACCTGTACAGTTAATGGAATTAAGCTTGAAGAATTCAAGTTTAAAGAAGGTGCTTTCCACATCATTTTGAATCTTGAAGGACCTAACTTAGGTTCTAATTTTGAAGGATTTTTTATTGACAAAAACAATGAATCCAAAGGAAAGCATAAAGGTCAAGTAGGTGATGTCAAAGCAAGTGAGTGGGCATATGCTGATGGTCAAACTAAATCAGGCATTGTAGTAAAGAGAGATGATGAGATTCTTAAGCTTCTTAAGAACTTCTGTAGTGCTCTTGATATTAATGAATGGTTGGTAGATCAAGATGGTAAGCACGCTACAATTGAATCTTTAATTAGTGCTCTTAATAAAGAGAAACCTTTTAAAGGAGTGGCTATAGACTTCTGCATTGGTGGTAAAGAATATACTAACAAGAATGGTTATACAGCATATGATATGTTCTTGCCTAAATATTCTAAAGCAGGGGCTCCATTTGGTAAAACCAAAGTAGTTACCTTTAGTGAAGCAGACCATATAAGAAGAAAGAAAGTTGAATCTGTATCTGAATTTGGAAATGATTCTAGTTCAGCTAATGGAGACTTTGAGTTGTAGATTGATAAATTACAAACATAGGGTAGAGGAGATCAGTAATGGTCTCCTCTTCTTATTTATACTAAGGAGACATGATAAGAACAAAAGCAATTGTTTCAGATTTAACTGAGGTACCTAGAGAATGGGTATATGAAAACTATCTGAAACTTCAAGAAAAATTAACAGGGCAAAATTTAATGATATTATCTCCATTTAATGTGGCAGATAAGAGACCTTCATTTGGTATCTATGTCAGTGAAAAAGACAATAGAACCTATAGGTTTAGAGATTTTAGTACAGGTATATCAGGTGATGGAATATCTTTAGTACAAAATATATTTCACTTAACAACTAGAGGTGAGGCAGCTCATAAGATTATTGAAGACTACAATCAGTATGTTCTTAATAATAAGGATGACTATTCTCACCGTGAGTTTAAAGTACAAACTAAGTATAAGGTAATTCAATTTGTTAAAGCAGAATGGAATAATCTAGATGCAAAGTTCTGGGGCAAGTTTCATATTGGCTCAAGACTTCTAGAGAAGTATAATGTATTTCCATTAAGCTCTTATACAATGCAAAAGGATTCAGATGGTTATATACAAGAGCTTGTTATTACAGGTAGACATAACATCTATGGTTACTTTAGGACTGATGGTACTCTTTATAAGATATACCAACCCTATCTAAGAGATACTAAGTTTATTAAAGTAAGAGATTATATCCAAGGCACAGACCAACTTACTTATAAAACAAAGTATCTAGTAATATGTAGCTCATTAAAAGATATGATGTGTCTGATGAAGCTAGGCTATAAAGATTTAGAAGTTGTAGCACCTGACAGTGAGAATACATTAATCCCAGTACATGTTATGAATGCTTATAGATTAAAGTATCAGAACATATGTACTCTGTTTGATGTAGATCAGCCAGGTTTATTAGCTATGGAAAACTACAAGAATAAGTATGGTACTGAAAGTGTTATTCTAAATCTATCTAAAGATTTGAGTGACTCTGTAAGAGACCATGGAGTAAACAAAGTAAGAGAAGTATTAACCCCATTATTAAAACAAGCATTATGTTAGAAGAACTAGATATACATTTTCAAAAGCTTGGTTGGAGAGATACAACAGAAGCTTATTATGGATTAGACTTTACACCTTTTATGAATGTCATAGAAGATTATATTAACTCACTAAACAAACAAGACTAATATGAAAGGAACACTACATAAAATAGAAAGAGGCTGGGTTGTAAAACAACTAATAAAAGAAGGTCCAAATGCCAAACTAATTTATCAATATCCACTAATAGACAATGGTCATATAGATGGTTTAATGTTGTATGACTCTAATGAAGGTCAAGAAGTAGAATTTGAGATTGTAGATGAGATAATAGATCTAGGTAGACATGGTTCTACAGTAGTAGAAAAAGCTAAACTTTTAGATAAATGGATAACCATGATGGAAGGTGATATAACTGTAAACTTTAAACCAATGCCTGAGTTTGATGATCCCAAATATCCTGAAGTAAAGATTATATGTCCAAGATGTAAAACTCTTATGCCTTGTGAGTGTAATCCTCCTAGACAAACTAGTTTACTAAACAGCATTAGAACTAATTCTTCTTGGGATACTATAATCAAAGAGTTTCACATAGCTACACAACAAGTTGAGAAAGGATTTACCCCTCTTATATTTGAGTGCTGGTTAATAGAGAACTATAACCCACCAACTAAAAAAACAAGACTAATATGAAAAACATAACAATAAAATCAGTAACACATTGTCCAACTTGTAATAGTGAATGTAAAGTAAATGGTGGCACTACACAATATTACGTTCCTATTAAAAAATACACAGAGGAAGATATTAGAAAAGTTATTGATGAAACAATAAAGGCTTGTAACATTTCTCAAAAGGAATCTTATGGAGATTTAGAAATTGATACTGATAAAATTATTAACTCACTAAACAAACAAGACTAATGAAGATACTAATGGGAATATTACTGGTTATACTAGGTATAACACTAACAGCATGTGCAATAATATTACTCTATCTGTTTTGGTTTAAAGCCATACCAGATTTTTGGAAAATGATCATTAAAAAACAAGACCATGATAAATAAGAAAAACCTGATAATATATGTGCTTAGTAGTATAGTATTAATAAGCCTTATAGGAACTCTTTCTAATACCCCTGGGTTCTTAGCAATTATTTCCTACTGCCTAGGTATGACTACAATGATAACAATTAAAAAACAAGACAATGAATAATATATACACAATAAAAATATTAAAAGATACTCCTTTTGATAAAGCAAATACTATTTTATCTCCAGAAGCATTTAGAATTAAATATTCTTACCTTATTAATACTCATAATTCTGATAAATTTTTAGCTGATTATTTAAATGGTAAATATAAAGAAGACCATTTAGATATAGAATTATCTGATTGGTTTGAAGTAATAGAAACACCTATGAATAATTTTAAAGTAGGTGATTGGGTGTGGCATGAAGGTGAAAAGAAAGCATTTACTACTGTTGTTTATAAAAATGATTATGACAAAGAATGGAGACCTAATTATGCTTCAATAGAAGCTGTTAATAATAATCCTAATACTTGGAAAAGATTAGCTACTAAAGATGAAATAACTTATCATGATTTACATTCCTTTTGTGATGGTCAAATACTTATAGGACAATATAAATGTTATTATTTTGTAAATGTCTGGAAAGATTTAATTTGTATTCATAAAAATATTACTAAGTATTTACAATATCAAAAAGAATTTCATGGTGTAAGTATGTTAAAACAATTTTCTTCTGATATAGAGTCAACTTGGGATTGTAAACCTAATGGACTTAAAGTAGGGTGTAAAGAAATTTCACATGATGATATAATAAAAATTGCAAAACATTTAAAATTAATATAAAAAAAAGATGAATAAATTTATATGTAGTGAGTGTGGTACCAAGTACAGCTCACCAGAATTAACACCTCCTCCAAGTATTAAATGGAGTGATGGTCATGTATGTACACCTAAACCTGTAGACAATGGAAAATGAGTTTAA